TTCATTGCTTTTCTTAAAGCCCTGCCCCAATTTCTACCGTTTCTACTCACATTATTAAAGGGGGAGAAGGCTAACATGTCTGGACATAAAGATCCCTCTAAGGGACGCGTTCTACTTTTATTACTGGTTGTATCATTAGTTGGTACCGGTATTCTTTACTTCGATGCTCGCTCTATTGAGTTAGAACTTGAGAGTAAAGTAAAAGAAATTAAGACATTGACTAAAAAGGTAGAAACGCTTGACAGCGATATTGCATTGATGAAAAGAGATGGCGTGCCAACCCCAGCTCAGCTTGCTAAAATGCAAGAACAGACAACGCTGATTTTTGAACTTAAAGCTCAAATCTCACATTTAGATAACCAATTAGAGCAATGTATGGCACGTGATGATATCCATAACACACCGCCCCCAGCAAAACCTAACAGTAGCCTACTGGATAGGTTAAATAAGATAGGGAAGAATTAAATGATACGTGTTATTTTTTTATCCTTTTGTTTGTTTCTTGGTAGCTGTATATCAACACCGCCTGAAGCACAAAAACCTAACACTGGGACACAGGCTGACCCTATAGGTCTACCACCATCTATAAATGATTACCAGTGGGATCATGCTATTGTCGGACAAAGTCATCCCGTTGAACGTTATCTAGAAGCGCTTAAATTATACCATGAACGATTAACGTTATATATAGAACAGCTACAGCGTAGCATTGACCGGTCATCTTCTGATAAGTGTAGTCAATTTATCCCGTTCCCAACACCTGATTTAAAACCTGTCCCTGAGTCGATAGATCTATCTAACTTTGACAATGAAGAAGAAGCATATATTGCTTTTGGTGAATATACACAAGCGCTCTATGACTATGCTACCCGGCTTAGAAATATTTATATTGAAGATGTAGCCCGTTATAACGACCAGTGTTTAAACAAGTAGGGGTTTACAGACCAAGTAAAACATATAGAGTATTATAACTTAATAATTGGATTTAACACGATGAGCACAACAACGCCTAGTATCAAAGCTACCCTATACACAGATGGCGGCTGCCGAAATCATAGTAGCGGTAAGGGCCATGCTGGCTGGGGCTATCATGGTCAGATAGGCGACTACGTCTATGACGGTTGGGGTAGCATCGAAGAACTCACTACTAATAACGTTGCTGAACTTGTAGCGGTTAAAGAAGCGATCGATATCGCAGATCAATTTAAAGTAGAAGACCTTACCATTATTTCAGATTCACGTTATGTGGTTGATGGTATTAATGACCGTTATGAAAAATGGGAAGCCAACAACTGGTTGCGGCACGATGGCGAACCGGTTAAGAACCGCCGATACTGGGAAGATTTAGCAGAATCACGTGCTGAGTTTACAGGGAAAGGGAATCAGGTAACTTTTAAATGGGCGAAAGGTCATAATGGGTTAAAGGGTAACGAAGCGGCGGACGTCAACGCAACAAAAGGGGTGATGTTATCGACTAATGGGAAACATATGTCGTTTCATGAATCTATTGAGGCAAAGAAACACGGAAAAGAAAAGGTACCACCTTACAACCGTATGTTTTGTCATAACTTCTGGTACTTTAACACTAACGTTGATAATGTTACCGAAACCGGACATCACGTATACCACTGTGGTAACCATGAGATTATAGGTAAGCCTGAATCAGATGCCGGCCATAGCGTCATCTACCTAAAAGAACCTGATAGTGTATTAGAAGCAATACGCGATCATCAGAACCGGTACGTAGAAGAGAGTGAGCAAATGATGTTCACCGGTCATCTTACTGAGATCTTTGCATCTAAGAACTATGGTGAGTTAGTTAAAAATGGTACCATCCATACCAGCCGTAAACCAAAGTCTCGGGATATTCTTACTTACAACAAACAGCCACTAACTAGTGAAGTTCGTCCTGTAGGGAGAAGTTTTTATCTTCTTGATGTGTTAGGTAATTTAGAAGAGCGACTTAAACAAGTGATTGCAGGTGAGATTCCTGAAACCTGGCGTTTAACTGACGTTACCGATAAGTTCTATAATAAAGTAACTAAGGGTAAAGGGAAGAATGAACGTGAGGTCTTTGAGTTTATCAAGGAAATTACAACTGCTGTTAAGTCTATCAATCTAGATGTTGAACATGGTGTAGGAGAGACAACTGGGACAACAGAGGTCACGTTAACGTTTGGCGTCGACATTCCTATTCGAAACGCATTATCTGCATTACCTAAAGTTGTTAAACGTGTTGCTATCTTAACTTGGCCGGCATCCAAAGTATCATTCAACTACGCTTTTATCCTAGAAACCGAAGATGATATTGGTATCTGGGCCTGTGGGTTTGCTAACACACGTATCATCTGAGGAGGTGACACATGTCTGTATCTACTGCATTGTGTAAAAAACTCATGCCAGATATGATGAAGCGACTCTTCTACATCACCACGTTGTTTACTTTTATGGTGAGGAGAAGTCACCGTCATGTTAACTACACACGCCTATTTGGTGTGTGTTTAGATTGGACACCAACAGATGAGACGTTTAATCTCCCTGCATTGTTTACAGAACATATATGGGGAGAAACTTCACTTGCCGATAAAGTATCTGAAGAGACCATAAAGGGTAATTTAATTTCACTAGATGACATTGAACTCTCTACTCCAGAATGGTTGAAGTATGGTTTTAATAGCGACATCATGCAAGAAGACACGTTATTAGTTTATCGTGTGGTTTTAATGGAGTTAAATGACCCTACTGTCAAACGTCTTACAGATGAAGAATATGAAAAATACGTAGCAGGGCGATAAGCCCTGCTATATGCCGGTGTCGATTCTAACAGATCCCTATCATTATTTGAGATGATTTCTAACAATAAGGGCCTAGTATGGCAAACCCCAATGACTTTTTTGTTAAAGTACCAAAAATAAGACCCATGCTTAACGTTGGTAGTATGTTTGATATCCAATCGGGCAGTTACCATCAAGGCGAACATGGCGAACATATCCTAAACGGTGGATACCCGCACTTCCTAGGTGTGTGTGGTCGTGCAAACACCTATAAAACCACTGTAATGAACTACTTTAACCTTAGCGCCATGGCACGCTACGGTGATGTTTTTAATAAAGCGAGTGATAAGAATTCAACTTATCTGGTCTATGACAGTGAATCATCACTTAGCCCATCTCGTATTGAGCACTTAGGTAACTTCTTCCCAGGTCTCAGTGGTTGGGATGTTGATGAAAGCGGTGCCCTCATGGTTACTGATAATAACGGCATGAGCGGTAACCAGTACTTTCACCAGCTTAAGGCATTTGCTAAAGAGAAGTTAAAGGATAAGAAAGGAACCTTAACCACTCCTTTCATTACCGCTGATGGCAACCACCTGACTATGCTTCGTCCAACGATGGCCGGTCTTGATTCTATTTCCAACATGAGCATTGATTCAGTTGACCTCATTTACGATAAGAATCAGGTAGGTGACTCAAAGATGAACATGGAAGCTGCACGTATCGGCGCTGCCAAGAGTCAGATGGTTATTCAGATTCCAAAACTGGTTTCTAACCACGGTATCTTTCTTACAGTGACGGCACACTTAGGTGACGAAATATTAGATGACCCGTATGCGCCGTCTAAAAAGAAACTACAGTTCTTAAAACAAGGAACGAAGTTAAAACGTTGTCCTGAGAATTTTACGTTTTTAACTAACATTCTATTTAACTGCATGAGTGCTGCGCCGCTATTTAATAAAGCGGATAAGGCACCGTTATATCCAAGAGATTCAGATGACCGCACACCGGGCGATATGGACCTGCAGTTAATTACCATACAGGTTCTCCGTTCAAAGAGTGGTGCAACAGGGTTACCGTTTGAGATCATTGCATCACAACGCGACGGTCTATTGATGTCTTTAAGTGAATTTCATTACATTAAAACAAATAAGTTTGGTCTTGAAGGTAACGATGTCACTTATGTCTTAAGTATCTATCCAGATCGTAAGTTGGGCCGTACAACAGTGAGAGGGTTAATTGATAGCGATCCTAAACTTCGTCGTGCACTTGAGATTACCTGTGAACTGTGTATGATCAGCAACCTATGGAAGTCTATGGGTGATGTAGTATTAACGCCTGAGTATCTTTACAAGGCCATAGAAGACTTGGGTATTGGTTGGGATACTATACTCAATGATACACGGGGACACTGGCTACCAAAAGAACTGGAAGCTGTTGAAGAAAAACGTTTTCTATCCACGGTTGACCTTTGCCGCCTAGCGCGCAAAGAATACTATCCTTATTGGTGGGACGACTACTGTAAAGAGAAAGGGATCGAAAACAAACTCAAAGAGCATTTTGCTAAAGGGGTTTAACAATGAAACGTTTTTGGTTATTTGCAGGTACTGACCAGCCTGCTGGTGGTATGGGAGATTACCAGGAAGGCGGTCAACAGATAAACACGCTACTTAAGTGGATTAATGAAAACAAGACAGTTGATAAATTAAAAGGACTTCCTTTTACTTGGTTTGAGATTGTTGATGTTAACACTGGCGTTGTTAAAGTAAAGGGAAATCGACAATTTACTTCTGATTCTATTATAAATAAGGGAGTAGACTACTATTCCTTTAATATGGAGAAAGAGAAGTGGGAAAAATTGAAGAAGAACAAATTCTCTTTATAGGTGGTTCGCGGGGGTTTGCTAGTTATCATCTCTTATGTCGAACCATTGAACTACTTCGTAAATGGGGGATCCTTAACAAAGGTCCCCTACACATCGTTAGTGGTGGTGCCGGTGGTGCTGATACAATGGCAGAAAATTATGCCAAGGTAAATGGTTATAAGTTTACTAAGTATCCGGCTGACTGGGATAGGTACGGTAAAAAGGCAGGGATGTTACGAAATATTACCATGGTAGATGTTTCAGATATTCAATTGTTGTTCTGGGATGGAGTTAGCAAAGGTACTCGCCATGCAATTACGTATGCCACTAAATGTAATCCAAAAACCACCTTCACTATACTTTATTAAGGAAACAATGATGACAAGTCGTGCTGTTTTTTCGCTAAATGACAAAGAGTCATTAATGTATGCTAAGGGACATTTAGAGTTTCATGGTATACTCTCTACAAATTTTTCGGATAACGAAATTGTAGAACTCGCCAATAAATTATCCGCCCCTAATAAATTATTTGGTAAATCTGTTAAATGTCTATCCTTAGCAGATTATACATTGACACGGTTTCTGTTTATGAACGCGGGTGCTAATATATGGGGTTGGCACGAAGGATTCAAGCCGCCGGAGAAAGACATCCATAACTCGCCATATTACGGCTGGGAGCCTGCTGGATTTATGAAACATATCTTAGTCCCGCACGAACGAGATATCATTGAACTTTCGGAACTTAATACGTTGGTCTTTGATTTTAAGCGTATGATTAGACCAGTCATAGCGCGCCACCACAAGGAGCATGTACATGGCACTGCATGATGAGGTTTATTATTATCTATCTCAGAAAAGTAAGCCCATTGCCGAGGCATTTAGACACCAGTATCGTCCACCAGACGTTCATCCTAGAAACCGGCTAGCCGTCATCAACCTTAACCGTTTCTGGCATTTGCATATTGGCAGCGTTAGCGGTGTGGATACGGTAGAAATACGAGGGTATTTAAATGATGATGTGCCAAGAGATCAGTGGTTGTTAGATTTTGTTCAATATGTCATCCCATTTGTCATCACCCATCAACTTTTAATTGATCATGATTTTTACGATGACCGCCCACCCTGGAAAGAATAGGGAGTTCAACTATGCATGCGTTATACTTACAACACGTTCGCCAGGCTAAAAAAGTAATTGCATCGTTTGACGATGTTGATTATCGGATTATATTAGAAGACGAATATCGCATTAAGCTTGTTGGTTTTTTAATGGGTCAAAACAATGTTGCTTTTGACAAACTTACGCCAGAAGAGGCAGTAGCACTTGTTGCCAAACAAGAGGCCCTTAACCTAGAACTTCTTTCTCGCCATGCGTTTTTCCATGCATTCAACAATGAGAATAGGAAAAAGAGCGCCTTGCTTTGCTGTGGGCTAGCTATGGAGATGGGTGTAGTAGATATTGATGCGTTATACGACGGGCTGATGACTGACTATCCTGAATATAGTAGTTTGCCGGGTATGGTAAAACGTAACCAATGGTCAGCTACTATGTTGCGGTTTATTCAAGAAAACCTACCGCTACCTGAGGCAACGGTATGAGTTGATTTAATAATTGTTGAGAGATATTCACTATGGCAAACCGTAAAGCAGCACAAGCTTTTATCCTGGAATATATGGATAGGATACTACCTGGTGGCGAGAATAAAGCCCTGTACGAAGAGTTATTTGCTTCAATGTCTGATAAAGACTTTGATAAGCTTATGGCTAAAATCAAAGAAGGGTTTGTTTTACCGATTATCGCCCCTAACTTGAATGAAGCAAAGTTAGACACTAGTCGTAATCTTAAAATTGCAAAAGAGCTAGGCCATTCTTTCTTTGAGCAGATTGTATTAACTGATAATGATACTGGTGAGGAATATACAACACCCCACAAGTATATGGTTGTCGATATGCCTGTACGACGTCAATCACAGCTACTTGATAAAAAGATGTCTACGCCTGCTAATAACAGCGTTGTAGATGAGTTAACAGGTCAGCCTACCGGTGTTTCTAAAGGGGCTGCTTTATCGTTCCCTGAATTAGGTGTTTTACTTTCTATTGGTGTAGATAGTGCCATTGAGGAGTTGATTAAACTACGTGGTGGTGATGAGGTAGCATTTAACGCTATGAACCGACAGATCATGGAGACTGGTGAAGCTGACATCGATTCCATTAAAACCTTAGGGTCTAAAGTTAAATCGACGGAGACACTAAGTTCTCTATTAACTGGCATGCATTTGAGGAACAATTTAGATGAGTGATAAGGTGTTATTTATTGATGCGATGACTACGTTAGACAGTATCGTTATCAACAATCTTAATCAGATGGATGAAAAGAATACCCGCGAGTTTTCTGCGTTTCTAATATCTATATTTAAACGCTTTAACTTTGCTCGTTTATTCTCAGAAGATGAGGTGAAAAAGGTCTGGGGTATTGTTCGAGAAAACCGGAATAATCTTGCACATTTTGAAAAGATTGTGATGGGTTGGCGTCTAATGGGATTTGACAGTGATGAGAGTTATAATAAGTTAGTTGCATTGATTGCTACTAGCCTGACTCATCCTAGTGTCAGCAATACATTGGTTGACACAGCGTATCTTGAACCTATCCCTAAACATCCTGAAATTGAGGAAGTTTATAAATCAAACCTTTGGCTAACTACGCTCTTTGTTATGTCGTTATGTCCTCAAGTTTCTACGTATATTAAATCATTATCCGAGTCTAAGTAATGAGTAATCAAACCCTATATGTCGAACTCAATGCACTAATGGATACCCGTATTGCGACAATAGAGTCGCTTTATGGTGTCGATGTTGCACAACAACTTTTAGAGAACGGTTATGATCGCCGAGAAAGTGATGACTGGAATGTGTTGGATTCACGTTTAAATACGGCTAAGATCAATGACCTGTATAAACACCATGACGTTACCCTGTTAGCTAATGCATTGATGTCAAACTTAGTTAGGGTGTTAAAAAACTTTATTACCGAAGCAAATAAAGGTACGGCAGCTAACCCACTAGCTGATCCCATTGCACTACACATCAATATAGCCCCATACTCGCTACCTGAAGAACATCGTCATGTATTGTGTAATAGCATAGCGTCACATACGGGTGTCGTTGATGTTAAAACAATTAATGTACCTCGACACCTAGCAACCCCTAACTTCTTTCATAGTACGTATAAAACGATTTTCATGTATGACTTCATCGACTGGTTTACCATGCACCATGGCAAGTTACTCAGTCAGAACATACAAGAAACTGTCTGGTATGTACCTAAGCTACGAGCGTTTGGTGAGACGGCACAAAAAATGGAAACGTCCCTAGACGAAACAGCCTCTCAACTTTATAAGAAGCTCAATGTCTGGGACGCTGCCACCATTGCGTTGACAGGATACATGAATTTACAATTCCTAGACGTAGATGCATTTAACATTTATGCCTGATCGTATTTTTTCATGAAGTCGTCGTAGTTTAAATCACTAACGCCGATATCCATTTCACCTTCAACGAGTTCCGGTTCTGGTAAAGCATTTTCAGGCAAGGTGTTAATAACTTTTTCGTTACGGCCTGAACCACCTTCAAATGGATTATTACCACCAGTTTTAGCCATGATCTTAGCTGCCATAATAGCTGCTGCATTATCTTGCTCATTCTGCTTGGAATCTTGTTCCATGCGTTTCATAGCAAGGGCAGTAGTATCCGCACCATTGACTAATTCTAAAAGAACACGGCGCTCTCTGTTACACTCAGGCATACCGTTTTTAGTCATATCAGCTAGTATAGCCATACGGGCACGTTGAGTGGCGGCTAAGACTTCGTCTTCGGTAGGTGTTTTTAAAGTATCAATTAAAGACATAGACGCCTCCTATAGATTCGTTTAGTTTTTTCACCTACATTACTTAGGTGAGATGTAGATAACATATTAACAATGAGGTAATTATGGCGAGACCTTCTCACTGGTATCGGATAAAATTATGGCTACGCATTGTATTGTTTAGAACCCAGTTTAAAACCATGCGTAATAATATGAACGCTAAGGTCCTCGGTGGTCTGGTCTCATTATACACCAAGGATGACTTTGCTTATTACCATCCAAAATGCGGGAAATCAATATCGTTGGTTGTCTGGCATGGTAATGCTGCACAGCTGTTATCGTTCATAAACATAGTAAAACAGGCTATTGTAAATCGCGAGGAGATTCCTGCTGATGCAATGCCTTCAACGAATAAACGCACCACCTTAACCTTGGACGCCTGGCTGGTAGATGACGAGCAATACGACATCGACATTCAACGGTTTTGGGAAGCTATAACTGAGGCAGTAGAACCTATCCACAACCATATGATGGTGTTGGAAAAGGAAGATACAGCACGCTACAGTTATTACTCTCGACGGATGATGCGTTTATTTCAAGATGTAGGACAAATGCTGGAGGCACTTGAAAAAGTGATAATTAACGATTATGTTTGATGACAAATATCGCGTGACTGAAATACTACAAGATCCTAATAAAAAGACCCTATCTGCTAGAGGCGCATTGAGTCGTTTATTCAGGGTAATATTGGATGACTTTAATGTCACTCCAATGGGTTGGAATAGACGTATGGATAATTATCTAAATGATCCTGCTAACGGTATTCCACGCACCGGTAAACCTCGGCACACTGCTAGAGGTAATATCAATAAACAAATGGCGTCCGATCCGATGACCATTAAAACCTTTTTAAAGATGATGCGCTTTTTAGGTGCGACTCGGATACGCTTCAGCGTCCAACTTACTATCCGCAAAAAGGTAACAGAGCACAGCGTGGAGCTGCAGTTCTCTGAACATCACGAACCTGAAAGTCGTGAAGATTAAAAAATAAAATACGCCCTTAACGTATATCGATGTGTCGGCCTGTCTAGCAATAGACAGGTTCGGCCGTTGTATTTCTTTTTTTGCTCAAAGGAGCACGACCATGAGTCTATTTACTACCGCTACCAAATCCCTACCTAAAAAGGTTGATTTATTTAGCCCCTCTGATAGCAGCAGTAAGGTAGGAGGTTCTTCTGCCTTAGCGGGCGTTGTAGGTAAACCTGCTAACGTTGAGTCTGGGTCACTGGATAAGATTGCTAAACAAACAACGGCTATCCCTGATACAAAATTAACTAGTGCTAAATTATCCGATGCAACAGACAGTAATTTTTCTATTAGTAGTTTAAGTAGCAGTGCAGTTAAAAATCTTCAAGACTTTATTAAAGAAGATAGTCCTATTGGTAAAAAGAGCGTTAAGCTCTTAGATGGTACTATCGCTAAGGGGTTAAATACTGAACTGGGTGAGGCTAGTGATTTTCAAAAGATGGTAGCTGAGATCCATGATACCTGTAAGGGTCTTGGTGTTAAAGACCGGACAACCGCTAGAGCTGTTAATGACACATTACTACTAGAAGCGTTGCTGATGGGTCTAGCAGGCTTAATTGATTGTATGGGTGATGTGGTTGGATTAGACTTTAATGCAACACGTCTGGCGAAACATAGCGTAAAGGCTGCAAAGAAAGGCGATGCTGCTAGCCTTGCTTCTGTTGCTAAAATGGTTGGCTCTCATCGTATTAAAGCTACTGAACCTAAGATTGCCAATACGCTACTAAAAAACTATAAAGTAGACGAAGGAACTAACCCTAGTCAGTTTCCAGTGTTAGGTGCTACGTTAGTATCACAACTTAAAACTATTGATACCGATTGGCTTAAAAGCGATGTTAATGGTGATGAAACAGTTACCGACGTATCTAGTCTGCGTGGTATTAGTCCGGATGCTAAGAAGGTATTGGCTACTCAAAATGAAACTTCTACTGCATTGATGATTGCAGACAACACGCCGGAAGAAAGTCAAAGTGATTTAATGGGGCGTTTTAACCCAATGAGCTATGCTCGTGGTCTGATGGCATAAAAGCCTAACCACCTAGCCGTGAGGCCGGGTGGTTAGCTTATGCTGTTAACCTCGTTCTGTGTTACGTGCTACTGCTGCTAGTATACGTCCAGGTATAGAAGCAGAAACATGTTGAGCGTAAAACGCAGGCGATGTCCATTTATCAAAATCTTGCGCTGCTTGTACAAAGCGACGTTTTAATTTTTGAACAGGATAAAATTGCTCCGTCAAACCCAATCCACCGAGTATACCCATGTAATCACTGAATGCGGAATCATCATCAAATAATCCCGGTGCATCATTTAGCGGCATGTGCATAACGCTTGAAAGGTCTTTGATAGAGATAGTAACATCAATCCCTGTCGGTAACTGGTCTACCGACCACCCTATATTACCTGCGCCACGTGTAATAGATACACTATCGATAATAGATAGACGTGACTGCTGGCGACCCTTTACAAATAAATCACAAAGGAATGGACTTGTATAAGACTGAGCACCTGTAGATAGTGGCAATGCCCCTGCTAAGATCATGGCTAGTGGAACGTAGATGTTGGTAAATATACTCATCTTATTTCCATAAGGTGCTCGCAGTTCTAACGTGTACGATTCACTAGGAAGTTCTGCAACAGAATCTTGCCAGTGCTCTGGGATGTCTACAAAAGCACTCCCACCTAACGCCGCTATTCCTGATAATCCAACCCCATCAGCAACACCTGCAATAACATCTTTAGCGCCACCAATAATACCTTCAATAGCACCTGCTATCACTCCATCACCAATGTTTCCATCTAAGGTAGAGAATCTAGCTTCACGTGCCGATGATGACATACCGTTAATCTTACTTGCTATGTCAGACTCACCGGTTTGGTTACTGAATGATTCATTGATAGAACGATCAGGATTAACTTTAAAACTCACCCAGTGTGAGCCATCTGCTAACTCACTTGATAGATGTTCAAAGAACCCAGACTCCCATGATCCAATAGGGTCTTGCTTTTCTTTATTAGCATCAGCACCTTGAGCCATGGACGTTGAGTGATATCGGGCCATGTATGCTTTTAAACTCGATCCTTCAGGTACTGGACCTATATCTTGTTCCGTAATGTTTTCAGCAGCACGTTTAAGACCATCACTGTTCGTTGCATTTTGTAATGCGGCTTGTTGCAGTACTATCTGCCGGTTTCTAATTCGCTGTGCTCGGTTAGCGATAGAATAAATATCAATACCACCATCTCCACGAAACACATCTGGAAGTAAGCGGTTAAAGGCTTCAATTTCTTTTGACGTTAAACCCGCCTCGTAGTTAGGCTCTGCTTTACCTTCTGCATTAACAACGTACGAGTCAATATCAGCAGCACCAATTAGACCCATATTTACTGCTAGGTTATTAACAAGTGTATTTACCGCACCCCAATACAACGGCATAGTCGGTTTTAGGTAATAATACTTACTGTACGGTTTATCACCTAAGAAACGATAGATACGGCCCGCTACAACAAAAGGAAGAAGGGGTATGGCAAATAAAAAGCCGGCCACTCGTCCTATGTTGTAAAGTACCCCGGTCGATTCACCGGTTCGGGCTAACGTCCCCATTGAACTATCGAAGAAGTTGGTAAAGAACGTTGTTAATGAATTATACTCCGCCACGCCAAAACGCATGTGTAAAACAACTGAATTGTCATCAATCGCCTCGCTATAATAGCGACCCATTCCCTTTGAAGGGCTAAAGGGTGCCTTTGCTTTGATATCAGCATGGCGTGTAAATTGGGGAGGGTTATTAATGGTGTAATTCCCTCCTAGTGTTGTATCTGTGTATTTAGTCGACGCCATAGAAAACACGCGGCGGCGTCGGTCGACATCGTCAATGTCAGATCGACGCAGCATGAATGCTTGTCTCAACCAGGCGGTATCTTCTAACACATCTGAAAGTATAGTCATTACGGTTTCCTTAGTTTAAAATAAATAGAAGAGTGGACATCCTTGTCCTTCAGCTTCTATGCTGACTTGCCCATAGACACAGGAGATTGTGAACGGGTACGTTTACTAGCTTGCTGTCGACGTTGTGCGTCAGCCTGACGCTGCTTAGCCCTTTCTAACGCTGGCGTTCCACCACTTGTATCAGCGGTATCATCTACCATATCACGCTCACCTGTAATGTGGGCATGGATGCGTTTCAGAGTATCGTCCATTGACTGTTGTACATAGAGTGATTCTGACAGTATGGTGCTAATGTGTGACATTTGCTCACTGGCAATCTCTGAGTACATTCGTTGATGGTTATCGACCGCACTAACGCGTCTATCTGCAAACTGACCTACTGTTGCAATGTGGTCATCTAATACGACACGTTCCCTAGTCTCCTCATCTAACATTGATTGCTGATTGCGTAGACGCTGTTGGTTAATTACTTCATCCATATTAACAGTGTAGATATTAGACCCACCTGTAATTGATGTAACCTTATCTCGCGTTGACTCATCCTCAATGTTTGTTTTAGACACTTCGTTGATAGTAGTCATGTTGCGGGTATCAACGTTGTTTCTATAGAGAGTCTGTCTTTCTGCGATATCTTCGGGTTCTTCATACAGACTACCGTCTACATTATAAACCTTGGGCGTTGTCACGTTATCACGTTGAATGATTGGATCAACCATCTTCACTTTTGATACATCAACACCACTGAAGTTATCTGCATTGGCAGCGACCGTACCACCCATTAGAGCACCTAAACCTATACCTGTTGTAGATACCAGGTCGAACTGACGTGCTTTTTGAGTAGTACCATTACCACCTATTCGAGTTAAACCCGAACGAGACAGATTCATGCCAACACCACCCATTCCTGCTAGGGTAGCCATCCCACCGCCAGCAACCAGTGCTGCAGCTTTCATCTTACGTGTCATTTCACCTACCGGTGGTTCTACAATGACGTCAGAGGGCTGTTGAGAAGCCAGGGTTGACATTTCTCCAGGGGGAGCAACATAGCCTTCACTTTGACCCATTAATGGCTCAGGAGGGACTACAGGCTCTCCTGAAGGACTATCAGTTGATACCTCAGTCTTATCTTCAACAGCACCACCATATTCTTGCATAACTTTATTATACTGCTCCGTTACACTTGAACTGTCAACTTGCTGACCGTAGAACGGCGAGGTGTTTCCGATAGCAGGTGAACTCTCCAATAACTCATAGGCGTGTTTAGCAAACTCCGCATGCTGACCATCAGGTAAATCATCATCAAGATCATCAACATCCATCCCTTCCTCTACACGGTTTGCTAAAGTAGCATACGTAAGTAAAGTCGGTTTGAATGTCCCTTCATACCAGCGTACAAATGCCTCTAGGTTTTGTGGATTGTTCTGGTCAACATTAAATTGATCACCGAACTCGTCGATAAGATCGTTATAATCAACCTTAGGTATTCTTGCCTGGCCATCTTCAGCATATGTGACGTCATCTAACGCACTTTCTTCCAATAACCGAATAGCACGCAGTTGTGCACCATCCTCGGTATTAATACCCATCTGCTTGAAACGCAAATCTTCGATAGGATCAGCGTCGCTACGGCTAGCTAAGTATTTAGCACCTTTATAACCATAGTAAAGTCCTGTGGCGGCCCAGCCGACTGGACCTAATGCTACACGACCTACAGCCATGCCGATTTTACCTAGCGTACCAAGCATACTACCAACACCACCTAGCGCACCCACTCCTTTAGCTGCTAAACTACCAGCGCCACCTAACACGCTACCAATACCAGATACTGCACTGCCCGCTAAACCAGCTAAGGCTGTTCCAGCACCTAATAAGGCTTTACCAGGTGATTTAATAAGACTACCAATACCACCAAGGGCTTTGCCACCTAGTGATTTAATCTTACTAAACAATCCGCGCTTACCGCCAGCTTTACCTGCACGTTTCGCTGCTTTACGTTCAGCACGCCGACGTTTACGATCTTGACGTTTGTCGCCATCTAATCTATCGCCGATAGCATCGCCCGCTAAATCACCCGCCGCTTCACTAGCAACATCACCTAAGAAGCTATCTTCATCCTCGGCATCATCACCCCCAAATAGACTAAATCCTTTAATCTTATCTTTAAGGCCGCCTAAGAAACCGGCAACGCCACCTAGTACTGCTGCACCAGGTCCTGATTTCTCAATCGTTGCTTTTGCTTTCTCAGCCAAGGTTTCTTTATTACGTTGGTCAAGATAACTACCATCACGGATACCATCACCATCTGCATCCCCGGCAACTTTCTCTTTCTTGAACGTATTAAGAATAGTTTCTTTTAAACTTTCAATAGAGTCTTTTACCCGCATAGATGCATCAGTAGCTTTATCCGACACAACGGTATAAGCGTCTTTACTTGATTCTACTAAGGTTGCCATGTTCTGACTTAAGGTGCTATCGCTGTCTCTAATTTGTGTCTGGAGACCCTGCGTAACGTCATTAACCTGGGACATGACTTGTTTGGTAATAGCGCTTGTCTTTTCCTGGCCACGTTCTAAAAGCGTATAAAGGTGTTTATCCTTAACCTCTTTACTTGCCTTTGTAACATTGTCTACTACTTCAGTTGTCTTCTCGCGTAAAGAATCAAAACGATCACGAGCACTGGTAGTATTACTATAGCCAGTAGTAGTTGACTCGCTGCGTGTATCTTTCTCACTAGCCTTTTCCTGGTTTGAGCTAGCCGTTTCATTATAACTCCGACTCTCACGTAGAATATTCTCATTTAATGACGATACTTTATCAGTAGGCGATAAAGGCACTGTACCTTCTATTCTGACAACATTACTATCGTGTAGAACTGATGCAGTTAACTGTCCGCTAGTGGATATATTATCACTATTTAAACCAGAAAAGAAACGACTAGTCTGATCCTGACGCGATGTGATATTAGTAGTGTTACTATCCTGTTTTGTCTCACCATTAACTATATCGCGTTGAGTATAATTATCCTGATAAACGTTAGATTTTTCAGTACTTTGACGACTTTCCTGTAATGAGTCTTTATTTATTGAAGATACTCTACTCGCTGGAGGAATTGGAGGTGGTGTTCCTGATATTGGATCTGAAGCATTACCATCAACCCAAGGACCGAATACTTTGGTTAGGTCTGAATGGATGATGACTTCTTTAACCCGCATCCCATCTGGTCGTGTAAAGAAACCACTAATACCTTCAGTAATGCTAGTAAACATACCACCAATTCGTGAGAATAACCCACCTTGAGGCGTACCATCGTCATTCGAGCCAAATAAGAACTTACCTGCCCGCTTGATACCTCCGGTTACTACACCTACACCAGCCTGAAGGGTATCCTTACCGAACTCCAAAGCACGAGTTAATAATGATTTAACTTCGATCTTACGACCTTGTTCATCCACTAATCCTTTCTTGATATCCTCTACTGATAAAACAATATTACCATCAGCATCAACAACATCACCATCAATATCTTTAATAGAGCGGATAACGTTACCTGTTCTAGCTGAATAATACATGCCTTTCTCAAGCAGAATCTTCAACAGCCTCGGACCATCTTCACCCTTAACGTAGATGTCACCATGCCTGTTAAGCATGTTCTCTACACCAGAAGCAATGTTAGTTACTCCTTTAAGGGCATATTCGCCAATACCAAATAACCCACGATAATAGCTTTGAATAAAATCAACTGGTGCCTTTAAGATAGACTTGGCAGCACCCGCCATTTTACTCACACCGTCTTTGTTGAACAATCCTTTAGCGTAGTCTTCAACAGATAAAACGATTTCACCGGTATCCACATCACGAACAGCGCCTGTGATATCCTTGGCACTCTTAATGATTTTACCAGTTGCTTCATCAATGTATTTACCTTGGCGTAACTTATCACCTAACAAAGTAGGGATTTGTTGACCGGCGATGTAAAGGTCACCCGGTAGATTGCCAAATTTACCTTTAATAAATTTAGCGCCGCCCAGAACAGTATCCTTAGCCACACCTAAGGCTGATCCACCCAGGTTAAACATTCCACTGTAATAAGACTTAAGACCGCTAGCGGCACCACCTATTGCCGATTTACCTAAATCAAGACCTTTACCTAAAATACCCCCTAACTTAATGTCTCTAGAACCAGAGCTATCGCCTGGACCACCTGAACCTAGTGTGGTTATCTTTTCAGACAACCCAGCAATAAGTAATTTAATATCGGTTAGTGTGGTATCTGAGGATACACTTCTATCCTGTATTGCCATTAGGTATGGAAGGTGTGGATCAGTAGTCTCTACAGAAGAGTCTTCTTCAAGGTTAATATCTCGGTTCATCCAGGTATCAATACGAGCAATCAATGACGTAGTTAAACCATTACCTTTAATTAACGTATCATGGATAGCTGACCATACACCCAATGTAGAGTCGGAGGTGTCAGATGGATCTACCTCATTAGTAAACGCCTTAACAGACTCTCTAACTTCTACCTGTGTAGCAGGGTCAAGATCTTTAATGTTCTCGCTGATCGTTCTTTGAATATCAGTTGTTGAACTTTCACCAACATTGGTAACTTGACCATAGCCACGCTGCACAAGGTTGTTGTTTGACTGTGATGTAATGCTATTATTAACAATAATTTCACGAATTGACTCTAGGAGATCAGATTGCGAACCTGACTCAGTGGTGCTGGTGCTATTACTAAAGATACCATCACGTTCTTTTGTTTGAAGACGTGAGTTTTCAGAGCGGTTAATTAGGGTATTATCAGTAGAAGATATTCCCGTTACTTTATCTGATGACCGATAGTCAGTACCAGCCATTATCTCACTAATAATATCACGACCTTCTAGTGTATTAGAAATATCGCTTTGGATCATAGACCAGAGCGCATCGCTATCCACCATGTCAGTAACACCATCCCGGTCTTTAGTAATTAACCCTGACTCACGCAACGCATCTTTATCACCAACTGCTACCGCTTCATTGATAGACTCTTGAAGGTTAGGTAGATACTCTTGAAGACGTTTAACCGACCGATTATCATTTAAGACGTTTTGGCTAGCAACTAAACTATCGCCGACTTTACCTTCTTTATTGATAACATAGCGTTCTTTAACAAAGTCTTGTATTTCTTTAACCGCATCTTCGTTATCAACAGACGTAAAGGTTGATTCCTGATAATAACGTTCTGGGAAATACCCTTTACCGTTCCTCAGGTCTGTTAATATCTGAACAGAGAATGCCTCTCTAGCTTCTTGACTTAACTTACCTTCAGGGTCAATGCTGTTAATAACATCGACTGTAGAACTACTTAAACGCTCTCTATCGCTTGTTGAAAATACCGCTTCACGAATACGGTCTGATTGTGTTGATTCTCTAACAAAATCTTCACCATCAACACTGTACTGTAGACGCTCTGTATTAGGATCTTGATTGTTAAAGATCTCTAACTGCTGTAACATTCTAGAGAGATACCCTGGAATGATTTCAACAATAGAACGCCGAGTCATCACATCAAAACTGGTAGCAGATAGCGCTTCTTGTTTAAGGTTCTGTAATACCTCACCATCGGTACCTTGCACACCACCAATGATTTCTTTTAAGAAACTCTCTACGTTACCTCTTAATCCGGTTGCATCTGTTTCAGAAGACGCATAGCGGTTTAATAATTCAGGGATGTTATCAGCAGCAACTTGTAGTCTATTGGACATCTGCATAGCACGAGGATTATTTTCTAATGCCCTGCCTGCTAACCCACTTATCTTAGCACCAATACGCGTCGCAATCTCTTGTCCTGCAATACCACCTACAAGGTCACTTGCTTGCTGTGCCCCTGTTTGTTTAGGACCGAAACCTTCTAACCCTTCCATAGAGGAGGCGGTTTGCAATAACGCGTTACCTTGATTCAACCCTTCTTTAAAGTTATCAACGTGTTGTTTAACTTTCTGACCTAGGGTATTACGGACACGACTGCTGATACCGGCAATACGAGTACTGACACTTTCAAGCGCCTTACCTGCTAAGCGTTCACGCGCCATATCGGCGTATGTTTCAGATAAGTTTACTTTGGCCTCATCAGGCAATGCTGTGTTTTTAACAATGGCACTTAGTGCATTTGCTAAATCAGTAAAGCCGGCTCTGGCAATGTCAACCAAATCACGTTGAGCAAAATATTGACGATAGTTAAGTTCTAAAAGACGACGTTGGAATTGGGAAGTGATATTATCCTGATAACTAACCAGACGATTAAATGCTGCAATCATCCGCTCATTAGCGGTCATATTCGCTTCGTGACGTACTGTCTCCCTCTGCTCTGTAATTGTATTTTGCAGAATTTCTTGGGTCTGCTGTGCCTCTTGACCTTCAACGCTAGCTGCTTGAACTTGGAACAATTTATCTAGATCGCTATGCATCTGCGAATCTTGAACTTGTTCTTTTGTGGGTCCTGTTGACTCTGCACTAGATTTAATTTCAAGTAACTTTTCAACCTTATTACCTAGGCTATCAGGTAAGATTTTCTTAATCTTAGGAAGATGAGCTTGGGCATTACGTTTGAATTCGTCGATAGATGGTTTGAGGGCCTGTGCTGATTCATTATAAACAGTCTTAATATCGCCTGTCATTTTATCAGCAACATCTAAGGCTGAACGGTAGCCCTTAGGTAATGCATCTTTAACAACTTCACCGATAAAACCTGGATCCGTCATAGTGGTTTTAACAGAATTTAATGCGCTCTGTCTGAATATTGTAGCGGGGTTGCGATCATCGTTTTGGGCTTCTAGATCGAAGTCCATCATGTCGCCACCTAAATCATCATTTAGGTCATCGTCGAATTTAATATCATCGGCCATAGCCTACCCCTAGTGTAATAAAATAAAAGTCTACGTTATATAGTGACGTATCATAGATTTATCGACCATCACCTATAAAGGAGGTCTATTGTGTTAGTTGACAAACTTCCCTTTAACATTGACTTATTGTCTAGTGTTAGTTTTACACGTTCTTTACCTGAAATTCGTTCATTAGACATTTACGAACGACAAGACCACCTTAACTTCCATCCAGAAGGTTTATATTCTACAGAGATCTTTGGACGGATGGGTGAACCGTTAAGAGACAAGCAGTTTGCTTACATCGACATGAAAGTCAGTGTACTTCATCCCGTTATATTTAAGACATTAACTACCATGCGCGCGCTCTATAAAAACATAATGAGTGGCAAGACGTATGCGGTGTGGAATGATAACATCAATGACTTTGAGCCTGCGGACGCAGACTCTGGCAAAACAGGTTATGCTTTCTTTATGTCACACTTTAAGTCTATTGCGTTAAAACGTAATCGTTCTAAAAAGCGTGATTTAAAAATTGATTTAATTGAAAAGTATCAAGACGTTGCTACCGTCAAACATCTTATTGTCCTACCGGCAGGTCTACGTGACCTTGAAACAGGTGATGATGGCCGGGTTAAAGAAGATGAAATCAATGATGTCTATCGTAGAGTATTGAGTATTGCTAAGACGGTATCGGTGACGCAAGGTAACTTAGATGGTGAGTTATTTAATTCCGTGCGTTGGAGTATGCAGACAGCTTTTAATCTAATATACGAAACGCTGCGCACTATGATCGAAGGTAAGCGAGGATTTATACAGAGTAAGTGGGGTCGCCGTAAAGTCTTTAACGGGACACGAAACGTTATCAGTGCCATGACCACGTCGGCTAAATCATCGAATGACCCAAAAATGCCAGATGTCCACGATACTATGGTTGGATTGTTTCAAACATTGAAAGGCTGCTTACCTATTTCTATCTACTGTCTTCGCCAAGGGTTGATTGGGGATGTTTTCAGTCAAAGCGATAGTGCAGTCAGACTTGTTGATCCAAAAACATTAAAGCTGGTTAATGTAGATTTAGATAGCGCAACGCTAGATAAAATGGTAAGTAGTGAAGGGTTGGAACAATTAATTAACCAGTTTCAAGATCGTCATTTCAGAAACCGTAACGCCGAAGTTGCAGGACACTACATTGGATTGTTATACGACAACGGTGTAGAGGTAAAGGTATTTAACGATATCAATCAGATGCCTGACGACCGTGATATAAAAGATGTACGACCTATAACGTGGGCTGAGTTATTCTACCTAAGCTGTTATGAACGGTTTAACACGGTTAAGTGTATGGTGACGCGTTACCCAGTGACCGGGATAGGATCGACGTATTATAGTCGAATTTATCTTCGAACAACGACAACTGGTCTAGTACGTCAGGTTCTTAACGATCAGTGGTTAGTAGACGAGGATAAGCTATTAGCAAAAGAAATGCCTAACACTGACCATAGTGATAGTTACATGGATAGCGCCATGGTCCACTCAAGTCGTCTACCTAATCTTGGGGCTGACTATGATGGTGATATGGTGTCTATTAACTATCTGTATAGTAAAAATGCGGTTAACGACATCGAGAAGTACCTAAGTAGTAAAGATGCTTTCTTAGATCCTCGCGGCGGATTACAACAATCTAGCAGTGACCTTATCGATTGGGCGTTGTTTAATCTTACACGTGCTTAAGGTTTTACAGTTGTTAACCTATTACATGAGTCTCTACTAACCCACTACCTATTAACCGAGGAATGTAACCATGAAATGCAAAGCATGTAACGGTAACATGACGCTCGCATCAGGCCCCCATATGCCAAAAATCGCAATCTACACCTGTGAGTGTGGTGCCTTGGTTAAACGGGGGCTGGCTCAAAATGCGGGTACGACATGGATCCACCCTAACGGTAAGATTGAAACAGACCGAGCCTGTAATGTCCACATCAATGATCCTGAATGTGATCATTGTGATGATGACATGTCTGGCTGGAAATTTGCTGTTGTAAGTGCGTAAGTATAATTCGGATGGTTCACCATCCGTCTTATGCCGTACTAGTCATTTATAGACCTACATTACTTAAATGATGGATAATTAATGGAGTTAAATATGGTAGTAGAGCGGAAACATCTTTTGTATATATTAAAAGAAATAGAAGGTAATGACTTAATTAAAGAAAGTGAGTTAATAGACACACTGGCTATTGAAAAACATTATCCTTCTTTGAAAATGTTAGTCAATCCTACTTTCATCTCTTCAGACGGGCGGGTGTCTGAGGAAGCGTTGTTGTATTTTCACAATAACGGTCATGAAATAGAGGTCTCATACCCTGATGGTGTACGTGGTTATATGATTTTAACTATACATACTAACAAGGGTTCTATTCAGTTTTCACCAGGTTAGAGGGATGGTTATGTCTAAAGAAATAGAAAAGGCAAATGCATTATTTGATATACTTAAAGCAATTGAATCTAATGATCAGATAGAAGCAACTGATAGATTAAATGATGAGTTATTAGAATCTATATATCCTGGTCTTGGAAGTTTGATCGAAGATGTATTTATAACCCCTGGAGGCAATCCTCACTATGGGATGATTAATGTGTTTGAAGATAATGGGATTAAAGTAGGTCCTGGGGAAACTGATCGATTTGGTTGGGTGACGGGTATAATTTCGTCATCTAAAGGTAATATTGTATTTTAAAGGACTGGGCTATGTGGGCTAAGAAAACGGTAAGGGCTCCTGCTAATTTTGAAAAGGCTAATGACTTTGTAATAGACTATTATGCTATTGTTAATGCAGTTGAATGTCGAGTGGTAATTGATCCTGAATTCGATAAGATGATTTGTAATGTACTCTATAGTTGGATTCATAAAATCGGAATGGTAGCGGACCCTAAGCTCCATGAAATCTCTGTTCGGGTTAGGCTATGTCTTGATCTGACTCGCTATATATCTAACTGTAGGACATTTACTAACGATCCTAGTACCCAACCTGGTATTTTGTTACAGACTATTGAATTTATGCTTTCTAGACTTGACATTGGTACAGCTCTTGAAGAAGACTTTGCATTTCCATCATCATTATTCAATAGTAATGAGTCAATTTGTCAGATTAGTTTATCTGAGGATATCAGCCAAACCTATGGAGAGGCATTAATATCAATGTTTGAAGAGTTATTGATGAAAGCGGTAATTGATGACTTAACCTTAACTATTTATAAATTTCCCTCCAATAAAACGCATGTGATAAAGCCAGTCAAATAACTTTACATTATAAGGATTTTAACATGACGCTACCTATCAGTGAGAGTGAAACACCTTTCCTAATTTGGTTTGAGCAATTTATTAGCGATATTAATCAATGGAATTACAGTGACCATGAAGCTGAAGCTAAACTGTTACAATCTCTTCGTGATCAAGTTGTTGAGGTAATAGAGAACTACCACCAACACATAGGCGAACCCAATTATGTCATAGGGCAATGTATCGTGCTCTATTGGCTTACTATTCAGTGTCGTAATCTAGGTATTGGAGACGTCGATACGGGAGAGTACTCTTTACGTAATGATATCTTTGACCTACTTAAACAAAACTCAGTAGCAACTATTATCATTGGTAGTGTCCATCAAGATGGTAATTTGATGTTAGGAAACTATGGGCGGGCGACCATTGCAATTGACCAAAGTCATTATGATCAATCTGTTGATGTATTAACTTGCATCTTTACAAAGTTACGCTATGAATGTGTTGTAGATGATAATGTACTATCGCTCTTTAAAGCAAATTAAATCAGGTGGTAGGGTAAAACCTACCACCTATGCCGTGTTAGAAATATTCATACACCTATATTACTTAGATGAACGTTTACCATAAAGTAACATTCTTTTAAATTAAGGAACGTATTATGTTTAGTCAGCAATACCGTAGTAACAATCAATCATGGTCTAGTAATAAAGCAATTAAAAGTTCTATAGAGTACCACCATATCACTGACGATATACTATCAGGTAGAATCAAAAATATCGACACGCTGGTGAGATGTTGTCTGAAGTTACGTGATGAATTAATGAACTTTAATGGGGTTGATTTTACCACCCCAATCAGTAAACTCCAATATGAGTTTTTATTGTTAATGTATAAATGGGTAATTGCTTCGAGTTTAGATAACACTGATGTCATTAAGCAGTTTAACATTAACATACCTGAGGTGCAGAAAACGCTGCTATCTACGTTATTTGAAGCATGGACAGATGTCTCTGCGGACAAACCTCTGTCTAAAGGCATTAACCAATGTCATTATAAATGTAAAAATGATGAGATACAATACATTTTAGATCTGCTAAACCATGCTGGTATGACCGCTGTTCAACGTGGTAATAATGTTTATCTTGTCGATATTGATTTTCAGATAAGGTTCTCTGTTACCGACACATTCAATAAGGAACTTAGTGTTAAATATGGTGACGCTACTATCAGAAATTCGACATGGTCAGAGTCTGAGTGGAAAGAAACCCCACCACGCTCTGATAATGCAAAAAGAACTGACAGTATTTGGAATAGTGCGGGACAGAGTCGTTCTCAGAAAGACATCGGTGACATGTCTATATTGAACACTATGTCTGAACTATACGCTGGCGATGGTTCTATCACACCAGTAGATGCAGAGGATGATACTATTGCTAAAGCGATGGATGCCATCATTGACGTTGCTGACCGCTCTGAATTAGAGATTCGTGAGAACTGGATTGTGACTGGATCAGACGGTGAACTCTTAAAGAACTTACCTAGACGTTATATCAACACTTTCTTTGGTTACAATAAGAAGTTAGAGACACGTCAAGATATAGTGGCGCGTTATCTACTCGCTCATCTATGTATAAAGATGGGTGTAGATAAGGAATTGTTTAAAGTAGTGTGTGATATGTTTTCTACATTACCCAAATATCTTAAACAGGTAGTAGAAAGTGTTAATGTACAGTACCTAATTATGGGTCAACCTACATTTAGTAAATCATCACTGTCTAGTCAAAAGTCACTATCAAAGAAAACGACTAAGGTTATTGAAGAAGCGATGGTGTTATTATTCAATAACGATATTGGCATTACTTACAAATAATCTTATCTGTGGAAAGAATCAAAGATCATTTACATTGTAGATGGATTTGATAGAAGAAGCTAGGAACGTCACGCCTAGCTTCTTTTTTTGTCACCGTACGTCATTCTACGGTGCGTTAGCCCATATAGCCACCCAACCCATCGTCTTCCTCCTTGCAGTCCGCTACGCGCGTCCTAGCGCCTGTCCAAATCGCCCTACTTGTATATTTTTTTGTTTCTGTTTTAATAAATTTGATGTTTAATTTATAAAACTACTTGGTTGATGGTATTTCATTATTTATTAAATTATTTATACTTAAAATTATTAGTTACTTGTTATTATTACTAACTATTAGTTACTTGTATTTTTTAAAAAAATTAAATATATTAGTAGAAGAATTATTTTGAAACATTTTACTATTTAGTATATGAGCGGAGCGAAGCGACAACTCCATTCCCCCAAAGGGGGGATTATTAGAATCCCCCCAGGAGAGGAAGGTTGAGATGGGGGGCCGTGGGGGGAAGAGAAGGAAACCCAAACGTACAAAAAGCGCAGTGACACTTTTCTTGTAATTGTCCTTGAAAAATCATCATCGTTATGAGACTATCTACTCTCAAGCACGTTAAAGGACAATTACAATGCGACTTACCATTCGTTTTGATGAAGAGACACCACTAGGGATCGGAGAGGCGATTGAATATCTAGAACGCCTTATCGAGGCCTTGGATATAAAGATTGCCAGTGTGAGGGTTAGAGTATTTAAAATAATTGGATTCGATGCAGCGAATCGGTACTATGATTGCCGCAATCGTGCGTTTAATTTATGTCAGATTTTAAAGGCGAGACAAAAAAAGTATGACCTAGATGATGACACGCCTATTGAGTCGATCTATCTGGGATTAATGACGAGTGTTTTAGATAGAGCAAGGGCACTTAAGTTAATCACACTTACTCGACCTTGAGGATTTTACATAACCATGAATTACTACACATACCACCATACCGATGCAGTTAATTTTCATCGTCATCTTAATAAAGGTTTAGATCTAATTATTGATCATGCCACCTTACTACATAAACACCTTCTGCCCTGTTTTGTAGATTATCTACCTGAGGTGGAGGGTTATGTCCAAAAGGTCATGAGTCATCCACAAGACGGTCAGCTTGATGATTTGTTTGATAAGATGGATGATTTGTTTGATAACACACCTTACACTCTTAATGCAAGTCCGTTTCCCATCAGCGACGCTACCGATAGTTATCCTTTAATGGTCAATACGGTTAAAGTAAACGATAAACGTCATTGGGTTTTCCTGATGATACCTTATCCTACTAACTTTGTTAGCGGAGCGCTGGCAAGAGAGAAACTAACTACGCTTGCACTAGCATATAAACGTAGCCATGCGTTGATACATGTCTTTGCACCGGCAGTAAGAAATCAACACGGTTTACCCGCACCCTCCAGTGTAACCGTTTGTGTTGAAGAGTATATTGCCTATAAAGCATGTATGGAAAATGTTGCCAATACTACTTATATGCATTTTTTTAAACCTAAAACAGAAAGGTGACCGTGTGTTAAAGGATAAGCAGTACTCTATCCAACGACGCATCATTAGACACCACCGAGAGATGAGTCATCATGTATTAAAGGCGGCCTACAACAAGCTGCCTTTTAAACGACGACTTATTAGTCACCTCGGACAAATGCAATACATGGCCCCACTCCTTACCTCTATCACCCTTAAGCAATTTCGCGGGTTGATAGAGGAGAAGGATGGGATATATGCGTTCGAAAATAAACTACCAGCTCCTGATAAACATTGTCTTTGGGTTGAATTAACTACGGTTAAACTTGAAACAGGCGAGGTTGATTTGTATTATAAGTTGGATAATGACACCATCAGGTTAAGCGATAGTGTTTACAGACATTATCAGTTGTATTACAACCGACTTATTTACCTACAATCAATGTTATATGTTAAAGATATCCACCCAATAACAGTATCTATCATTGAACGTCGTTTACGACGCTTTAATCCAATTCATTTAAATTAAGAGGTCTTCTCATGTCTTTGTACGAAGCGTTCTATAGGGACCATGGGGTAAGAACCCCCCAGCAATTAGTGAATCCGAGAACTTCATCTTTGACGGATCTCTTACTGCCCCGCGACAGCATCATTCACTATTTACCCACAACGTCTACAGACATTGGTATTGATTCACGTGACCCATTGTTGCTTAACCATGAAGCAGAGGTTTTCATTCATCATATTGAAACCCTATACAGTGAGTTAGGTAGCCCTCGGTATAATCGTAGTGCTTATAAACAACATGTGCAAGATTACCATAAACGGTTTCGTAAACACCGTTTACTTCGTCGTCTTGCTAGTGGATTGCGTGATCCTAACAGTTTAATTGTTAACAACTATGCGTCGTTAACTGGAGTGTACCAATATCGTCAACATATGCTGTCGACGTTTTATCGCTATTATAATTTACATACGACTATGTATAGTGAGGTAATTGCGCTAGCAAAAGAAACAGACCGCCAACACTTTATTCCTATAACGTTACCCAAGGTACTTCCAGAACGTAATCAATTAGACAGAGCAGTGGGTAAAGTCAAACCAGGTGATATACCGCGCTCACTCATTGACGAGTTTAAAGAAAATGCAGCATTGACTTACTTAGATCTCTATTTATGGTTAAGTGAAGTTGATTGTGTAACCACCTTGGGTCAAGTACCTAAAGAAGTACTGTCCCGTGTTAATTTGGTATTTATTGAATCAGGCCAATGGTCTGTAATATCATTCGCCAATTTAATTGAATGGAAAGAAACAGATAGCGACCTTAACGATAAGCTCCGTCGTTTTTATATGGCGATGTTAGAGAAACGTACGGTTGCAACGGTAAGTAATGATGAAGAAGAGAAGAGTCAAGCCATTGACGACATACCACCCCAATCGCCCATTATTGAACATCGGACAGCTCCTATTGTCCGTCAAGCTAATGAGCTTGCTGATGCTGGTGTTTTGTCTGGTGCTGAATATCGTCGGATGGTTAAGCTAGCGGATCAGTTTACTCGTATCCCTAATCCGCATGGTGAGGGTTCGTTAGAGACGTTAATTAAGCCTGATAAAGCGATAACTTTTAAAGCACCAAAGGTTGAGATACCTAAAATGAAAGGTGTCGTTGACAAAAGCATGTTATCAACATCAGTCAATGCCTTTCATAAAGACTATATCAAAGAGGTGATGGCAAAAGACATTGCTGCAATGACCTTAGGTATACAACAAGCTGGGGTAGCAGTAACGGATTACCAAGTTAAACGTATCTACGATGCTGTTGACAAATATGACATGTATACGGTCAAACTTACCCCTGTTAAAGGTCAGCCCTCTACTATCCGTTTTAAACTGCCTGTCGTAGAAGAAGATGGTACGTTTTTAGCCGGAGGCGTGAAGGTTAGATACCGCACCCAGCGATCCGATATGCCAATTCGTAAAACCTCAGCATCGACGGTTGCACTGACCAGCTATTATGGTAAAACGTTTGTAGAACGTTCAGGTAAAGTGGTTAACGATTATGGTAAATGGTTGGTTAAACATCTTACTCAACTAACGTTGGCTGATAACAGCCCGCTCTCTAAAGTGGCATTCGCCGATGTGATGGTGACTGATATTGTCTTGCCACGTGGTTATACTGCAATCGCTAAAGAGATCCGGTCGTTTATCTTTAACGGTATTCTCTTTAATTTCGATTACCTGAACCGGGCAGATGCATTGGGATTATCAAACTTATCAGAGTTTGAAGGTAATGATCAAGTTGTTATTGGTAAACAAGGAAAAAGTATCTATACTCTTGATCGCAGCGAGATGGTTTATCGTCATGTCAATGACAGCATTGAGCCGGTAGGTGAGCTTTACGAAATCATTGGCATTACTAACTCAGAACCGCCTACTGAAATGGCGACGGTGAAAGTGTTTAGTAAGCATATTCCGGTAGGTGTAGTACTTGGTTTTAAACTGGGTATTGATAAGCTAATCGATAAACTTGGTGTAGAGGTTAAGCGGATACCTGTAGGAACTAGAGTGCAACTTGCCCCGCAGGAATACAAAATAGTCTTTGCAGATGAAACATTGGTTGTTTCTAGAAGTGACCGCATTGCAAGTTTAATACTGGGTGGTTTTGTAAGTTACCACCGCTCGTTAAAACAGTATAACCTACAGGACTTTAACCAACCTGATGTCTACTTCAACTTGATTAATGAACAAGGCCTTAGTGCTCGATTTATTCAAGAGATGGAATTAATGGACATGATGTTTGTTGATCCTATCACAGAAGAAATTTTGGAGGATATGGAAGAACCTACCACGTTTGAAGGATTGTTATTTAGAAGTGTAGAGTTGGTTGCTACTGATCAACATCCAAAAGAGATGGATAGTGCCCATATGCGACTTCGTGGTTATGAGCGTTTTTCAGGTATGGTTTACAAACAAATGGTCGAAGCACTACGTGAGTATCGTAGTAAACCTACTCTGGCAAAGGCATCGATCGATCTTAACCCTAAAGCAGTATGGTTAAATGTACTACAGGATGAATCAACAGAGCTAGTAGAGACATCAAACCCAGTCCACAACCTCAAAGAGCATGAAACATTGACGTTTGCAGGGCAAGGGGGGCGTTCGACGAAAACCATGGTACGACGTTCACGTCAATTCAATAAGAATGATCTAGGGGTAATTTCTGAATCAACACCAGATAGTGCTAAGGTAGCTATTACTACTTACCTAACACCTGATGCGAAGATTCGTAACCTTAGAGGGATGACTGATAGTTACGAGCCAGGGGATGGTCCTGCTAAATATGTCAGTAGCGTTTCGTTGTTGTCACCAGGTGCAGATAGAGATAGTTCTAAACGAACCAACATGACATCAGTACAGCACTCGTCGGGCATTCAGGCGACGGGCTATACAACCACACCTGTACGTACAGGTTATGAGAAAGTCATGGCACATCGTGTTGATGAATTATTTGCTTATACCGCTCAACAGGACGGTAAGGTCACCAGTAAGGATGATCAGACAATCACGATTACCTATAAGGACGGTACTACGGCAACTAAACCTATTGGTACGCATTATGCAAAAGTTGCTGACGGTAGTGCAAAACACGTACTTAAATGCGATTATGAAGTAGGCGATTCCGTTAAAGCAGGCTATGTTGTTACTTACAATGAAGCGTTCTTTGAGCCAGACTTCTTTGATCCTAAACAGGTAAGTTATAAAGCAGGCGCTATGGCTAAAGTGGTATTAATGGAAACGTCCGATACATTAGAGGATGGGTCTGCTATATCACCTCGTTTGTCTAAAGCACTGACAACGCCAACAGTTAAAACTCGTGCTATCCTAGTACGATTTGATCAGCAGGTTATTAACCTAGTAAAGGTAGGGGATAAGCTTGAATCCGATGCTATTTTATGTACCATTGAGGACGGGCTGGCTGGCGACGTCGAGCTATTTGACGAAGCTACACTAGCAAGTTTACAAGCATTATCAAGCAATAACCCAAAGGCAAAAGTTAAAGGTGAGGTTGAACGCATAGAAGTACTTTATCATGGTGATAAAGCGGATATGTCACCTACCCTACAATCGATTGCTAACCGTGCTGACCGTCAACGTAGTCAATTGGCAAAGCAGTATAACGATGGCCGCGCAGCAAATGGGCGAGTTACCGAACCTGTCATTATAGAGAAGCAGCGTATAGAATTAGATCATGCGCTAATCATTGTAACAATGACTTCAATGAGTGCACAGGAAGCCGGTGATAAACTGGTATTGGGTAACAACCTCAAGTCGGTAGTCTCTCGTGTATTGCAAGGTAAACATGAGACAATGAGCGGCAAACCTATCGACATGATTTTTGCCTATCAGAGTATCTCTAACCGGATTGCGTTGGCAACAGAAATTATTGGAACAACCAATACACTGCTGGATGTTATATCGCAAAAGGCAAACGCACTGTATGAGGGGGAGGAGTAATTCTCCCCCATTAGGTTTCACGTAAAATAACATGAATTAGGTGTAACATGAATGTAAAAGATAAGTTTCACGACAATACGGTAGTGCTTGGCAATGCTGCGCAATTGGCCGTGAACATCATTAAAGAAGTCGCCGGTAACGAAATCGCCGACACTGTTGAAAAGCAACCCCTCTCTGTCATGTTAGCAGACACGTGTGTTGCAAACATTAAAAGTCAACTAACTAAGAAGGGAGCTGTGTAATGTTACACCGTCACGTATTAGAAGCCATTACCACCACAGCATCTATCAATGCGGATAGCAATATTGTCTTCCGTCCCAAACAATCCACCCCTTTAGAAGAGTTAATTTCTTCTGGCGTATCATTAATTGACGATACTGATGATGCTGTCAACATCATTGAATCTATTCATTTAAACACCATGCTAAAAGACTCTGGTGGGACTATCCCTCACGATCTAGCAATGGAAGAGGTTGTTAAGTTAGCTTCTGATGCCGTTTCATCAATGCTTAACATTACTCGAAATGTAGTTCGACCGTTCATTGTTGACCAGGTTAACAAGTTAGAAGCTTATGTTGATGATCATCTTGAGAAAGGTCATCGTCACGAGATCTTACCTGTCTTTTTAGAAAGCGCATTCTCTAATCCGTCAATCACCTCGTTAACTGAGCGTTATGCTGAAACACCAGTGGATGATGTATTGCGTTCGTCTACAGTCTTTCCAAAGTTAGACGGTGCTCAATTACGTGAACTTATTAAAACGGGCATTACTCGAATCGATAACGACATCGCAACGCTTCTAGATGACCTTCCTCCTGAATTTTTATTCAACATGTACGAGGAAAGCTTCAGAGCTTCTTTTGTAGAACAACCAAAGGGCTTGGATGAACAGGCACAAGCTCGACTTGATCGTGCTAACGCTATGTTGTCTTTCTTCATTGCAAAGCGTTTCTACGAAGAGACACCTAGCGAAGTTACTATCAGCCTTTCTGAGTTCAATAATGCAGTAGCAGGCCATCTGTCACAAGCAGGTCGTCGTATCTTCCGTATCGTTGCCCAGCGTGAAGCATATATTCGCCAAGGACGTTTGATCCTATCCATGCCGCAACCTAACATGTTTAAGAAACCTATTGTTGTTGTTGGTGAGGTATATAACCAATACCTTAAAGATGGCGGTAAGCCTGAATGGTTAATGGGTGCTTGCCTTGCAGGTGAACGCATGCCGTCTCCAACGACGCTTCTTACAGAAGGTCAAGTGTTCCAAAACACTTACGATCGTGCTGAACGTATGCATAAGTCTCAGAATGGGGCTAAACGCAATAGCGCATTAGCGGCCGGTATGCGGGAACAACTTTCTGCCTACATCAGTGCAGTGGATGAAAATGACAAGTCTATTGTTATTGATTCAAAAGAAGTATTGCGTCAACGTGCTGATGAATATATAGGTAGCACTGCTATTCACGCTAATCTATCAACGTATGAATACGTTCGTGTTATCATTTGCAAAGTATTCTTCCCACAAACTGAAGCGCTTCGTATTCTGACAGAAATAGACGCACATGCGGCTAATAACCCTGCGCTAACACCACGTGAAGCTGCTACGTTGACTACGATTGATCTAGTCTGTGGTTGGGTTGCCTCTCAGATAGATGTAGTACGTAACGCACGTTAAGGAGTCTGATATGGAAGCGTCTATGTATCGTCGGGATGCTAAACGCGTCCAACAGGCGCTGCGTCGTGTTAAAGATAGTATCAAAGTGGTAAAACCTCTATCGGTACATGTTCCTAAACGTTACACCTCAAAAGAACTAGCCATTGTTGGTTCTAGTGTATCGGTAGTAGGTATTTTTGGCGTTGTGGTTGATGATAACTACTATGGTGTTTCACTAATTAATGCCATTACACCACTTGAACCTTCAAATATCAATACCGTTGTTGTAGATGAAGTTGAATACTACTCTTTTGATTTTCAACCAGGTGATACCTTTATACCTAATGTTAACCTGGTAAAAGAAGGAACGCTAGTATATCAGATCTTTGACGAAATAGTGGCCAAGGGGAATATACCGTGGTATCTAAACTATCAAGACCTAGGTCAATTATTTGATAGTGCTAAATACCATGGTGGCGCTAATTTAAATACAAACCATGCTATCCTAGAGATGATCACAGCTGCTTGTGCGCGATCACCTAAGGATAGATCGGCTTACTATCGCCATGGGTTTAAAGCTACACAGCAACTTAAAGATAAACCACCTGAGATCATTGCACTTCGCAGTGTTCAAGATGGGGCGTCTAATACTACAGCTAAATTGATGGGTGCGTATTTGGATGAAGGGATCAATTCTGCACTAGTTGATCCCTCAAAGCGCCTAGAGCGGGTTGAAGACCTGTTGAGGAGATAAGATGTCTAATATTGCAAAGTACAGCTGTACGGCCCTAGCAGGGACAAATAAAGTAGGTCAACTTAAATCAGATGAAAATGGTTATCGTGAAATGGTCCTAGGGGCTTACGATTTCGATAATTCAGCTGGTGCCACCTACCCCTTTGAAACTGCTCAGGCGTTATTCAAAAGCTCTAGTAGCTTAATGCGCCGTATTGCTAACGGGCAATGTCGTGGTGAATATGGTCATCCTAAACCATTACCTGGTATGACTAATCAGCAATATCTGGAACGTATTCTTCGCATTGAAGAATCCGCTATCTGTGTACACTTTAAAGAAGTCTGGATTGACAAAGACAATGTTAAAGATGAACACGGTAAGCCTGTTATTGCCGTTATGGGCAAAGTCAAACCCTGTGGTCCGCACGGCCCTGCATTGGAACAACAGCTTCAGAATACTGAAGAAAATGTTGCTTTCTCAGTACGCTCACTTACTAATGATAAATTGGTGGGTGGTAAGATTCACAAACACATGAAAGTGCTTGTATGTTGGGATTATGTTAACGAGCCAGGTATTTCGTTAGCAAACAAATATGCAGCCCCCGCACTTGAAGGAATGAGCGAAGATATTGAAATCATTCCCTCTATGTTAGATGCAGCTGAGCGTCACCAGAGCCAGCATGGTGTCTCGATGGAAAACGCCATCAGCTCTACAATGGTTCGTAGTGACCTAGGTTGGTCAAAGGTTCAAAACCTTAACTTCCCATCACGCGAATGGTAATTAGAAGCCCTACCTAGGTAGGTAGGGCTTTATGCCGTCCAACTTTTTTACAACCCTATATTACATGTATGTAGATTCCTGCGGGATCTTAGTAGTTATTTAAAGGTGAAAGATTAGCCAATGGTATACTTGTAAAGAATTTAGATAATGAGGAAAAACGAAATGAGACCCCAACCCTTTAAAGAGATGTTTGATAGCTTTTTCAAAAGCTGCTACCCTAACCATTTTGAAATAAATACAACTCAGCGCAATACGCTTCAGTCAGTGTTCTATGTTGGCGGTCTGTTAGTTAGAAATAGCGCTATGGCTGGCGGCGATAGTGAAATGGACGTTGAACAGAATGAAAAGTTATTAGTTGATATACAACTTGAACTTCAACGGTTTGGTAGACAAACTAAGCGGACACCCAGACCCCCTGTTAAAGGTAAGTTAGGTGATGTCTTTAACATATTCTTATCTAAGGATATTGTTCCTACACCCCCGAGCTCAATTGCAAAATTGGATATGTACAGCGCTATGGTAGCTGGTATGGCGGCTATGCTAGGACTTTTAACAAATAGCATAGAAGACCAAGACGATATCGCTATGACACGTATGGATATCATCAATGATGACCTTATGTCTAACACAGGTATTGAAGCATGGCATGTCCCTGAATGGAACCTCGAGTAATATAATCGACTGTATTAAAAAACACACCTATATTACTATTGTGAGTGTAGAGTATAATCAACCTATACTTTAAAAGTACTTTTAATAAACCCATTGATGTGATCAATCAATAAACAAAGGAAGATATCTAATGGCTGAAGCCCAGAAGAAAAGCCCACTGCAACAATTTGCTCTGTCTAAACAAACTACCGAAGCACTGGATAAAGTGTCTACAGTTGGTATCGATGCTCCTAAAATAGAAGCAGCCAACGTTATTACCGGTCAAGTTGAATCTGTGTCTAACGGTGTCATCGCCTACAATAAGCCTAAAGGCGTAGTTGAAGGTTTGTTGCCTGAAGGTCTGACTATGGAAACTGTTGACAAGGTTGGCGAGTTCCACAAGAAATGTGCAACTGCACTAGCCCAAAGTGTTTCTGAAGTTGGTATCGACGCAATGGTTCAGGACAAAGACATCACTACAGTTACCGGTACATTGCCTGTTGGTAAATACACCAAACTGGAAGCAACCGTACATCGCAGCAAAGATGTCAGTTATCCAAAAGACGGTCAGCGTGTTACTGAAGCCCGCCCTGGCCATGTTGACTTGAAAACAACGTCCAGCTATGGTAAGAGTTCATCAAGCCATGTTACAGCAGTTCGTACTCATGCTGCAGCGTTGGCGAAACAATTACTTGGTTCTTAAAGAACATAAGTCGATGAATGGTAGAGACTTCTAAAGTCTCTACCTTTTATGCCTGCATTCTTTTTTTACCTATTTCGCTAGATCTTATGATCTCTGTTAAAGCGATTAAATCTACATTCAGGTGTTATGAATCTACAATACGAGGAGGCGTATCATGCATACTGAAAAGTTACGTCTGGTGATTAGCTCGCCATTCATTCACGCTGCATTAAACAGCGACACCAACGCACTAGCATCTATGTTTAATCCGCAATGCCTTGCTATTGGGGAATCAATTACACCACAAGACCATATGCGTGCCCGTGCTGTCTATAATGCAGTTACAACCCAAGCACACAGCTGTACATTTGATCAGTATGCATATATTCATTATTGGATCTATAAGCACCAATATACTGGTTGGGATAATAACACCATGCTTAATAATTTAATAGATACTATCGTCAACGATCATGCAGCGTATCTTTTTTTAAATGAAGCATTTTATTTTGATACTGAGCGTGTTGTATCGTTATACCATCAAACCTTGCAGGCGCTAGATACACAATCTGCAACAGCGTAATACTTATGACAAGCTTGTATATCGCGCTTATTAAGGAGCCTTAAAAAATGTCACGCAAAGAAAATTTCTTAACTGTTGCTAACAGTTTTCTTACTAAGATCCCGCTCACCCAGGAGCAGCGTTCTAAAGAAGATAAATTCATTAACAATGCCGCTGATAATGCGACTTTCCAGACTGAAACAGACGCTCAGTTGGCCAGCCGATTTAAGCATTACGTAACGACAGTTATGGCAACTTGTCGTCGCATGATGCCTGAAGACGATCGTTGGGATCAACAAACGTTCCGTGAGCTGACCACTCAGTATCAGAACGAAGCACTACAGCAATTTGCCGCCCTACAGGCAGCAGAATAAAGTACACGTAGCGCGGAGGGGTAAAACCTTCCGCGCTATGCCTTTTATTTTTTATAAGGATATGCTAAGATGGAAAATCGGTTTATCAGCCTTTTAAACTGTCTACCTGATGTTGCTTTTTATATTCCAGATGAACATCTTAGCTGGATAGATTTAGATAAAGTTCAAACACTAGGATTACCTTGCAGAAATCGTCAAGATAAAGCAGTATTAGAAAAAGGCCTAGCAGAAAACGTTGTCGAGATGATTAGAGATACCTTAGCGACAGGAGAAGGTTCGGAGTTCATCACTACCCAGACCCATATTAAGCTTGCCTGGCTAGAAGCCTCACGTCGCCTTTCTTTTTTGGATAGTTTAAGATCTAGAGAAGATCTCATCGAATCAACACTTTTACTTGTAAACGAATTAGAGTCTGTAGACGTCTCTGAGCTTATATACGAACAAACTGATCTACTTTATAAGCTTATGCCTAAAGTCGACATACAGAGGCTTACAGAGCGTGTAATGACTATTTACATTGACGTACAGAAGTTAATGTCGGATACTGATATGATTTTAGGCTCACCAGCAGTTGGGGAAGCGTTATTATATCAAGTTGGCTTATTAGATGTGGATATCGTTGAATTTATAAATAAGTTAATTATTCATCTTGTTTTTAATCAATACCAACCATGACGGCATAAAAGAGCGTGGAAAACCACGCTCTTTTAATTTATGCCGGTTTTTTTAGCTAGCAGCAGTAGAAGCACGCTCTACTAATTCAGCAAAGCCGTTATCAACAGCTTGCAGATCAGCAGTTAACTCTTCTACAAATGCAGCACGGTTATTCGGGTTAACACCAGACAGAGTCATGGTATCCAGAATAGATTGCGCCACTGCATCAACAGTAGTACCAACCTGAGTCAGACCAGTGAATTCAATCGAGTGAAGTACAGACTCACCAGGAGCTGTCAAGTCACGACGACCGATGTTTTCACCGCCAGTCTTAGGCATCATGTTGGTAACCAACCAGGCGTTGTTTACACGCGCATGCGTTGGATCAGGTTCGATGAAGATCATGGTCATACTGACATAGTCAGGTAACAGATCTGCAGGAACACTGTCCGCCAGGTTTACAACACGAGGAACTTTGGTTTCAGGATCCATTAACAGGTTAAGAATCCATCCCTCGAAGAATTTGTTGATCACACGACCATACTTCTCAGGGAAACCAAATACCGGTACTGAACGTTCACGGGTAACGTTAGCGATGTCTTCTTGGAATTCACCACCCCCACCGACGGCATTTTCAACGAACTCAGCAGTCAGAGTTGACGTTAAACCTTCAATGGTTTGCGCGTGCAATTCAACCAGGTTTTTGAGTGTAGAGATCCACACTTCAGAATCTGGCAGATCGCTAAAGCCGCGAGGTGCTTCAAGTAGAACCGGAATGATGTTACGCTTTACGTAGGCGGCATTTGAATGAACACTTTCGTAGTCCACCAAGAAACCATTCTGACCATTCTTAGTCAGATCTACGCCGGTGTCTTTAGAGGTTGCTAGATGGCCAACCCCTGCCCTTAATACTGCGTCAGTTACACGAGCCATTATGCAAGTTCCTCACTTCTGAATGCATTTACCGTAAAGGTACCTACAGTCTTCATGTTGTTACCATAGGCGTTGATGTTACAGCTCCAGCTATAACCACGAGCACTGTCGTCTTCAGTTAAGAAGGTTTCAGGTACTACAGTCAGACGCCCGTCGAAACGGCCTGATGTACGTTCAGCAATCAACGCGTTAGAACGCTCGATGAACTGGGCGTTGGTAAGCTTAGAGATACCAGCCAGGTCACGCCATACACGTTGACACACTTTCTCAAGCTCAGTGAAGAACATCATGTTAATCGCTGAGTTAAGTACTGAGGTGTCGTCATCATACACGGTCTGTATAGCCGGGTAGAAGAATGAACGACGGTCGTACGCTTGAGACCAAACCATACCGTTAGCCCAGTCGGCGTTACGAACGCGAGCAGGCTTGTACGTGTTGTTAATACCACGTAAAAGTGTAATTTGGTTACGAGGAGACTGGTCAAATCCACGACCGGCTGCTGCTACACCAGAAGCTGCACCCATAAAGGCTGCTACTTTCTCAGCTAAGTCAACAGTTTGTGGAACCAGACCGTTAAAGTTACCGCCGTTTAATTTACCAGACTGCTCAACAACAATACAACGACAAGTTGCAGTGCCATAGAAAGCAGACTCTGGGTATAAGCGCGCAGCGGTACGAAGCGCTACACCGATAGATGAGTCTTCATCAACAGTGTTTTGTTCTTCAGCGACATCCTGGGTAGACAGAACTACATAGATGTCTTTACGCAGACCGATTGGCGTTAACAACTTGCGTTTGGTTTCAAGGCTATACCCTGGATCCCAATAAGCACTGATTGGATACGTGGCGTCGTCCATCAGGTTGTGTTCGCTGTTCTCAAAGTTTGCAACGTCATCGCCCACTAACTTATCAAAGTTAGCCCAGCTCAGATCACCGTCGTCACCGCCTTTCAGGTAGTGAGTTGCAGTTTCTGATAACAAGATACCACCATCAGCCGGTCCAACAACTTCAATTGCTTTATAAGGAACACCGTCATAATCGACCGCACCCATAAAGTTAATGGCATCATGTGATACAGTCAGACCACCTACTGCAGTGTCTTCAGCACCGTGAAGCGCAGTCAGTACCGTAGCGATGTTGTTTTTGTACAGTTCGATTTCACCGAACGGACCATATACTGCAGGGAAACCATCGCTGGTGTCCAGGTTGGTATAGGCAGCGTCAACAACACGATCAAACGACAGCTGAGTGTCCAGTTTAGGATTAATTACGCCATCTTTCAGAGCGAATTCGACAAACTGAGCGCTGGTAAGCGTTTGCTGTACAATAGGCGAAGATGATGCAGAAGCACGTTCGACAATCTGTAAACGGTACAGGTACGCGTCTTGATCTTCGATAACGTCGCCGTCAACTTCAACTGAAGAGTTGGTAGTAGGCGCATACAGGCGGAAGCCCAAGTTATTACCATATTTACCAACGTGGTGGGCCGGGATTTCCATGATAGGATAAACGGTAGATACTTCACCATCTGCTCCTTCAAGATCACCCGTACGGGTAGCGGCTTGTCCGAGAATATCACCTTCGGCAATTTCTTCAGTAAACCAACGAACTTTGTAACCAGGAACTGTGTCACCGGTAGGTTGTTTCTCGCCGTTACCGTCCAGTAAATAAGTACCGTCAGCATTAGTGACGTACTCAGGTACCAAGGCGGATACTGTCTCAACGTTAAGACGTAGACGGGCTTGTTTTGCATCGGCAGGCACTACACGTTGAACCATGATGCTGTTACCTTGACCCATAATGGTGTTAGCCATTACAGTTGCCTGGTTAGCATACGCTTCAGAGTAATCGAAAGTCCGCTCACCAAAAGTGTTGGTCAGTGCAGTACCAACCCCCAATACTGGTGTAGTAGGACCACGCTCACAGAGAAGATGGACCATTGGTAAATGCATCGGCAATGCTTCTGCTACCGGCTCCAACTGACCACGAGACTGGTCGTTGATTCCGCGCAAATTAGCAAATGGAGCTGCGCTCGTAATTGTCATTTCCGACTCCTTTTATCGCCTTCTTATAAGGCATGAAATTTCAAACTAATTTAGCTAAATTAATTTATGTGCGTATTAGTACGTTATATACGATGTCAAGTAATAGACCTAAGCCAATTCTATGTATCGGTCAACGTCTAGTACGCATCATAGACATATGTAAATAATTAACGCCATAGCATAAGCTAGATTAGCCTCGCTATTACTAAGGAAACCCCATGTACAGATCAAGTTACACCACCATGGTTACAAATAACTATCGTCGAGACAAGCTAATTCCTCAGCTGCAAGAGGCGATAATTAAGAACCGGCTAGTGTTATTACCCATGACCCCGGACACCCCTCTTTACATTATTACTCCGGAAGTTAAAGAAGTTGATGCCTTTGCGCACCCACTATCTATCGAACTTCCAACGCGTGACGATCAAACAGTGTTTGTCATAGATACCCGGCCGTTCGTGCGTGGAACGCGTGACGACTACTCCATTAAAGATACCATGGACTACGAAGCACTTGTTGCAAGGGCCTTATTAGAAATTGCCATGTTTGAAGATGGTGATAGTCGTGAGTTATACCTTGCGGGTGATGCACCTATGTGGGTTTTTGTAAATTGGTTAGCCAATAAAATCTCAGGTAATCTTGGATTAGATCCTGCTAGTCAGGTAGATCTACAGATCATCATGGCCCTTCATTATGTCGGCTTCCATGGGTTTGTTGAGAACGATATCTCTGACTCTGAAAAGGCGCGAGTCGCTACACGCATTGCTCGTGTTTTACGTATGCCAATTGAGCGAGTCTTGGATCTTTGGCCTGAGTTCCATTTACAAGGACTACTGTCTCAGACGGTCAACTATGCGCGTGAACGTATTAATTCAACACGAATTGATTTACTTACGCCTGCATCGATGGTTCAACTAGCCACCGGTTCTGCTGGATGGCGTGGTGCTCATTTTAAAGAAGTAGTAGGAATCGCGCTGGAACATGCACCAACGTGGCATTTCATGGTTTACGCTGCTATAAATAGCAACGCCTATAAGCGTTCTACTATCAGTGATCTTTTATATAAACAGTTTAAAGACAAGTCTGCATTAAACACCTATAGTAAAACTTTAGGTCTATTGGTTAGTGGGGAGCGTTAAGGTCGCTCCCCGGTTTACAATTAACAGGAGCAACCACGCGTGTTAACCTACTTAACAGATTACGGATATAAAAACATGTGGTGTAATCCGTTTATGGATACACCGTCTGTATTTCAACCCCACCGTTTAACAGGCAAACGTGGTATAAAGGAAACGGTTACTTTACCATGGGATAGTCAGAAACTTCCTACTACTGCCGACACTTACCATGTTTACAAGATAGGACAACTACCACCGTCTACGTTTGGCATTGAAACATCGCTAAAAACCTGGGTGGATTTAGCAACTGTGTCAAATAACAATAATTTGTTAATAGATCTCTATCTAGAAACCGGTATTGTTTTTGCTAAATCGCTAGCATATATGATGGTAAGTGCTAACCGTACTGTCATACTTGCGGTTAAACAGCACCCTAACATGCCTTCTTTGTTTGACAACCGTTTATATATACGGTTCTACCATAACAGCTTTATTAGTTCTAACCGTAGCGCTGGTTATACTACACCCTTTGTTAAGGTAGGGGGTGGTTTAATTGAAACCACTCAACAAAAGCTTGCTATCCTTAATGAATTTTATAACTATCAATCCCAAGTGGGTTTAGTTAGAATCATGAAAAATGGGTACGAGCATGGTTACCTTACCCCCGCCGAAGTGGCTATTGGTGATGTAATTGAATATACCTATCAGAGTACCGTCAGTCGAGTTGTAGAGTTTAAACTTAGCGATTTACCTACCTTTCGTTCTGATCTTGATAGTGTCAATAAATATATTCTCCATCCTCCCAAAAGTGAACCACAGAGAATAGACTATCATGATGATATCGATATTTTGATATTAGTTCCTGATGAAACAAGAGCAGATAAATTCAAAGGCGTGTATTATCATTACAACACCGAACAAGCCATTCGGATGATAACACACCACGATTACAGTATCCCAACTGCATTAGTGGATAATTATCTTACCGACCACGGTACTTGGCTAAATACTAACAATGCAGTTGTTCGTCTTTATATTAAAGAATCTGGCTATGACCGACCTTTAGTGGTAGAGAAGAACCGCATTCATGAGCTTTACAAGCTATCAGATGAAGCGATTGTGAATGTTCTATCGGGTGTTAACTCTAGTATTGAAGTCTGGTCAGCTAGGCATCTAGAAGCCTCTTCTTATCCTGCTATTATGCGATACAGTGAGGTGCCAGGTGAGGTTCCTCGTCCCGTAGAGTCTGAGCCTTTTACTAATTTAGTTATCGACACCTTAGGTTACAATGCGTTGGTAAAGGTATTAGGTGATAGCCCTATCCAGAGTGTGGATGATGGTGGTGTGGCAGAATTTCATCTACCTCCACTATATCGAACCGATTCAACGGTGTATGAGTATACTGCCGAAGGTCGCTTACTGGGTTTCTACTACCATGCGTCTGGTGATGAATATTATCCAAGACACACGGAAGCTCGTCGTGTAGAAATGGTTAGGGGGATGGTATCTAGGACAATCGATCAGAATGTCAACTACACGTATGTTGACTATGAACAAGGAAGGGATTACCGCTTTTATTTACTAACTGCTGTAGAAGAGTCAGAGGTAGAAGGAAAGTGGATTGAAGTAACTGGTGACGATACCTATTACGAGATTCAAAATAATCAAATTATCTGGAAGGTAGATCCTCGATTGATGACACCGTTAGTTAGAACTGATAGCCTTGGCTTAGGTTTCAGCCAGCTAATGAATGTTAGCGCAGGTGTTATTACCGTACCATTGAAAGCTAACTTTATAGTAGATGGTGAGGATGCTGTAGATCAGGATATTATTCTACCTATGGGTAAAGTTGATGTGTGGTTAAATGGTTATCCGTTAATTCGTAAAATCGATTACCATATCACTGATTCTAACATTGTGGTAATAACTAATAAATCATGGATAGTGGAAGGACAGCAACAACATGTTACTATTCGCGCTGCTGGGCACCTTAATAGCGAAATGCAGGAAGATGTGGAATATGAGATTGGTCATGTCAGACACGGAAAGTTATCTCGTAATAACCGTTTCGACATTCGTGATGACCGCTCTTACCGTGTCATTGCAAACGGTGCGTTGAAGGTAACTAGTGAATTGGCATTTGCCGAGAACGATAGTTCTATTGATATTGCTAACGTTAGAGAAGGCGCGCCTTATATACTAGAATACAACCATCCGCCTATGTGGGAGCTTTACGGTCATGAGGAATATGTTAAACGTGAAGAAGCAGCTGAGATTGATAAACAGCTTTCTAACGTACTGACAGATCTTCTACCAGAAGCTAACTTAAGTTCACCGATTGCTATCTCAGAACGTTATGTGCTATATAGCCCATTGATGAGCGCAATGTTAATGGATATGGTTGAAAAACGATTGACAGTACTGCCTGGGAGAATGACTGATAGAGATATTGCTGGTATCGTTCACCCGTACCTGGTCTATCTGCCATACGATCCAACTCAGTTAGATTTAGCTAAAGATCTAGTATCCATCCATCCTCATTGTTATCGTGAAACGCTATCGTTAACAATTCACGAGTATGCGGTGTTAGATCGTATTTCTCGTTTATATTTGAACGGGCGAGTTGACTTAACACAATTTGTCTGTGTAGGAGCTTAACTGATATGTTAAATGAATCAGCCCCGGTCTTTAATATAGACCTTAATCGTGGTTTTCGAATCTGGTATATTGATGAGATATACCAGGTCGGCCAAGAAGATACCGATGGTGTTAACAACTTTGTCCCTAACGTCAACGACATGGTTGTCGATTGGACTCGAGGTATTCTTCGAGTAACTTACATTGACCTTGAAACTGGCGAATCTCGACTTGAAGTATGGCGAGTACCTACTGAGACAGGTGTAGCTGACCGAGATATTATTCTCGGTCTAGCACCAGGTGGTATTACTGAATATTATCGGGCCTATATTGATAGTTCAGTAACACCACACGTCATGTCTTTTGATTCACGACTTCACATTTACGGCTCTAATGTTTCTCACGTTAAAGTCTTTAGAGGTGATGATATTGATAACGATACTGGCGTAGTGATTTCAGCGCGCTATGATCAAAACGGTGTCTTGATCTCCGATAATTTAGAGGTCGTTACAGTTACTCCTCCCGAGGATAACCAACCGGCGATCAAACAACCCATTACTGGGTCTTCTACATTACCTTTAACTGATGGTGAGATTGTAACGTTAGTTGCCTATAACCAGAACCACTCTGTTGCGGCGATAGCAAGATTATTGGTTAGAAATACGTCATTCGTTAAAGCATCGGCTGCACCTACCGAACACATTGTTGATGTGTATATCGAGTCACCGTTTTTATCTAAGACACAGGACAACGTATTACACTATCCACACAACCTACCATTAAATTCAATGAACTTAATAGGGGTAGTTAAGTATAACAATGGACGTAAGGTTCGATATCCTATCAATAACCAGTCAAGAATGCGTCTGTATGGCATTGAGAACTACGTACCGTCGGTAGTAGGGCAGAAGGTGCCCTTGGTGTTGTCTTATCGTTTAGATAGCACTGAGTCAACATTCTCGCAAGACTTCCGTAATGGGTCAATCTCAATACCCTATAACGCTATCACGATTGATGAAGATTTACGTTATAACGTGAAGTTATATGTTGTACCTAAATGGCACAATGACACGTTAGGATATACTTTAGAGTATTACCTCTACTCTATGGAACGTGATATCGTCATTAACGTTACTGATTATGTTGAAGCCGATTCAACTCAGAATACGGCCTTTAACCCAACGTTATACGGTACGTTACAACGTGTTGTAGTAGTACTGCAGCTTAAGGATGTGGATAGCACTTACCAGAGTTATCGTCATATTCAAAGTTTTAGCATAACCCTACTAGGTAGACCGCACACCGTTGATTCTCCTTATCTGATTGATTATAATTCAGATGGTGATCATGTTTATGGTCAAGGACTATCTGCACACGCATTTCGCGATGGCGATGACCCTACCAAGTGGAATATTGATATTTCTTCTGGTTATGGCAATACGCAAGAATGGCTACAAGAGATGTATCGGGATATTGATCCTCTGGTTATACGCGAGTCAGAGCCTGAAGCACCGTACCCCACTCATTTCTTATTTACCATTGATGATGAAGAGTTCTTGATTGCGTTAGAAGACTATCGAGAATTTATTCAGGTTGACTTTGAACCAAATGTAAATTGTGTAGTGACGTTACAATGGATACGTCAAACTCCTACTAACGATTTACAGTTAGGGATAAGTAGTCTGAATATCGTTAATGATGAAGATAATGATTAAAAGACGGCATAAGCTAACCACCCGGCCTCACGGCTAGGTGGTTAGGCTTTTATGCCATTATCTTAGTAGCAGTTTCTACTTTACCTGTCACACGCTCAACATGATCTGCAATAGTCACAATGTATTGAGATATACGTGTTTGTGGAAGAGCATTTAGTGTGTTAAGTTTATTACCAAGAGTAAGATAGCCTTGAACATACGCTGACTTATTAGATTCGGTGTCTAATTTATTAATGCGGTTGTCTAATGCTTTAATAATACCATTTTCCTTACTGTCATTGAGATGCTTGTTAAGTTTTGCAAATAATGAACTTTCAGCAACAATGTCTAATAGGACCAGCATCTCGTTAAGTGTCGTCGTAAATGCTAAATCACCACTTTTAACTGATTCTTTTCGAAACATAAAGACAGGTGTGGTAGATTCAAAATTTACTACCAAACGATGATCTCCTGGTAGAATATCTTTAGATTCATAACCATCTTCTGATTTCTTCATGGGAATAGATTGTTCAACGATCTTGATTAAATCATCAATGCCGTTTTCCACTTTCATGATAGCGTTTGCTGAATCGGCTTTAGTGAAATCGTTAGTAAGCTGAGATATCTCTTTAACCAACTTATCTAACATAACGCTAAGGTTAATAACCGTATCAGCCACTGTATTGAGATCTACCTTTCCATCTACCGAGAGTTGCTCAAGGTGATCTTTGACTTCGACGCTGATATCAGCTTTTTCAACCCTATCAGCGCTTTTCTTTCTGGCATCTGCCCGCTTTTTAATGCTTTCGCTGCGGGAATTGAATTTAAGTAACCAGATAACAAAAACAGCAAATGCTTTTTGAATTGCTTCTTTAATGGCTTTATAGATACGCTCTACCGTTTCAATAATACCGGCTTCTGTAGAAATGACAGCATGTTCAACACCTAAGTTGTTAGCAAAGATTCCTAACATGGTATTAGTAACCGGATGCTGGTAGTCAGCGTCCTCAACACAGGCATTGTTTATCGCTTCTAAGCTATGGGCGATAGATAACAATTCTTCAACATCGTCACAATGGCGTGTGTATTCTATTGAAGCAATCTCATCGGTAACGTTGTAAAACTGTTCTTGATTAATGGCTTCTTCTAGCGATACGTCTACTGAGGGTGTTGATATAAGTAAACGTTGTATACGGCTTGACATGGTTAACTCCTTTACTTCTTAGCAGCACGGTCAGTTACTAATTTTAAACTAGTTTCTAAATGACCAAGTGTTTGAGTGTAATAACTAATTAAGTTACGTGGCATCGATTGAAGCATTCCGTTAATCGGCGTGGCTATTTTCATTAACTCAGTAATGACCTCGCGATTACCTCTGGCTAATTTAAAACCAGACTTCATGCTACCTACAATTTCTTTTGAAAAGGTTTCAGTATTTTTAATTAAATCACTAACCTCATCGATGTTTAATTTATCAATAGCAGACTGTAGTGATTCAATGGTGAATATTTTAGTAGTGCTACTGTTTTTAACAGATTCCTCTTCAAATTTCAATACGGGTACTGGGCTGGTAAGGTCGATGATGAGACGTTTATTACCAGGAAAGAGATCTTTAGAAGAGTAGAGTAAATCTTTTTCAACCGTGTTAAAATGTTTATTGATGTAATCTATCAAGCCGTTAGAGAGATTGGTAACAACATCTACATCTTTAATGGTTTTAGCAGAGTTAAAACGTCCTACTATCTTTGTACCCATATTACGAATCTTTTCAAGCGGCTCAACAATGGTGTTTAGGCGGGTTACTATAACATCAAAGTCTATCTCTCCACCAACTTCCAACGCTTTAGCATGCTCCCCCAATTCAACTTCAACAGGGTCATCTACCTCTTTAATTTCAGCATTTTTCTCATGCTGCTTAAGACGATTAATGATTTTGGTAAGGCGGTCAAACACAACTTTAACCCATTTAACAACAGCCTCGTAGGTGCGCACAAACGCTTCTTTAATCGCCTCTATGATTCGATCTATAGTGTCTAATACTGAATTTTCTAAAGAGGGTTCAACTGGAAGACCTAACTGACCGTTGATATGTTCAACGGTGATCAGTACCGCAGGACTATCCCAGAGACCATCCTGGCATGTCTGGTGAATTTCTTCTAACTCTATACCTAGACGACATAGACGAGCAATATCGCCATCCATTTCTTCAACAGCAATACAGCTTAACGTAGTTTCTATCTCATCTACATTTAATAACATGGATTTGTCCTCAACAATAACTGATGATCTTAATTCATAGTTTAACAGGCAGACGTGTTGTATTAGACACCTACTACCAACATCTATGACTATTAACTTTAGAAGCGGCTGTCATGATATCCTTTCTATCCGACTATAAAAAATATCCCAATGCGATTGTGGATTTAAAGACAAGTAACGAGTCGTTTCTTAGACTCGCAAGTCTTTATAAAAAGATGGGTATTGAAAACAACGTATTTCATTTAACCCTTTTACAGCCAGAACTACAAGGTATCGATCCCTTTAGTTTAGATATTGACCAACAGACAAAAGTCATGATTACCATGGAGTGTAAATACAACCCATGGTATTTTCTCCGTGAGGTGGTTCGCATACCACCTCAGTCTGGTAATACACCTGTTCAATATAGGGCTAATCGTGGAAACATTGCCTTAACTTGGTCTTTTTTTAATCACATTGACTTTGCGTTAATTCAACCACGTCAGACAGGTAAATCGGTTTCTACTGACTGCCTGATGACTAACTTGATTTACCTTGCGATGTTATCATCACGTATAAACATGATAACAAAAGATGCTAACTTACGTTCTGCTAACGTTGAGCGTCTAAAACGAATACGTGACTTGTTACCACCTTATCTGTTAGTAAAAGATAAAACAGATGCAAATAACCAACATCTACTAACGTATAATACCTTAGACAATACCTATAGCACTGCCGTTGCTCAATCATCAGAAGCAGCCGCCATCAACGTAGGTCGTGGGACAACAGCCCCTATCACTCAGATCGATGAGGGTCCTTTTATCCGATTCATTGGCTCGTTGATACCCGCCGCTCTAGCAGCAGGGACAGCGGCCCGCGAGGAAGCTGAGCGCAATAACCAACCCTATGGAAACATCTTTACAACCACTGCTGGTAAAAAAGATGACCGGGATGGCAAATACATGTACGACATGATTAGCGGCGGTGCTGTATGGAGTGAGAAATTCTTAGACTCGCTCAACATCAATGATTTCCATCGTCTGGTTAGGGTAAACTGTACTAACCACAAAATATTGATTAATGGTACATTCTCCCATCGTCAATTAGGTCACTCCGATGATTGGTTATATAAAGCTATTGCGAATGCTAACGCAAAGGGTGAAGAAGCAGACCGTGACTTTTTTAACCGTTGGACAAGTGGTACACAACGATCTCCTTTGACCACTAAACAGAATAATACCATATTCGATTCTGAACGTGAGCCAGAATACGTCGAGGTGACCGATGAAGGATATATGTTAAGGTGGTATATCCCTGAATACCAAATTAATCAACGTATGGCTAACGGTTATTTTATTGCCGGTATGGATACCTCAGAGGGTGTGGGTCGAGATTCGATTACCATGACTCTCATTGATGTTCGAGACTTATCTCTCGTCGCTGCAATGGACATTAACGAAGCAAACATTATTCGTTTCTGTAAGTGGGTCGCTAATTTTTTAATCGCTTATGAAAGAGTAACTTTAATTATTGAACGTAAGTCAACTGGGGTGGTTATTATTGATGCGTTAATGATAGAACTTCCATCTGTTGGCATTGATCCCTTTAAACGGTTGTATAATACAGTTGTACAAAACCATATGGAGAGGAAAAGCGACTACGAAAGAATCGTTAAAGATGTTCGTTATCGAGATGAGTCATTTTACATTAGCCATAAGACAGATTTTGGCTTTGCGACCAATGCACAATCTCGAGCACTTCTATACGGTAACGTTATACAAAACGCTGCTACCCATGCCGGTCATCTTGTAAGAGATAAGACACTCTCGCTGCAACTACGTGGTTTGGTTGAGAAAGGGGGTCGTATAGACCACGAAGCCTCCGGCAATGACGATTTAGTTATTGCATGGTTGTTGGCAAACTGGTTTGTGACCTATGGTAATCACCTGGACTTCTATGGGATAGATCCAGGACAGTGTTTACTTCTAATGGGTGAGAGTTCAGGTGATATTAGCCAAGACCTTCTCGTTAAAGAGAAGAATGCTAGGACTCGTCAACGTATCAATGAAGTATTAGAAGAAATAACACTATGTCAATCTGGCTTTAAATTGGCCCGATTAGAAAGTGAATTAAAGAAACTTACCTACCAAACTAAAAGCGATGGTGGTGAAATTTATAGTTTCGATGCGCTTATTAAACAAGCCAATGAGCGTAAGAAGACAAAACGTAATCAAAATAAAACACGCAACAATAATGCCAATTTGGCATTTTGGTAAAAATTATAGTTAAAAAATAAGGAAGACCATGAGTTTACTTAATGAAGTCCGTATCACTATCGATCGCAATCGCGCCGATACTATCGATATCTGTAAGAAAGAGCTTATTTATAAGCCTCATCTTCGTCTCTTGATATTAATGCGCCAAGACCAGGGTATTATTGAAGATCCAAGTCAAGCAGACATTGATCAGTGTTTGGCTATGGATAAGTTGTTCTTTGAACGTCACCTTAAAGAAATTAAGATTAACAGTGATCGGATCTTAACCCATTTAGCCGAAGTTCATAAAACCAAATGGTATTTACGTCTGCCGTCATGGCTTGATATTCCAAAGGTGTTGATGGTTGCTGATAATGAATACTACGAACAGGTTCGTATGGATGTACAGACGCCGTATTTTGATCGTGATGACATTCCAACGCTGACAACGGTAATCTCTCACGTACAGCCATCTAACCGCTACGTAGAAGAAATCATTACACCCTTTGGTCCGGTGAACACTACCGTGAAGATCGCACCCCCACTTAACCTACAAAACATTTTATCAATGTTCCACACAGTGTCATTGTTGAAGTGTGAGTATACAAAAGAGGCTATTGGGGGACAAGGTCTTTCACTTAGCCAGTCTGAGTTAGATTTTATTCAGAAAGGCACACTGCCTGATGACGTATCTATCTTACGTGAGCTGGCAACTATTGCTACTTCTGCAACACCCTATACGGCTTCGCTATATTTCTTCCTACGTCGCTTTAAAGAACTAAACGCAGTTGATCCCTATCAGCTCATCAGCTTTAAAGCCCAGTGTATGGATAAAGACGTTAAGTTAGGTCTGATGACACGCGAACGTGATAAGCTACTATTAACATCACGCCAGGTAAAGAACGCCATCAAGAAACTCTGCAGTCATTATAAATTTGCAGAAGAGATTGATCAAGCTTCTTTGTTTATTCATGATTACGATATGTTTAATACACTACGTTTCAATTTGAAACCATACGAGTCGTTACTCGAATACCATCGTGAACACGACTACCTGAACGACGTTATTAAGCGCCAAGTGAAATAGACGACATAGACCACCTTCTCCTATAACGGGAGAAGGTGGCTTTATGCTTTATCGGTTATATACTTTAATGAAATAATCGACGTATTTGATATCATACTTGGTTCCAGTAACTTGGACCATTAATCTATCATACGCCTGTTGTTCTACAATGGATAATGTCTTTAAACGTATAGCGTTAACTATGTCATTATCATTAATAAGTCGATCTAGATAGATCTGAACTACGCACTCACGTGTTGGGTCGTAAGTGGGCAGTCTATAACACAACCCCACAATATCAATTAACGCCTCATCATCTAGTAGTTGAAACGCTTTCTTAGGGAAAGTTAAACCCTTATCTACCCACATCAACAAAGTGTGGTAAGGGATAAGTTCTCCATATTCGTCATATATGCGGTGTTGTAGTTCATGCAGACCATCTCGATAACCAGTAGGTAGTTTCTTAAATTTTCGACCTACATAATGTCGATAGAAGTCACTTGTATAGACATATAGCCTTATATTTAAACTATACATCATAACAACTTCTGGTGGTGGGTTGAACATACTAATCGTAATGTTTCATGGTTAACGAGCGCAGAACTAAGTATAATAAAATACCGGTTCTAACACTGGCTTTAACAGAAGCGTTGCGTGAAGTAACCGCATCTTCAGCAATCTCTCCAGCAAGTTCACGAATCTCCAACAAATCATCCTGAACGCTACGTGAAGACATGTAGATAGCACGCATCTTAACCAAGACTAAAGGTAAGTTGGTAATATCAACACGGTTCTGTTGTAAATAATGAAACGCATGGATAATGGTTTTATCCAGCAAAGGGCCAATGACCTTATCTTTACTGTCAGAAGCATTTTCACTCATGTATTCTAACGAAGAGATTAATTGGTCTGGTGGCATGGTGTGTATTGCCTTGGCAACGATGTCTACCAGTTCCTGTTTAATGAATGTATCTCTATCAGCAACAATGCGATGTAGATACTGTCTAAAACGGGTATAGTCGTTTCGTTTATCTTTAACAATACTCTCCCCGTCAATATCAACAGATGCAGAGATAGTAGTAATTTTTGCATCTTGTTCTCTAACCTGATGGAAAACTTCTACTACCGCTTTAAATACTTCACGGATACGAGACTGGATGTCGTTGATCATGTAAACCACTGCCTCATCAGGACCAAACTTACGATAGGTGTCGTAATGGATACCTGTTTTAGCTAGAATGCTTTCAGACCGGTCTTTAACCAAGGCCCCCCATGAACCTTGTACCTTTAAAGAAAACTTCTTAGACAGGCTTGCATAGGTCATCATAGCAACGCTTTTATCTGCAGGGTAGCGAAAATAATGACTCATCAGAGACGAAAGGAATTTATAATGTAGCATAGATAACAGCGCTACTTGAACTTGTTCTTTTTCACGTGAACTCACCTCGCTTTCTTCAAAACGGTAAAGACACCAGATAATAGAGAGATTCACTAAATCACTACTGACCCTAAAGTTAGTGTCGATGGTATCTAGGGAGTAGACATCTGCCTTTAACGCTAACTCATCTATTTGTAATACCTCATCAAACCAGGTAATTTTATCATCATTAGTATAACGGATAGGATATACACCAATTAGCGCATCTCCAAAAAAGTTAATAGAATCATCGTTTTTAGTTACAAATCCGTTCACATAACTGATGATGCGTCTAACGAGACCTCTATTAAAACTGACATCCTGGCCTATGTCATTAAAAACGGATTTAAGTGTACTAGCCATGTAGATATCCTTGTATAAATAAATTAGTGTAGTCATAAAAATACACCTCTAACGTATATCTATAGGGCAATATACAGATTGCTTTTTTCTAGGAACTTTACACAGGATGAACTATGGCTGACCCGATAGAACGTATAATAAAAACTTTGAGAATAATTGAAAAACAAAGTGCCTTTATAGAACAAGAAGACATCACTGTTCAGATATTGAATAAGATTGATAGCAAGTTTCATGACCACGTTGTGGCTAGTGAGATGGGTAACGATACCATTACCGGCAATAACAACCGTGATAGAATAAAAGAAGCCGGTTGGGAGATCGTTGAGAACTGTATCATCACCTCGAAGGGAGCGGTCAATATTAAGTGGTTAAGTAGTAAAAACCGTAAAGAAATCAAGAAGTTATTGAAAAATAATGTGGATGATTTTAGTGTCATTTAGTTGTCATTTCTGACAAATACTATACCCCGGGGGGTCAAACCCCCCACGTAGTTTTTTGAGATGGAGAGGACGCATGACAACGATAGTCTGGGATGGACAGCAGCTGGCTAGTGATAGTCGGATGACTGTTAACTGGAATGTAATATCACAAGAGCCCTTTACTAAATTGCATGTATTAAAGGGGGTTTTTATTAATCCAGAGACTAAGGAAGAGGATACCTTAGTAGGAATGGGGTTTTCTGGCGATGCCAGACAGGGAATGCCGTTTCGTGATTGGCTAGTTGCCGGTGCTAAGAAGGAAGAATTCACAGATGCTCTTAGCGAGTGCTGTGTAATTGTTGTATGCCGTAATTCAGTGTGGCAATTCTCTAATGGTCCTGACCCGCTACCTGTCAGGAATACTGCCGCTATTGGTTCAGGTTCTGATTTTGCCACCTCGGCGTTATCGTTAGGTAAAACAGCGCCAGAGGCTGTGGTTCACGCCATAAAGCACGATACCTTTAGTGGTGGGCCGGTACTATGTCTTTCTTTTAATGAGTCCGGTGAGCCTCTTCTGAGCCATTATAAAGACCAGGAACATATCTCGTTAGAAGCAAACGTATCACTTGCCTGGTAATATTGATCCATTATAAATAAAACAAAGAACAAACTACGGTAGCCATTATGCAATTATCTTCACTAATTAGTCAAGAAGTCAGAGTATGTCACACCCCTAATTCAGTAGATGTTTTTCAGGGAGAGGGGTTAAAGATTAAACACCTCATGCACCTTAATAAGGCCGATAGTTATGTCGACCAGGCGATTATGGTATTAGTCTACATAGAAGGGAATATAGTCCCTATGTATGTTACTATGTTTAATCATCCATCACACAACGTCTTTGAAGAAAAGTATCAATTTAGTCACCTGGTTGACCATATTAATCAAGGATATCAACAATCGCATGACCTGTTGGTGATGCTAACAACAACAGAACCTCTGGCGGTAGCAAGCTGTGATAGCTTATTAAAGATCCGGTCGGGTAATGTTGATGTGGCAACGTTCACTAAGAATCCAGTTTCTGAAGAAAGACCTGTAAAGATACCAGGTGTTGATGGTGTATTCTATCTAGCCCAGTTGTTTTTTGATAACTGTTCTTTAGATAACCACATTCGACAACAGTTCTTAAACACTTTATTAGATATGTTATCTTTTGATAAGAAGAAACATATTGATCATCTTGGCAATAGTTCCCAACCAATGTCAGGTGTTGTAAGACTACATTGACAGCATAAACAGGTGCAGTCTAATAGACTGCACCTATGCCGTTATTGTCAGGAGCCGTGCACCTTATACACCAGATGATGTCAATTTAATGTGACGATAAAAACTTTCCTTATCTTATCAGTGATTTAATCTTACAGCTATCCGTGTCAATATCATTTCTATCTAAATACTCTAAACCTTCGCAGATATTGTTAAAGATTATTAAAACCCCATTCTCTAATTCAATAACAACGTCATCGGTTATTTTGAAGTTACCGGTAAAACGATCCCAGGATGAATTATCATCAGAATACTTTATTAGGTATTTTAATAAATATATTCTCTTTAGATCAATTGCCCTTCTTAGACTAGATTCTTTATTGTTGAAGAATTGTACAGTATCGTTATATGTTTTAAATATTCTATATTTCCCTTCTTTAACATCTAAACATACAACAGGGGTGGTGTGTTTTCTTGCTTGGATGGGTTTATTTAACGCTTCTTCTAGAGACATACCTGTCGAGAGACGATAGTTTAAAGCGGGTAAGCTGATGTTAAACTTTTCGCATAGCTCTACATAAGTAGTTTCTACCCCAAGGTAGGTGACTGTTCTTGTAGTTCTTCTATTTAAAGCCTGCTCTTTACGACTGGCCCATTTACAATTATCTGGGCTGTAGTCTTTATCGTTATCCTTACGATCTAGCGTATAGCCCTTTGGACACTCACCCATATCCTCTAAGAAGTTTTCAAAACTATCAAGCCACCGCTTACACACTTTTATCCCACGCCCTCCGTAATTGTAATAGTCAATATTTTTAGGATTATAACACCGGCCCTTCATAGCGTGGTAATATTTATATTCCTTTTTTGCCGACATCCCGTGGACCTGGCTGGTATGTCTTACCTTTTCCTTTTGATAACATCCACAACTTGTTGATTTGTCGGATAGTAGACTCCCTGCATTAACTTTCTTTACAGAACCGCAATCACACACACAACTCCATCTTATCTGACCGAAGCGATTATTATCAGCTCTACTTTCAACTAGCCATCGACCAAATCTCTTACCCTTTAGATCTATATACGCGCCCATTAGTAATACTCTTTAATTAAAAATAAAGTCATAGTATTTCATAGATAACGTATAAAAAGTAGGTCCGAAGACCTACTTAGTTTAAACTCCTGACGATGTCAGTTTGATATGTCTGTAATAAGACTCTTTATCATCGCAGAACGCAATCTTTTTCCAACGTGTAGTTAGGTATTCCTGATATAACTCTTCCGAGTCTGCAAAACCTTCTACTATATCACGATAGACACCCAGGCTCTGTCCACCATGCAATCTAGCGGTATCGATACTAATCATTGATTGATTATAGATATAGCTCTTTACGGCGTACTCTACTAACTTGGTAAAAGCTGGGATAGTACGCGGGTTTAAGTTCTGCATTTCAGGATCATTGCTGACAATACAACGTAACGATGCATTGCTACTAAGTATACTTTCAGATTCTACATGAATAGTATTCTCTTCAATCAAAGAAACCGAAGAAGTACTATTAATTTCATAACCGTTAGCTGCATCCAATACATTCAAAGATTCACGTATCAACGATGAGGTTGTCTGATAGGTACTTGTTGCTTCGTTTTCATTAAAGCCAATACTCATCACCGATATGATACTTCTTCCCATTGTTGCTGTTTTAGGGATAACATAGATTTGATGACTTCCATCATCATACATCTTTTTAGCGGTACTCAGAGATATCTCAACCTGAATACCTCCTACTAAATTACAGTCAACCAATACCCGTGGTTTTACCACTTTTGCTAATATCTGAGATTCAACCGATACTGGGTAATTAATTACATTGTATCGCTTATCTATGAAGACTTGGCGCAGTACCTCCATGGGGATCTTAAACGTTATATCCTGTATAGCTTTTTGAATAGGGTTCATGGGTATACACTCATAGTCAGGTTACAATTTATTTATTCACTTCATACTTTATCGAACAATCTAGGAATAAGAGGCGATTTAATGAGTAAACATACCTTAAGAATCTACGCAGCAGGCGGCTGTGCAGCCAACTTAGCGACTCCCTTTGTTGGTCTTGAATCATCAGATATCTACGCCGACATTAATCCTGTTTTCGTAGACACCAGCATGTCAAACATTGAAGACCCTATCATAGAGGATATGTGTTACATTCTCCCTGATGTGGATGGTTCAGGTAAAGTGCGCCGCGAGAACCACCAGCGTATTGCTGATTCAATCAAAGATATCATCTCTATCCATCCTCCAGGTGATTTCAACATCGTAATGTTTTCAGCTGCCGGCGGTTCAGGTTCAGTGGCTGGCCCGCTTATTGCTCGCCAGCTGTTAAATAGCGAAGTACCGTTCATTTGTATTGTGGTAGGTTCTACAGATTCAGCAATTACGTGTACTAATACGTTGAATACGCTGAAGTCTCTGGACAACATTTCCAAGACAGCTGATTTACCAATCACGTTGTTCTACGAAGAAAACAGCGGCAACGTTAAGCGTTCAGAAATCGATAAACGTGTTCGTGCAGCCATTGGTGCTATTAGCGCCCTGGTGTCTGGTAACAACAAAGAGTTGGATACTAAAGATGTATCAACTTGGATTTACTACAACCGTGCTTCAAAAGTAGCGCCGCAGCTAAGTCAGTTGGCTATCATGCACGACAACACTACAGTAGAGGGGGTTAACGAACCTATCTCTATTGCATCATTGCTGGCTGATCCAGATACCGCCATGCCTGAAGCAGCCCCGGACTATCAGTGCATTGGCTATCACCGTGACGAGTCTGGCGAGATTCCTGATATGCATTTGGTTATCTCAACGACTGGTGTTTCGCGTATCTACGAAGGTATCTCAAAAGCTTTCGGTACTTATGAGAAAGCAACCTCTAAGCGTTCATTGGATCGTAAAACGTTCATCGGCGATAACGATGAAACCACTAATGACGACATGGTACTCTAAGTACCCATCCAGCATGCATACCGCCTCCCTAGCTAGGGAGGCGTCTATGCCGGTTAGGAGTAATTTTGACACCTACATTACTACAATAGATATCCCTAACAATCTATAAGAGGTAGCGAAATGCAGACTTCAAAATACTACCTGTTTGATGTGAAAACAGCACACGATATAGCACGACCTTTTATCGATGACCTCAAACATCATCTTGTAGGTCACCCCACTATAAACATTGATGAGGTATTAAATCAATGGTTTATTGAAAGACTTGCTCTCATGGGTGTTCTACACCATGATCCATCTATTGAGGCTAAGATGCCACTTGGTGTTATTATCTTTCTAAATAGTTTACCTGAAGTAATTAAAGGTTCGGTTGACTCTCATCTATATCGTTCGGTGAGTAACATGTGGCATCCTGATAGCTCCGTTAAATCTTTTATTAAAGACCATACGTTAGTTATCAATGCCTAAAGAAAAAAAGGACACAGCCATATGGCTTTAAAAATAATACTCCCTTTAAATGAATTCATGGAGAATATGGTTCTTCGCTCATCTCTGTTCTTCTACAAACATAACAGAGAGAACCCCCTAACTAGAGTACATGCGTCAACAATAGTCCATCAAATTGTTGACGACCTATTAAGCCACTTCTTGTCATGGGCTCCCGGTACTGATTTGGTATCAGATATACTTAATGAGTATTATCCATGGATGACGACCCATCCTGTTTTCGGCGCTCGATTCTATCATGACTGTATTGATCCAATCGATGCCCGGTTGTCTGAAATTATTGAAAAATATGTTCCAAGAAACACTACCGATGTTTGGACTATTGTTAGATACGGGGATGATGTAGTTCTAGAGAATTTGGGTAGCAGTGCTAACACAGGTCTGTTCAATATACAAGAACGTCTCCATGAACTGTTAATGGAGCAGTATAAAGATCACGAACAGAATCTTCCTAGTCATAGAGCCAATGCCACTACCCGCGATGATCTAAAGGTGCAGTTAGATGCTAGATACGGCGAGTTAACCCATGACGTGTTAAGGCTTATCGTTGATAAAAATCTTAATTTAACAGGGTTAGATTAATGAAACCAATATCTATTATTGTTAATTTTGATGCCGTACATTCACTGTTCTTTAACTACTTAGAGCCAGTCTTAGGGGGGAGTTATCTCCTCTGCTTAGATTACACTAGGTTATTAGATTACGAGTTAGAAGTATTTCTTCTAGGTGAACAGTATCGTGACATGGTAGGTGAAGATATAACAGATGTTTGGCTAGAAGAACTCTGTCCAATGGTTGATTTAAGAGAATCACTCAAACGAGATATTCGCCGAACTATCTTTAATACAGTCACGAAGGTGTTAGGTGGGGATAAGATACCTACACACCACTATGAATATCAACGCCTTAATGATCCTTTGGACTATGTGATAATAGACAATGGTGATTATAGGGAACGTGAACTTCGTCTCCTACGTGAACAAAATGCGGCATTGGAGGAGAGACTACGTGCTCTAGAGGAGGGTGAATGAAACCACGGTATCTTATTCTGGATGTGAGTTATGTTAGAAGTGTAGCAAACCATTCAAATGGATCACTTTCGCTTTACCGAATGACGTTTAGTGAGCTGATACGTGTGTTGATAGAGTCTTTAACAGACACCAATGCACAATACCAGCTGGGTGATGAGGGTAGTGACTATGGGTTATTATATCGCGGACTATATAACTATAATAGTCAGAATAGAAAAGAGTTTACGATGGAAGATATCCACGACGTTTGTAAGATAGGCTTAAACGTTTATAAGTATATCTACCCCACGATTCTCAATCATTTCTCACGCTATCCGTTTACAAAGCTAGTAGTAAATGAATGTATAGGAGATGATGTGTATGTCGACTGTTACTAGAATAGACATACCCACTACCGATCGCTCAGAGGATATGTTTTTTATCGTAGACTCGAGCGATTTTGCACTGCGTCTGGATCCATCAGACGCAGCTGCATTAGAAACATTTTCATTAAATTATCGTGATATAGTGGTAATAGGTGCTACTGCTTCTATTTACAGTCAGTACGACGCTATTCCAGTAAAAGATCATGTAGAGGGCGAGCTATATACCCTACTAGATAGCTATAATGAACGAGGCGTTGATGAAGATAACTATAATGCATTTATGCATGTCATTCAACTTGCCTTACGCATAGCGTGGCCTATAAGTAATGCGGTCCATAATTTACAGAGGCAATTCCCACATACGGAAATATTTGAAGTCGATGTATTACCAGATGGCACTATTATGTTTAGATACCAGTAATGGAACGATATATGAAACTATTAATCGATCTTCCTTTAGATCGTCCGCCATACCCACCTATGGCTACGCTTACACCTAACGACATTATTGAAGCATCGGTCGCATTGTGGATAGATCAATATATTGACGATGATAGATTGGATAGCAATACTGTCGAACAAGTAGTTGATTATATCAATAGCCGTATGGGGGTGAGTATGGGTAAATGTGAAGTACAGGAACTTATATATTACTATGTTAACGATATTGTTATGGAAACGTACGAGGCTGTGGAGTGTGTTATGAAACGGATTACTTTACTATCAAGATCCAGACCTCTAGTTACCCTAGTAGCAATAGACTTTCCTACTATTGTATTGGAACTATACCAGGATGACTAGTAACATACTACTTATGGACTGTAGTAATTTACAGTCCATTTATGACGTTATGATTGCAATATGGCGCTATGAAACTAAAGGCCCTGTAGCAATTACTATAGATGCATTGGTTGAACTTGTCCTAGAAGAGTATAAGAAAGATAATACATTATCAGACGATTCAGTTGCTAGATTTTTAGAAGAAGAATATGGTTTACCTATGATAACTGACGGCTTGATGCGTTACTTTGCTACCTTTTGTCGACATGTAAAAATAATACATGAGTCAGTTAAGGGTATGCGTGGCACCTACCACTATATCTGTTTGAAGAACGATACGATTTATCTGGAGTTAGAGTGAATGAATAAATTAAAATTAGCAGGGGCTTACGGTAGCCATAGTCCTATAGAACCTAATGTCTATATTGTAGAGACTGGTGGGGCCGTTAAAGCATTGTATCAGTCAATTTCTAAAGAAGATACTGTGATAGAAGATTACCAATCTCTAATTGCCATGGCTGTCAATGCGGCATCTCTTTCAGTTAATGACTTAGAAAACCAAAGACACAATACGATAGATGACTACCTACAAACGTTAGGATTAAGCGTGAGAGAACGCGAGAACTATATTGCTCATCTAGACGTGTTCATCCAAGAACTTATAAGAAAATTCCACATGATTGGCCTTAGGGATATTGGTCATGTACAGTTTTCGGGTTTAGATGGCATGGATATTATCGTGAAAGTATTCAAATAACAATAACACACTGACCCTATGTAGTTAGTATAGAAAGGAGACAGCCAGGTGCTTAAACTTATGATCATTGACCTGGATAACCTAACCGATGTTATATGTCAATATAACGCATTGGTCAACCCGGACACCCCTAAAATAGACAGTTCAACACTACGCCGTCTCAATGCTGAGCTAGACGATTTTATCAACGGTGATCAAGACTTGGATATAGAGACCCATAAACAAGTCACCCAGATAGTTGATAGGATTGGAATGTTTCTATCACGCTACAATATAAACGTAGACGATTTTCGTACATTGGAACTCGTTGATGATAACGGTACAGTATTAATATATTTTGGAGATTATACCCATGCAGATCTATCCCAGCAAAGACATTGCCTTACGTGATGTCGTTAGCTTTTCACTTTATGATAACACAACCATTGGTACCGTGTTTACCCGTGTAAAACTATTAGGGGTGGTTGACTATGCAACAGCGGCCCAGACCATTGATCCTGTGGCATTACATGAGGATATTATCACTAACCTACCTGAAGGTAGTGTGGATGACCCAACGCAGTACAGTTATCTGAAGCTAGAGTTGGAGAATGGTGCGGTGACGTATGTTGGCATGCCATGGGTCGATGAGTCTACCTTAACGAAGGTAGGGGAAAGTAAACTACAAGTAACCTTATCTAATGTGAATGTCGATGACGTACCTAACATCATCGCAGCATTAAACGCCAACGGTTTCAACGTAGAAAGTACAAAGGTCTTGTAAATAAAAACATTGTACTTATAATATATTATGTAGCGTTACCGAGTTTGAGACCCTCGGCGGCGTTCATGATCTTGAGCCAGAAGATCAATGAAGGTAGTCACGCACCTTCTTGTTATGTTGTCAAACGTAGTGGTTAACCCCTTCCATGTCTGCCTCTAGGCATGGAAGGGTTCTATGCCGTTATTTTTTTGTTTTCAATTTTACAGTCCCCGGTTATATCATGAAGTGAAATTAAAATAAGTGAGCGTTGACATGGAAAACCCCTTCATTCTCCCAACTGAAGAGTATGGTAGAGACCTTAATGTCCTAGAAAGATATTACCAGGATACTGCTCGTTATCTAGCATTAGAAACCGGCCGCTCTCATGATGAGTGCTATCAGTGGGTTCGGGAAAAGACCCATCCTGAAACAGGCTCCATGCCTTTAAAAGATCCAAAGGTCCTTAGTCTTAAACGGGACCAACCAGGGATGCGTGATAAATGGGAAACAACCTTCTTAGGCTACTTACAAAAGGTTAATAGTGAGAATTTAATTGTTAGCCCAACATTAGCAGCTTATCGCCATCCAGATAACAAAGAGTCTGTGTTGGCAAAATACATACGTAAAAACGTTGATAAGCGTAATGCTGTTAAAAAACAAAAGTTTAAAGCAAAGATGGCTGGTGATGATGCAGGTGCAACATTTTACGATATACTACAGTCTACCTTCAAGATTAAAAATAACTCAGTGAGTGGCGGGCATGCTTCCGCCTACACCCCACTATTTAATCGATCAACGCATTCTACATTAACATCAACCTGTCGGTCTGCAACAGGTTACGCTAATGCAAACAACGAACGGTTTCTATACGGTAATCGTCATTATTACGATGTCGATGTTGCTATACAAAACATTGTCTCTATCGTTAACAATAGCGACTATGGGATGATCTCTGATGCCATCGCCAAGTACGATCTACATATACCCACAGTAGAAGAAGTCTGTACGTCTATTAAATACTCAACGGACTTATATTGGCGTAACCTTAAATGGTCCAGTAGAATAGAGAGCTTGGTTAGTAAACTAAGTGACCTAGAACGTGCTGCTTATGTCTATACCGGTAACTTTTATCATCTTCGTGAACTGAACCCACAATTTGTACGTCGGTTCTTAGATGATTTTACAACGTGTTCATCGACAGGGATTGAAAACCCTGAAACAGTATTGAATGAAATGGACGGGGACCTTGAAGCATATATCGGTATCCTACACGCACCAGATCTTGAAAATAAACCTATTTATGCTATTAAAGATGATAAACCTGATGTCTATGCTAGAATAGGTAGCTCAGTAAATAATGTCTTTAAGTTACTTGACCATTATAAGTTATTATTTAAAGCATTCTGGGTAACCCTTAACCCCCCGGCTTCTGTGGCAGTACTGCCTGATTCTATCAGGCGTGGTGTGCTAGTGTCGGATACTGACTCAACTATCTTTACTGTTCAGGAGTGGACAAGTTGGTATAAAGAGGGTCAGATTGACTTTGATCCAAAGACTACTAGTGTATGGGCTTTTGTGGTTTACCTTGCCCAGATGACTACCATGCACTTGCTTGCATTGTTATCATCTAACATGGGTGTGGCTAAAGGGGACCTGTATAAGTTGTCTATGAAAAATGAGTATATGATGCCAACGTTGTCCTTAACAAGTAGGGCAAAGCACTATGCGTATTATATCAGTGCTCAGGAAGGTAATGTATATAAGAAACTAGTAACCGACATTAAAGGCGTTGAACTTAAATCAACTAAAGCCCCTAAAGAGATTATTGAGAAACTTCATCGCTTTATTATGAAGCCAATGGACTTAGTCATGGCTGGTAAAAAGATTTCTATTAAAGCACTTATGCAGGAAGTCGCAGACCAGGAGCATGTCATCCTTAATAATCTCAGACAAGGTCAAGTTGACTACCTAACCACTGCCGGTATAAAGAGTGCTGATGCGTATGCTAACCCTCAGGCATCAAACTACATCTATTACGATTTCTGGAATAGTGTATTTGGTCCTAAGTATGGTGAGGCACCGCCACCACCTTATGGGGTGATTAAAGTATCACTGACAACTACCTCGATGACGCGCGTAAAGGCGTGGGTGGCAGCAATTGAAGATAAGGACCTGGCCGCTAGATTAGAGGACTGGTTGATTAAGAACAACAAGATGTCTGGTGTTGCTCAATTTTTAATACCTGCAGATGTAATTACCGCTAAGGGTATGCCGCAAGAGATCATACAGGCCATAGATGAGAGAAAAATTGTCTTTACTACTATGGCTCCGTTTTATCTTGTATTGGAAACCTATGGCGTGTATATGAAAGATAAAAACATCACCAAGTTAGTAAGTGATATAATGTAAGGTGAACTATGACTACTAATTATTTAAAGTACCCTACCCATCGAAAGGTAGATAAAATAGAGACGGTAATAAAAAAATTCAATGTTGGAGACCGTGTAGTAGCAATGGTTGATATTGCCGATACGGAGTTTGGAATGCCGTATGCTAAGGTAGGTGATGTCTTACGTATACTTGATATTAGGGGGTCAGGGAAGATAAACCCAATAGTAGTGTGTCATGAGTTAGGTGTAGATGAAATTAACACACCGCTTATGGCACCTGATGATCTTGACGGGAAGTCGTTAAAGGACCTAGCCTTCTTTGTGAATGAGCGTGAGATTAAAAAAACAGTGTCTAATCCGTTTATGGATCGATTCCCGTTAAAGGGAGACCGTTACGTAGACCCATCAAAACGAAAGTAGTATAATGACAGCATAAGTAGGAAGATCTAGCAGTTACGCTAGATCTTCCTGTATGCCGTTATAAGAGGAGCTTAAGACCTTCCAACTCAATCTCTAAGAGATCGCGTAAGATGCCGTGAGGGGCCGTCTTGGACGCCTTGTCGCTACGTGCGCGCCTTAACTCACGATTAAGTGCATTTTCAAAGTCTCTATCTTGACCTTGATTGGTAGTTAGATACCACGACACCGCATGTTTAATCCAAGGTAACCAGACTAACCAGAGGATCCAGCTAATCTGCCGCGTCCCAACTAGTTTATTAAAAGGCAGACTGTCTCGCAATGATTGATCCAAACGCAACGGGATATTATCTAATACGTCATCTATCGATGAGTTTGCTTTTAATAAATCTACCACAATATCCGGGTACTCCTTGTCAACGCTATTTTCATAATTAGGCAGTGCAAGGATTGGTCGAAGTATAGATTCGGTCTGTGGCTCATCACGATATATACGTAGATAGCGGTTAAATAAACTAATGGTTAATTGACTATCTAACATATTAGCTAATACGTATTGGTAGACGAACTGACCTGTCGAACCTTGTTCTTCTATAGGTTTACGAGATTCTATCTCAGCCCATGTCTTGTATTGAACAGCAAGTAGTGGTATATCAACCATTATCACGGAATACCCTACGTCACTGTTTTGTTCTTGTCCATCAGGAAGGTTCAAGTTTAAGTCACTATTAGGATGATATAAGACACGTAATGCGTTAGTCTCTGACCAACTACTTAATAACCCTTCAGCTGTCCACGAAGGTCTAGTTAGTGTACCAGAGACAACAATGTCAGCAACGTTACCACCGTAAAATTCCCCTTCTAATGCAGGGTAGGTATTTATCTCGGTACTAATACGTTGACCATGTGCTACTTCAGCCGCTACATCTTCTATATAGTCGTAATAACGCATCATGTTCATGGCGTTCATGGGTGGAAGGCTATCTAGGAGTTTAATAATCGGATGCGTGTCTTTCAAACGTCTAGGTGAACTTACTGCCTTGGCTTTAACTCGCTCTAAGGCTTTTTCTAATCCACGCTGAGCTTGGAATAGACCCGCAAACACTCGTTGGTTGCGGTTTGGAGATTGTTGAGTAAAAAGCCGTTGCATGAGTCACCTGTGGTTAAGTGAAGTGATGTAAAGTTTTAATGTTTTAGAGTCATACTATAGAGACAGACCGCTGTCAGTGTATCTATACAGTGTATAGGTGCATAAGCTGTGTCCCTCTGTGAGGCGATTCAACCTATTTAAACACCTATATCATTTTAGTGATCTATCTAGGAATGGATAGATAATTAGCTAATTTTAAAAGTTTGACAACATAATAAAAGGTATACCATTATGGCTGTAAATAAAGATAAGCCCTCCGCTACTAACCCAGCAATGGCCGATGCAATGAAAGATGCTTCTGCTACATCAAAGGCAAGTAGCGAAACCCCCCAACAACAACCACGAGGAAGAAAAGTGGAAGGTCCAAAAACTTTAGCTGGTCTGAATTCGATTTTCAGCAACCCAATGTCACGAAGCACTGCAGGCGAAGTGACCGGTGAACTTACTCAAGTGTTCCGTAAGATTCTTTCTAATGAGCGTAACAGCGTCCTTGAAAAAGTAACTATCGAACCAATGGACGGCGACAGCCACTCTCTGGCATTGTCGGTTATCGTTATCCAATTCCCATTCGAAGAAAATGTAGCATGCTACTCATTCATCGTTGAAGGTTCAGGTGACGGCCTGGCAGACCGCGTACCAAATATTGGCGGTCAGCAAGTAAATATCAAAACCGTTGCTGGTGATGTTTACGATGACAACATGTGGGAACAAGTGCACATGTACCTGCGTAGTAAGTACGGTTCAAACCGCAACTACATTGATGTTGGTGCAAATGTGATTCCTCGCGGCACAACCGCAGAAAACGAAAAAGAAATTCGTAACCTTCTTTACTTCGGTATCACTGCCTGTGCTACAACCCTGCAAACAGTAGCAGGTGACGGTAGTAACAAAATCAGTGTTAGCGATATTAATACCGGTGACGTTCTGGCAGCGCAACTGCGTTATAAGCCAGGTGATACGCAAACTGCAGCAGGTCAAACGGTACGTTCTGATCTATCTATCGCATTGCGCGGTATCATGCAAACCGGCGAAGCGGTATCAGCTAAGCAAACCATTCCATTGACTACAGTTGATGGTTTCATGGATTTGACTTACGTGCCACGTCAACAACAGCAAATGGCATACGGTCAACCCGTAGATCATCGTCAATACGTACCACGTTTTGTAATGACCAGTGTTGCATCAGGTCTGAGCATTAACACGTTAGAACTGGCGCTGCTAGGTCTGTCAACTTCACTGCTGACTGCTCAGCACCATGCCTGGGTTAAATGCTTTAAGCCAGTATACGGCGCTAACAAAAATGATATCCACGATATCGGTGCGTTAGGGTTTGAAGTAGATTTTGCCAATAATGGTGAATTCGGCCGCATTGCAACAAAGAGCGATTCATTCGGCGATCAAAGTCTGTTTGAATTGGTACAACGCAGCATGTACAACGAAGTATTGTTCTCATGGGACATCGTTGAATCTGGCGATCTGAGCTGGTTACATGAAACGTTCCTGGCTGCTGCTGTAGGTAACCCAAAAGCAATCAACGCAGTATTCTCTGCAGCTGATACGCTGACTAACGGTGCCTTTAGCCGTAACTACGACGGCGCTCCACCATTAATGAGTGAAGTGACTCGTGTACATCTGGGCACTTACCTGGATGAGAACAACACTCCACGCGATATCCGTGACCTGGACTACCTAGCGATGTTAAACATCTATGGTGATAAAGACCTGTCATTGGTTGAAGCGTTTGGTAACACGTACGACCAGGTAGATCGTCCTCAAGAACTACGTCTGGCTGAACGTGCGAAGATCATCGAAGCAACATTAGGTGATACTACAACCATTACTGGTTACGCACGTCGTGTTACTTTCAATCCTAAGTTCATCGAAGCGCTGGCTGCCGCTTGTGCAGAAGCTGGACTTAAGATCCGCCCAGAGGGTATTTACGGTAACGACATGGGTGCCATCCGTGGTAACACGTCTGCTGTGGGTATGGGTATTAGTCAAAATGCCGGTGGTGCTGTCTTCCAACAAGGTGGCGGTAACAACTGGGGTGGTTCTGGCATGGGTTACGGTGCACGTAATTCAGGTGGTGTTTGGAACCGCTAATCTAAAATTAGCTAAAGTAATAAGAAAGGGGGCCTTCGGGCTTCCCTTTCTTTTTTATGCCCTTTAATAGAATAAAGAAGGATTTTACATTGAGTAGAGAAAAGTTAACACCTGTCTACATTAGTCAAGTATATAGCGATGATGATATTCGAGCCATTGAACAACAATGTGGCGTTGAACTTCGTCCAGTTCGAGGGTTTAAAGATGCATGGGTATCACGATGTGGTAAAGTGTTGAAGTGCCATTATCCTTTAAACGGTGATATCGTATACTATTTTGGTAAGCTTACAACCCGTCGTACCGACACAAGTAAAGTGGTTATACTTAAAGGAGTAGATAGAGACTACACTAAAACGGTACCTTTACTAGTAGCTGGTGCGTTCTTAGATACCCCTGATCACGTTGACCGGTATCGTCTAGTTAATCAAGATGGTGATTTTACTAACAACCATGCTGATAATCTAAAATGGGAACCTAACCTTACTACTTTTCGTAAGTACATCGAGGTGACTGATACTCGAACGGGTGAAGTAATGAAGTTTATTACTAAGAAAGATTTTCAAAGTTGGGTAGATAAAACCTTCACGATTAAGCGTGTTTCAAGTTAGAGATTACAGAGACCCTATAAGTTATGGCTATGGAATAAACCTATCTTAACACCTACATTACTTAGTAGACCTGCCCTTGTAAAAACAATAAACCTTTAAGGATTCATTATGGAAGCACAAGTTAGCGTGGATATTGATCAAATACAAAATCCAGATAACTGGCAACATGACGCTAATAATCAAAGCGGCGTATACTTGGCACTCGTTGATCTAGATAAAGCATTTAACAATCTAGCCAACCCGCCTGTTATTGCCAATGATGTAGACACCCTATCCCAAGAAGACAAGCAGAAGTTTAACGATCTGCTATCAACGCGTTATGAAGGTGATTCACTATCTATCGTTCCTTCATGCGACTGTGGTGTCTTATCCGGTGGATATAATCTCGGTAAGGTCTGTAATGTCTGTTATACCGAGGTTCAGCAATCTACAGAGAAACGTATCGAATCGACGCTATGGTTACGGGTACCTGATGGCGTCCATGGGTTTATTAACCCGACCGTGTGGATGATGTTTGAGCGGTATTTTTCTAGTAAACAACTTTGTTTAGTAGAGTGGTTATGTAACCCTAACCTTCGCTATGACAATGAGAAAAACGAATCCCTGAACCGATTGAAACGTTACGAGTTTAAACGAGGTTATAATAACTTCATTGAAAACTTCGATGCAATCATGAATGCGTTGTATGGGATCTTTGCTATCCACAAGCGCCTTGAGATACAGCACCTTAAATATACACTAAAGAAATACCGTCATTGTATCTTTAGTCAGTATCTACCAGTACCCTCAAAGGTCGCCTTTGTTACGGAGAAGAATGATTCTACCATCACATCGGATACTTCGACTTCTTTAGCGTTAGATGCAGTATACACCATGTCATCTATTCGCCAGGCATTGAAACCGCTACGTCCACGTCAGTTAGAGAATCGTGCTTTGAAGTGTGTTAAACAGCTCTCTGTCTATTACGATGAGACCTATAAAACACGTATTGCTTCTAAAGATGGCTTCATTCGTAAACACATGATCTCTGGTCGTCTACACTACACAGCACGAGCAGTTATTGTGTCACGCAGTGATAGACATGAATACGATGAACTTCATCTACCATGGGGGCTATCTGTAGGGCTTTTAAAGAATCATCTAACCAGTAAATTGCTTAGACGAGGCTTTACGCCACGTGGTGCCTCAGCACTTATCCAAGAACACGTTAGTAAGTACCACCCACTTATTGACACCCTCTTAGAAGAGCTGATTGATGAAGCCCCTGATATTAGCGAATACGCCGAACATGGATTGACCGCCCCTAAGACCAGAGGGTTACTGGTTGCCATCCAGCGTAACCCGTCATTGCATCGTCTCTCTAAACAGCTGATGCGTGTCACTAAGATAATCAAGGATCCAAATATACAAACTATTTCAATGTCCGTGCTCAGCCTATCTGGCCCGAATGCTGACTTCGATTATTGTATAATTGTCGAAGTAAAACTTCTCTAATTGCGGGAACACCCTTAGAGTCTTATAGTACCCCTTAGCCACCGAAAGGTAGGTTAATACCTGCTCCAGTAATGGAAGTAGCAGGCAAGGTAAAAACCTATAGGAATTGGGTAATCGTCGCATCAAAGCTCCTTAGCATGTAATGATGATGGAGTGTGATCAACGACTATCGAAAACGTCAATGTAATTGGCAGTGAGTAGAGTAGGGCCCAAGCGGGTAGGTATTAGCCTTTAAATCGAAACGGGAAGCTCTTACATGTTGTAAGGGAAGATATAGTCTCGACCGGTATGAAAGTATCGGAACTGGTACATCTGGACAATGTACTGGGGTAGAGGTAGCGTTCTACTTAGATATAATACTAAATTAATGTAAAGGGTGTATTATGAAATTACCAATACCTAATCACCCTGGGTTCTCAGCGTGTGATGATGGCTTTATTTATAAAGACTCTAGTAGATTAACCACCTACGAGGATAAAAACGGCTACTTACGCGTGCTGATAACTGATTCAAAAGGTATATCGTCAACTAAAGGCATTCACCGTTTAGTAGCTATGACATTTCACAAACATCGAGATAAAAATCGAACGTATGTAAACCATAGAATTAAAGATAAGAAAGATAACAGACCATGTAATGTCGAGTGGGTAAGTGCAGAGGAGAACAACATCCACGACAGCGTTACTACGTTAAATCCAAAAAGACCCAGAGTCATTGTTGAACAGGGAAGTAAGTCATGGATGGAAGATAACATATATACAGCTGAAAAGTCTACTGGTGTTGACGCATTAAAGATTTGGGACTGTATTAAAGATGGTGTCGAGCATGGTCAGTATAAATTTAGACATCAGCGTGTTAAATCATCTTTGCCTGATGAATTTAGAAAGCCAACAGGGATGGTTAAAGGTCATAATGGACTTACTGCCAGGCCAATCAAGTTACTGTGTGTTAAGACGAAAAAGGTATTAAGGTTCAATAGCTTTAATGAAGCTGCTAGTCACTTTAACACTAACGCGTCACATGTAATTCAAGGTATAAGCTCAGATGGTTCTAGATCGTTTAAGCGCCAATACCTAGTGGCCTATGAGGAAGACCCGTTTCCTGAGATTACAGACAGCCGCAGAGACGCTATACTGTCTGGTGATGCTTTTGAGGTTTTAGCCTATAACAAAACTGAGAATCTTTTCTACATCTATTCCAGTGCATCACAATTCTATTCTAAGAATGGGTTATCTAAGAAAGCAGTATCTACAAGACTAAAGAAAGGTAAGATAGGTCCAGTTGGTTGCTGGTACTTTACTTACATTAGTAATAAAGAAAACGTTGCTGAAATACGCAACATGTTAAAACAGCAGAGTCCAGTCTGCTAGTATTATATCGAGAAAATCTAACTATGTTAGACGGAATGTGCATCGGGTGATGCTCTCAATATTTTGTTATTTACAGACATTGAGACAATACGTAAGGTCTATAGACTGTCACCACACTATGGTATTCTATCACTCCAAGAACCTCACAAGGTGTCTGGTTGTGTTGGTATGCCTAAGCCTGTAGTGAGTACGATAGATAACTGGTTAAAGAAAGGACCTAAGGTTCCTGCTTAATCAGAGTAAATGGAATAGCATGTGGAAAGGGTCCGCATGCTTTATTAACCCCAAGTACAATAGGTGCTTTCATTGAAAGCCATGTGCTTATTTAGGAGTCATTATAATGACAAAAGTAAAAAGAAAGTTTGCTTACCCGCAAGAACAACGTAAGCAACTGTCGTTAACCCGTATCTTGATTCGCACTGCAATGCAGCGCAAGACCATCTATTACAGTGATCTTGCAGAAAGGTTAGGATATAACGTGCCTAACATGGCCTTAGGTAAAGTCCTAGGTCCAGGTATGGGTAAGGTGAATGAGTGGTGTTGGGAAAGAGGCATGCCTTGGTTAACCGCACTAGTCGTAAGAAGCTCTGGTAACCATAATGGTTTGCCGGGAGAAGGGTTCTTTGCTGAGATGATCGAATTGGGCGCATATCGACCTGAGATAGATAATCACAAAGAACGTCGTGAATGGGCCGAACCTTATATAGAAGGGGTTTGGGAGTACTGGGGTCCAGCTGATACAGAAACCCTTTGTAAAGCACGTGTGCTGTCACCAAGATAAGGAAAAGGTTATGGATTTTAATAAAGCGGTAACAGCAATTGAGTTTATTGCTGAACAGAAAGAATCTGGTGGAGATGGTCTATATGTCGCCCACATCATGGCAAAGCGTGGTTATGTGTTTCCACCAGAATCCCCTTTGCTATATTTAGCAACTGAAGCTGGGTGGACGGTCGCCCATGAAATGGCAAAGGCTGGATTTGTCTTCCCAGAAGACCATCGGGCTTTAAAACTTACCAACGACCTTGGTCAAAGTGTGGCATCGCTGATGGCTGAAGAGGGTTATATATTTCCTTTAGACAGCGAATACCTTACTTTATCCAACGAGACAGGTTGGTCAGTAGCCCACATCATGGCAAACAAAGGCCATAAGTTCCCTAGTCATCCTATTTTAGATCTAGAAGACGTTGGTGGGATTACTGTGAAAGATGTAATGCAGTGGTAAAGGACTAAAGTACCATGACAATAAGAAGGCTGTTATATAGCAGCCTTCAATTATGCCGCACTTCTTTTTTTACGTAGATCCCAGATCAATATAGACATATATTACTAGCGTGAATATAATCCTCTAGAGGAAAGATCAACGTGAACTTATTAGCCCAACTCAGTAACCTCATTAACCCCAAAGATGAGGTCAAGTATTTATTCAACAACCTACCGGCCATTATTACAACAGATGTTGCTTCATCAATTAAGCGTGCTATGAAAGGCTATGTGTTTGACCTAGTACTCTTAAGTGATATCCATGAGAGTATTAAATCCAGTACCAGTCGCATGATGAAGGGTGTTGTTGTTACTATGGTAACAGGAGATTGTTTAAGAAAAAGCCTAGAACATTTTTTATCTCAAAATGCATTGAGGAATCAATCTATCCTTATTGCTATAAATGAGCACTTAGATCCTGTAGAACATAACAAGATCGTCAATCTCTGTAATGCCTATGGTGTTGTATTGATAATAAAACAACCTTTAGATAGTTAAGGAAGCCCTTTATGTTAGATTTAGAACAACCTGCCATACTGACCATCACATTTACTTCTATCATTGACCGGTTAGAGTTTAATACACCTATGGGATGGATCACTAAACCTGTATTTAACGTCAACATGCCTTATCCGTTAGACTTTATCACCGTCGCTGATAAGATTGTGGATATATTGGATAAAGTTGAAGTAGTGCCTCTTGCTAACGATGCAGGGTACCAGCACATTGCTAACCTAGCCAATGAAAGCCTAGGTGAATTAATTGATACCTGGGATTCCGATGAGGTTAGAACAATCTTAATGGATCAAAACGATTTAGAATTAAGTCAGTTAAAACTCTTCTTCGAATTAGATATTAACAATACGGGTGCATTGGTTGCCATTGAGTTAGCTAACCGGGAAGATTTAGAACAACACACACGATAACTACTTGGGGACTTCGGTCCCCAATGTATTATTTTCTTTTTTTGTTTAAGGAAACTATTATGGATAAGTTCAACATCGCCGCTATCTTCGAAGCCCTTTATTTCACCCCAGAACATGAAGACTCTGATGATATCACTTATCATTTAGATCTTATCATGCTTGCTCAAAAAGCACAGAAGCACGCCTATGACACACTGACAGCACTCTATAAACGTGGACCATTAGAGGATGGGTATGTGCCTAGTAAGTCGGAAAGAGATTGGCTACTTGAAAAAGGTCTGGCTGCTAAGATTATTATAAAGGGTGAAGATGGTAACCAGGCCCTTACTTATCTTGGTAGGGATGTCCTTAAAGTTATCGATGCCTCTTCTAATCTTCAAGAGCTCACACTGGAAGAATTAGTTAATCGCATTAACCGTCGTCTGGGTACTCAATCTTATGCATATCCCTCTAATTCTCAGTAAAGGAAAATAAAAAATGACCATCCCCGGTACGCTTTCTTTAAAAACACTTAACATGATGATCTCGGTAGAAGCGAATGCCGAGGGACCTAATGTATTGAGTCGCATTCCACGATTCCTAGAACAACTCCTGTCTAAGGTAACAAGAGACATTACTGCTACTAAGGGTGAAACACCAAGCGAGCAGTTGAATCAAAAGGCTTTTACAAAGCTGCTTGAAAATAGTAACTATGCTGCGTTGGCACAAATAGATATCTTTAGACCAACCGGCATGAAGGGTAACTATTTTAGTTACATTGCTATGTTGGCCGATTTCCAAGAAGAGTTGGGTGATATTGAAAAGCGTCTTCTGACACCACTTAAACGAACAGTAGCGCAAATGCTAGCTGAACCAACTCGCTTGAAGCAAGCGTTTCCAACTAACTATAAGTTAGCGGATATCAAGAAATTACAAGTTAGATTTGCTGGTGTGGTAGACACTAACGATGGTGGGGATAAGATCCTATATGGAAGAGCAGTAGCGCGTAATAAAGACTGGGAATCAATTATCTCAACTATTAACCTGGTAGACGAGCAGTATTTACGTGAGCCAAATAGCGAGCTATTAAAGTCGGTAGGTGAGTTAACAGAACATGTTGGTATGTTAATTGAACGTATTAAAGATCAACCTGATGTTTACGAAGCCAAAGGTAGAACAGTTGGAGATTTGGTCGATGCTCTATACCTTACGGCAAGAGAGATCGAGTTGTATGCTGCACATGGCTTTAACCTAGCAACAGGTAAAAAGGCGATAGTAGATAGCTACAATAAAATGAAAGACGCTATTGCGTAATGTATGGTAGGAGAAAGCCGTTGCTTTCTCCTACTTATGCCGCATGTAATATTATACATGCTTATTACTATAGTATGACCTATCCCATTAACCTATCAACCCATAGATGCTTAAACAGCGTCTATGCCGGAATCGATACTGGGGGTAGAAAGCTAATCTACTTATTTTCAACCATACATTATTAATTGGATATTAGTAACATGCCATCGTCTTAAACGAGAACATTAATGAGGTCTTATCATGAATACAGTATTTAAACCGATTGTTCACGAACACAATCAAGTTAGTGCCCTTCTTTCAACTATTCCTAGAATGGTAAAAGAAGAAGCTATCAGCATAGAAGCATTGAATCCAAAAACACTGGGAGCCGGCTCCCAAGATGTTGTTTTGGTCTGCGATGCGACAGGTTACACTGATGCATTGGTCCAAGCCTTTAAAGGCTTTAAAGGACTATTCACTGGGTATGAACCTCTTACTGCTTTTGAGGCGGTATCTGAAATTAACCGCACTATTAAACCCGGTGCGATAACGTTCAAACTCTTACCAATTAACCCTGATATTGATCAGCAGGAATTTATTGAAGCATTACATGCGGTTGCGGTAAACAGCCCTAATAAACGTTTACAGCTTGTAACTTTAAGCTATTTAACTGAACTATCAGAAAACGACAAAGCATTCTTATTTAACCTGAATGCATAACCTGTAGGGTAGGCATAACCAGCCTACCCTACATTATGCCGGTAATGTGAATTTTGCATTTTACATGGCAGGTTAAGAATATGAATCCCTAACTTAAAAAACAATTCAAGGAGCTAGTCTATGCCTGTGATTATAGAAGGTGGTCCAGAAACATTTAGGGCCATGGCCTATAGCGCACCAAGTCCATCTTTAACTGGATTCTTATCTCAGCAACTAGATCAGTTCTCATCTCAAGTTATTCAAGGAGCACACCACTACGTTGATATTGCCCGACAAACATTCGATTCCTTTAATAGCTCTGAAGCCATGCGTCTCGCTAAGGCGGTGAGACGTAAAGTAGATAGCCTATGGACTAAAGAAGGTATCTATCCAATGTTAGAAATAGGCCAGCTGCAACATGCTAACCTTACTATGCAACGTTGGATTATGGCTGAACCAACAATTCGTAAACTATACCACCAACAACGATGTGAGGGTTACGCAGATACGTACGTTGATATGCATCCCACTGATTCAGGTGAGTCACATTACGACTGGCGTCGTGTTATGGACGGCATGGTTGTCGAGCAAGAAGACGAGCTGGTAAGCGTGCAATACTTTGATGAAATTCAAGAAGGCGATGAGTTAGATATTGATGATCAGGTGGCTATTTTGCGTACATGGGATAGCGTTAAGAATGCAATCCATGAAAACAAAGAAGATCCTACAAGTCCATTTAATGCTAGCTTGTAATAAACAATTAAGATGGACCTAGGTCCATCTTTTTTTCTCTTAGGACAATTCAAAATGGTTCAAAAGGTAGTACCTACACTTACCGTCGATGGGTTTGTAAAGACCATCCCGCAGACCTGTGATTATCTGTTATCGCATTTCTTTCTAAGTCAGTATTCTCAATCTAATTTGTATTATGGGAATATATCGTCACTGGCGTACATTATACAGGAATATGGTCACGACGAGCAGAATATGTTACTCAATATTCAAAGTAACCTCACCACACTATTTGGTCGTTTCTTTGACTCTGTCGAGGCGACGGCAAATATAAAGAGAGATAAAGATAATGCTGCGCAGTATGGTATTGTAACAGAGTTAAACGTTAGACGTGGCAATACCACTTACAATGTGGGACGCCAGGTTAATTTAATCAATTCAGTAGTTCAAAACATCGTGGAGCTTAATAATGGATGATGCAAAGGCTAAACAAAAGGTTATTAACGACAACATTCTTTTAGATGCTAACACCCGAGAAGCCATGCGGGTGTTAAACGAAGGGGCAGAAGAACGCCCTACTATTGACCTTGATTCATTCGTTAGAACGTTCCTGCCAGCCATAGGGCAAGTTCACGACAAACCCTTAGACATGAATCCATGGCTATCAATTGCTAAAGGGCCGTATAATCCTGTTGATGTAATCAGCAATGGTCAGGTTGTTTTTACCGTACCACCTCTATTAAATAGACGAGATACGCGCTTAAATGAAAACAGCCGCCAGTCTATGACAACGATTGCTAGTATTGCCCAACAAAAATCTGATGCCCACCCCATGATGGGTCAGAACTACCTGCGAAAGGGTTTAGAGTCATTTGTAGGTCGTCGTAAAGTTAATCCAACGGCATTAACTGAATGGAATAGAGTATTGATTAAATACGGCTATGAGCCTATCTCACTTGAGAGTGTTCCGGATACGAAGAGTAAACCAACCCCCTCAACGACTGACCTTTATAGCGATGAAGTAGATGAGCTTTAAGGAAAATAAACCATGCGCGCTAAAGCACCCCATATGGAGATCGCCTGCCTATCCGATATCCATTTAGGTCACAACCTAGTTAAAACGTCTGACATCATAGAGCGTTTATATAAAGCAATACCTGATAATCTTGAAACTGAAAAACTAGACGTTATCTTTTTAGCAGGGGATGTTTTCGATAAACTATTGTTTCTTCCTGATGCACCAGTAGTTGAAATACAAATATGGATTGCTGACCTATTTGCTTTGTGTGAAAAACACAAAATCGTTCTTAGGGTATTGGAAGGGACACCTAGCCATGATCGTGGACAGGGTAAACAATTCGAGATGATCTATAAAGCGATTAAATCTAATGTTGATTTTCGATACGTTGACACACTTTCTATCGAATATATTGAATCGCTTGACATCTATACCCTCTATGTGCCCGATGAGTGGGATCATGATCCTGATATTACATGGGAATCGGTACAAGGGTTGTTAAAAGATCAGGGTTTAACACAAGTAGATTTTGCTGTCATGCATGGTAATTTTGAATATCATTTACCCGCACACCTTAAACTACCTAGTCACCAGTCTAGTCGCTATTTGGAGATTGTTAAACATTATATCTTCATTGGTCACTTCCATACCCACAGTGTATATAACAGAGTCATTACCCAAGGTTCGTTTGATCGATTAGGTCATGGTGAAGAAGAAGCTAAGGGTCATGTCCGTGTAAGAGTCAGCGAGGATGGTACGTTAGATAGAGTAGAATTTAGAATTAACCACGATGCTACCCGGTTCATTACTATTGATGCAACCGGCATGGATGCAGCAGAAACGATTAATCTACTTAGATCTAAAGAAGATTTACCTAAAGGCAGCCATGTGAGAATTAAGTGTACTAATGATAGTGATGTTAAACATGCTATCACAACGCTTAGAGAACGCTTTCCTCACTACACCATTAAATTAAAAGTGGTGGTCGACCAACAGGTAGAATCAGGTAATGTTACTGGTCTAGTAGAAAAGTACGAAGCGGTAGAGATTACCCCATCGAACATTAATAAATTAGTAGAAGAAAAATTCATTGCAAGTGGTCTTGATGCAACACGGATAGAGCAGGCGATGAAATTATTAGAAAGAGTACAGGCCCAATGAAAACCCTAACAATACAAACACGATTTAAACTAGCTCTACACTACACGTTGTTGAGCTGTGCTAACTTTAGAATAAAAGAGATTGATGATGTTCTGATTCTTTTATCGGAATGGGATCTTGATCCTACGCAAACCAGTACCGGCGGGGTAAATGCCATCGCTGATGTAATAAGTACTGTTTTCCCGGATACAGCGGCTCTCACAGCGTTCATTGAGTTCGTAGATCGTGGATATATATCCCGAGATAATCAACAAAACCAGAGTAAGATCATGCAATATCTTGCAGAGATCTATTCAGAGTCGCTGGCCGGACGTGGCGAGATTGAGGAATTTATTAAGAGTATAGAGAGGCGTAGTGAAGGCCCTAAAGGACAATACTGTTGGGGAACGGACACTATACTCTTTGATAGACCTGTCGATAAAACTGGAATTAATTGGCTACTATTAAGTCCAGGAACGCGTTTGCGTCAAGGTCTTCTCAGTAAAGATGCGATGTATAAACGCATTGATGCTATATTAGGAGCGTCTGATGGACATGAGTCGTGAGTTAGGCGAGTACGGTATTAACATTGGTACGTCAGTGGCCCTAGAAGAAGGTTTCAGCCAACTTGATAAATACCCTGATACTTTGTGGGTAAATATAAGAACGTTGCTAAGAAACGTTTATGGGGCGATTAATGACGTGGTAGGGATTAGTGATATTCCTATCATTCAAGCAATGGAAGAAGACATGGATGGTCTGGCAAGTGCGATCAGTGCCATTAGCCAAGAAAAAACGTCAGTGGTTTATTACCACACCACCCATGATAGCTTAGACAAGTGCTTTCCCAAAGCCCATATAAAGAAAGTTAAAACACCTGGTCAACTTCAATACAGAGTTATTGAAAGAGCAGTTTGTAAACAACTACTTGATTTAAATAATGATATCAGAGTAATGGATGTTGCAGTAAAAGGTGATGATTCAGATGCATTGATGTTAAGTCACTACCCTGTTGATCTTCTATCCTACAAACGCTTTAATGGCCTTAGGTTAATTGAAAGTCATACGGGCACTATTAAAGGTAGGGATAAATGGAACAGTAAACTAACAGGTGGTAAGCAACTATCCCACATGCCGTTTAATAGTCTATCGTTGCAAGTTTTTGGTGATGGTGCAACCAATTTCAACACCATGGCCCATCGTATTAAAACGATGTTAAATGAACTGGCTCAAGATAAACGCTGGCATGCACTAACCACCCATGAGAAGATCGTTTACGATATCAATACCTTAAATGATAAAGTAGCGGTTGGATTCTATCGTCAACTTCTAGCCTCTAGTGTTAGATAATACATAGGACTTCAATTACATGAAGACCAAATTAGCCCATAAAGGAACCCTCTAATGGCCGATAATAACTTTCGCCGTCCACCTCGTAAAAAGAACGCTTTGGACGAGACAAAACTACGCCTAAGTGCCGATCCCGTATCTGGCTCTAAGCGTCGCCCTTCACTGGCATTCAGTGTTGTAAAGAACAATCCACGCATCGATATCTACACTAATGTTGAAGGTGATAAAAACAACGGTAACATCCGTGCCGCTATGGATGCACCAGTATTCTTCAGCCTGCTTCAGCTAGTTAAAGAAGCAATTGCTGCTGAACCGGGTAAGCGTTGGGCTATTCAAAACAAGAACTACAAGTGGTTTGGTCCTGGTAAAAAATCCGATGCGCCGGTTAACCTTTCTGATACTATTATCGGTAAGGATGCTGAGGGGCGTATCTTTATCAGCGTTATTGATAAAGAAGATGCTAGTCGTCCAAAAATCAAATTTTGTTTTGGTTCCGGTTACTGGCATGACATTTTTCATGGTGACGGTACACCGTTTACAGAAGTAGAAGATAGTGTCCTGTGCGCTAAGGCGTTTGTAGGAATGCTAGAAGGTTTAATACCGGTTGTCATGGCCAATGAATACGAACCGCCAGTTCCACGTGATCAACAAGGTGGTGGGCAAGGTAATAGCTACGGTGGTAATGGTGGTGGTAATAATAACTACCAACAGAAATCTGGTGGCGGCGATATCAACTTTGATGATGATATCTTTTAAACGGTAATAGTAAAAAAAGAATAAGGGGTGGGCAAACGCCTACCTCTTATGCCTCTTACTGTAAACCACGCAATTAGACACCTACATTACTTAGTTGAACCTTTCCCTAACATATAAAAAAGAGGTAAGTATGAAGATAACCATTGGTCAGCGCAAACCAAATGGAATCGCTTCGGTCATCACTCAACATGGCGATCGTGCGCTAGAGTGGGTGCTTAGTCCTTATGAACGTGTAAATTTTCAAAACCCTAACCATCTGTTTGACAATGCTAATGCCTACTTAGCGAAATTAGACAAAGATGTACAACACCGTATTTGGTCTATGTACGACGAGATTTTCTTAGCGTTTGAAGAAATTGAAAATATCGACGTCTTACAAACAACAGTAACAGAATTGGTAAATCGCTTATATACATTAATTGATGTAGATGCACTTAGATTGTGGTGTAGTCTTTATGGTGTTTACACCATGCCACCAGACTTACATGATGAGTATAGCGAAGGATTTACGAAAGAGCTTACGTATCTACGTAAAGATTACAAAGGTCTTTTGTTCCTTACTACAGCGCTGCGTTTCATGGTCCCTATCTGGGGCGAATACATTAAACGTAATAAAGCTGAAATCGGCACAGCCTATAAAGAATATATGGCAACGGCACTAATTGGTGAATCTGATTTATTTGACTCACCTGAAGTCAATCGATTAGTCGAATACATAGAAGCACGTGTGGGTAAGCAGGATACATTGAAACCTACAGCCATACACGGTGGTTTAGGTAGCGTTCAACAGGTTGACTGGTTACTGTCGTTGACATTATTGCGACGCATAGCCGTAGCAGAAACAGATAGACAGGATGGATCTATTATCTCTACTATCTATAATGTTATCACCAATCTTATCGAAAACATGGATAAAACGATAGGGTCGGGCAAAATAATTATGGATGTTGACCGTTACCGACCTAAACGTGGTGAGGAACGTGAGGATAATGACTCTGTTGCTGAGAATCTACAGATATCTCAAAGAGTCTCTGATGCCCATCCTATCATTGCTGAAACTTATGTCTCTGATTATATCAGCATGGCTAAAGATTTATGCAATGCGGTCCCAAAACGCCTTGTAAGAGAATGTGTGGTAAGGTTAACTAAAGAGGCGGACCTAGAAATAGAACCGTTCCGAGTTAATATTGTAGCGATTATTGCATCCGATGCAGTATCAATACGTTCGTTACATTCCCTGCACTTCCCTGAATTGTTAAGGATGATAGGTGTTACACAGGCAATACTGATCCACCATGGCTTTTACGACATTGCAAATATATTAACTGCACGCTGCCAGCCCCAAGACCCCACGATCATACGTGGAGATAGCTACACTAGCAGTACTCGTTCACGTCTTACAAAAGACAACGTTGAGGCGTTAATGAAACTCTATCCGTACTATAAGCTAAAAGCAAAACCTACGGAAAGGAAGAAAACAGACTGTGAGGGTGTTGAGTTTATTGAAGGATTTAATAAACATACACAAACACTAGATTGGTTCTATAACTCCCCACCTACTTTGTTGGAGATGCAAGACCCACCACTCACTAACGGTAAACCATTAATTATACCTTCGGATATTAGAAACCAACTGGCTACTTTGCTTCTAACGTTCTTAGGTAACAATCTGTCTCAACCTGAGACAGTATAATAACCACCCTTTAATAATTACTACGTAATAGGAATTGCGACTATGTATCAAAACAACATGACCATCGAACGTTTAATGTTCTTCGAAGTAGGTAGTTATCATGCATTAGCACTTCGTCCTTATCAGACACACACAGACCCACAATCACTTAACATCTTCAATGATGTAACGTTGGGGGGTACAAATTTAAATCCCAATGCCATCGCCCAAGGTTGTGATGGTTTAGTACGACCCGCTGCGCAACATGCTGGAATGGTAAATATTGCTGGTGGTTGGGACCAAAACCGCATGGTCTTTTTGATGAATGTCTCTATTGAAAAGATGGGTGTTAAAATCTATCAGGTACTATCAGGCTATACTGATTACATGGGCCTGAGCCTTCAGGGTTCACTAGACCCTAACATGGTTCTCCATTTCAATAACTCAGTTGAAATTCGTCAAAGTCAGATTTTAGGTGCCAATGGTCGTCAGATGCAAATGGCGGTGCGTGATGCCTCGCATATTCTGACAGACAGTACTGGTGGTACTAACCAAGCTGGTGGTTGGGGAGCGTCACCTGGTGCATTGAACTATGCGTGCAGTATGCGCCCACAAGACATATTTAGTCGGACTGGTGGTAGTGCTATACTACAAGAACAGGTCTATGCTAACAACGCTGTTGATAGTCGAGTTAGTTTCATGCAAGGCCCTAAGAAAAGTCGTCGTTCTAATACCTCAGCGCCGATTTACCTTAGCCGACTTTTGACCGCTCAACAGACAGCTGAGCGCAACAGCATGGATGCAATGGATGACGATATAACTATCCATAATGCTGCTAAAGGTCAAGTTATGGAGCAGAGCATGATGGACGATAGCTTTATGTCATCACTAGATGCATACAGTACTATCATGACAACTGGTTCCATCAGCTATGGTCAGTTATGTCAGGTTAACACACACCTTGACAATATCTGCGAAGTCGTTAAACAAAAAGCAGGTGGACCTATCCATCATGGTCGTGATGCGAACCACTGGAATGGTGCTAATAACGAAACACTCATTGCCACTATATTAAGTCATTCAGTCCCGGCACTGATGCTTGATCTAATGTTACTAGGTGTTGAGTTCACTGCAACCAACAGTACAATGGATAACGACTATGCGGTAGCTGTTACTGGGGCTAATAGCTTTGCAGAAAACATCGACCTGACCCCGTATGTAACACGGTTTATTGATCGTCTGAAATTAGAAATATTGACAGATGTATCACGTCGCAACCGTCTCTCGTTTGGTATCCACATGCGTTGTGATATCATTGCCGATACTACCATCGACATTACGCTGGATGGTAATACTGAGCGCTTTACCATGCCTAGCTTCTGCGACGCATTGGCTGCACCGGTATTCACTAACAATCGAGGTGATTTGGATAAAGTGGCTAACGACATCATGTCAATTAGCACAAACCTTGAAGCAACTACTGCTATCCATAGCCACCACATTCAACCCTCTTACGATAATCAAGGAGTATGACCATGAGTCGCCTAATAACGCTATATAAGACTATCATGACGTCAGCAGGTCTTACGTGCGATGAACAAGGACGCATCTATCAAACCCTAGCAGGTGAATCCATTCCCTGCACTGTAGGGGAGAAGTCTTTACTTCTCCCTACTTCAGCTGTGTTGAAAGACACTGACTGGTCTAGTGCCGTTGCATTCCACCCACTTAGTGAAAATGTAGCACGCGGTGAATCAGCCATTATTAAGAAGTTAAAGGAATTACTGTTAATTCGTACTGTACGGGTATTAGACGGCCTTGCATTCCAACTTCTAACCCTGGCTGCTGATCCTGAACAACATGAAAAACTCAGCCCAGCTCAGTTAGAGTATTTGACTCATGTTAAAGAAGCTGATGCAAAGATGGTTGATGCGTATCGTAAGGTAATTTCATCTACCACCATCGACGGTAAACACCGTTTAATCAACATGTATCTTAAGCGTTCAGGTACACTGAATGATACGAAGTTTGCAAGACTTTGTGTAGTCAGTATGCCGTTACTGGATGAAGACCCTGATGACCGTACACTGTTTGACCATAAGGTACGTAAACGTGATTTCACGTCAATACCGGCATTGTTTGAATATATCCTACCGGGCATTAATGACAATGCATACAGCTATGGTACGCATAACAAAACAGCACCATTCTTTCATGCGTTGATGTTAAGTTACCTAAACATTGCAAAACAGCTGAACCAACGTGTTAATATGTTCAAAGAACATTTAGTAGATGTTGACGATCTGTTAATTGATGTTAGCTTCGAAGCGGAGATGGGTTGTCTTTCAGACATGCGTGATGAGATTCCGGTACTCGATGGTAACCAGGGTGATATTGAAAATAAAGCACCTGAATCAACTATTACCAACACACCAAATTCCTCTCCAAAACCTTCTGGGGTTAACGAGACAGTTAAGAAACCAGCACCCGCAACTACTTCAAGTGGCGGGCGTGATTGGAATAGTGTAACAGGTAATCGAAATCAACAGAGTGGTTATCAACCTGCTAATGTTGGTTGGGGTAGTGCATCGTTTGCACCACCGGCAACCGGACGACAGGCAGCAATGCAGAAACAGCAGCAGATGCAATATCAAAACTCACCGTGGAACCAAGGACAACAAGGTAACAATGGTTGGTCCCAAGGTAATAATTGGGGTAGTGGGGGTGGCGTATAGTCATCTAGATAAAACGGCATAGGTAGAGGGGTTAACCCCTCTACCTTCTTTTTTTGCCGTCAGACTGTCGATTTTTACATAGTAAATAGATAATATGTTAAACCTTGTTAGCAAGATGCATTGCTTTCAAACGTTCTATCTCTTCTACTGCTGGCATGATAACAGTGTTTTTATTAACGTAATCACTGGGATGTTCGTACCCATTGACTCTTAATATAATCCAGTGATACTTAGTTTGAACATCAAGTTCTAATAGCAGCCCATAGAAATCAGATTCTTGGCGATAAACTCGATGTTCGTCTACCACAACAGTCTGTGTTTTTTCATGTTCTCTTAGATGAGTGAGATGGGTCTCTATCATAACACGAAAATCTGCGTCATAGTAAACATCTGCACCATTTTGACGCTGTAGTTGGTGAATAGATAATGTCATTGAGTTTCTCCTAAACAACTTAACACCTACATTATCATAGTGCAAGATAACATAAGCCCTTTACATAGGATTATTAACGATGTCTAATAATACAACAGAACTACATCCAGAGCTTATGGGCCTAGGTAATAACCTAGATCCTTTTGGGAAGAACAACTCAGCATCGCGTAGAAAGATGTTTGCTTCCCATCTAAGTCAGGCGTTGGTAATAGAAGGTTCGACACCTAAACGCATTCAGACCGGAGCGGAGCGAGAGCTTGGTAAATACACTAAAGCAATCGTAATGCCAGTAGACGCCTCTATCATCAAGGTGATAGAGCGGTATCCAAGACGTCCTGGTGCTGGTTCTATCCGTCACAATCCATCAACTGCCATCATCTACGAAAACGTAGATACTCAAGAAGTTGATATATTAATGATTGAGAATTTTTGTTCGGACCATAACACCTTTGGTTTTGAACTAAAGCCTACTTCAATGATGGAAAAGATCTATCCGGGCATGCAGGTTCCTGCTGGCACTATTCTGGCGAAAAGTAATTCACTCAAAGATGATGGTAATTATGCGTATGGGTTAGAAGCCAATGTTGCGTATATGACTATTCCAGAGACTATTGAAGATGGTTTTGTCATTAGCGAGTCTATGGCTGAGAAGCTTACCACCACCATGACAGGTAACCGAGTAATCAGTTGGGGTAAAGAGTATTATCCATTGAACCTATATGGCGATGAGAATACTTACAAACCGTTTCCGGATATTGGTGATAAGATACGTGACGATGGCCTACTTTGTGCACTTCGCAAATACGATCCCGCATTAGGGATGGTTGAAATGACGCCTAAGGCGTTGATGACACCTGACTACACATATGACAATTTGACCTATGTTACACCTGCAGCAGGTGCAACGGTTTATGACGTTATTGTGGAACAGGACCATAACTTACCTTATAGTCCTACACCCGTTGGGATGAATGAGCAACCTGACAAATACCTTCGATTAAGCAATCAGTTCTACGAATCTATTTATAATGAATATCGTCGAATTGCAAAGCAGCGTGGTAAAGGTCTTATCCTATCACCAGCCTTATCAAACATTGTTACTAGGGCTATCTCTAATAAACCCAACGCCGCTCCACACAAAGTTACCCAAAAGTATCGCTATACTCCCTTGGATGATCGTCGTGTAGAGATTCGCTATTCTAAGAAAGTGAAGGCAACGAAGGGATTTAAAATTACCGATAGTTCAGGAGGTAAGGGTGTTGTTGTAAGCGTACGTCCAGATACCAATATGCCTTTAGGACAAGATGGTCTTAGGGCTGATGTAATAATGGATCCCATCTCACCTGTTAAGCGTATTAACTTATCTCAACTATACGAACAGTACATTAATGCAACTAGCCATATGGTGTCGTGTATAGTTACTGATCTAGTTAACAGAGGACAGAGTCAAGAAGCGTGGGAGTATGTTAGCAACTACTACAGAGTCGTTTCACCACCTATGGCTGAAGTCGTTGAAGAAGTAGTCAATAACGAAAAGCGTATCGCTCACCATCTTGAGAACATTGTTAGCGATGGTATCTATCTATACATTCCCACAGACAGTCCTTATATTGGGCCTGACTTAATTAAGGAGTTGAGTGAGAAATTCCCAGTAAACATACAACCGGTCACCTACACACCAGAGAATGGTGTCCCAGTTACTACAGTAGATCCTGTATTGATTGGTTCAAAGTACATGATGTTGTTAGAAGCTGCACCACATAACTGGTCGTCAGTTTCAACCGCTAAACTACAACACCATGGTCTTCCAGCTAAAGCCTCTAAGACTGATCGTTATAGCTCACCTAACAGTGAATTGCCGGTTAGGATTATGGGTGAGGATGAGGTACGATTGATGATAGCGGCAGTAGGTGCTGAAGTTACAGCGGAGATACTAGATACCTCAGCATCACCGCTATCGCAGAAGGAGACTATCAGAAGCATCATGAACACTGATAAACCTAGCCACATTGAACGTGGGGTTAACCGCCGTAAATTCCCATTAGGTCATGCTAGGCCTTTGGAGTATGTTAACCATCTATTGAACTGTGCGGGTGTTAGATTAACAAAAGGAACGTATGATCATGACAAAGTTTAATGTCAGAGAGTTACAAAAGTTAACCAGCGATGAAATATGGGCGATGGATGATAAAGTATTCACCATCGTCTTTGATGATGGTGAGCTAGTAACATCGACACGCCCAACTATACTGAGTCATTACTACTGGGAGATGCAGCGGCATTTCCCAAACGCCACTATCTTAAAGCGTCATCATGTAGGTAATGGTCATTTTACACCTAAGTTACATGAAGATATTTTAAGTTACGTACTGTTTGACACGTTTGCGTCATTAAACGAAGCAGTAGACATCATGTTGTTATCCCGAATCGCATATGAGATAACAAACAAGTTGTATAATGACACTACTGAGAAGTTAGCTGGATTTGTTTCAACGGTAAGTATTTTGGACTACATCGAAATACACAACCACCCTACTATTAAGAAGGTAAGGGACGAGTTCCAGCCTAATGAACGGGCTATCGAACGTGGCTATGGTCATGTAAAAGATCTACTCTATAACCGTGCTGATGAGTTGGTTAATAACAACGTAACTGCCTTTTGTCGGTCTAACGTGTTGAGTGTAGGTCAGATAGTTCAGTCAGTTGCGGCACGTGGATTCGTTACGGATATTGATAGTCGTATACCACCTAACCCTATAGCGACAAGTTATACAGAAGGGATGAACACCTTACATGATTCGTTAATTGAATCGCGTTCAGGTGCCAAAGCTTCACTTGCACAGAAAGATCCGTTACAGGCAACACAGTATTACAACCGGCGGATGCAGCTTGGGTGTTCTATTATAGAAAACTTACATAGGGCAGACTGTGGGACTAAGCGCACTGTACGGTTCCGTGTTCTACCTCAGTCGTTGAAGGCGTTGGCGGGGAAATACTACCATAGCGGTGACGGTGTACTCAAAGCGATAAAGGGTAATGAAAAGCAGTTAATAGGTCAAACCATCAACATACGTTCATCGTTAACCTGCGAACACCCAGACCCTTACGGTGTCTGTAGTATCTGTATGGGTGAGATAGCAACATCGGTACCACCTGGTGCTAACCTGGGACACGTGGCGGCTGTAGAACTCTGCGCCGTTATCTCACAAAGTGTACTATCTATTAAACACTTAGAGGTAAGTTCAGTTGCTATTGAGATCACGTTAGACGATCATCACCGACAGTACCTTAAACTTGGTACAAAGGGTGATACGGTTTATATCAAGAAACAACCTCGTTATGAGAAAATGGAATTGGTATTAAACTACAATGACGTTAAACACATCGGTGACATTAACACTATCGAGGATGTGAGTGATCTATCAGCAGGTAGAATTTCTGCGTGTAAAGATATTGTCTTAAACGGATACCGTGGTGAGGAGTTTGAAGATGTCTTGTTGACTGTATCGTCAGGTAAGAACTATTCGTCTCTATCAGGCGAGATGTTGGAGTACTTGAAAGAGTATGGGTGGGAACTTAATGAGAAAGGGTTCTATGTTTGCGATTTAAGTAATTGGGACTTTGACCAACCTGCCTTTACCCTACCGATGCGCCACATGAACATGCTTGAATATATGGATACCATCAAGACGTTCATTGAATCATCAAGTAGCCAGGAAGATAAAGGTGCAAGTATGTCGTCACGGACAACAAAGAAACCCACAGATGACAAACGTAACCGCATTGTCAATTGTGATTCGTTGTCTCAAGGTCTGACTGATCTACATGTACTGGTATCAGAAAAGCTCAGTGTAAATATAGCACACCTTGAAATTATCATGCTGTCTATTTTGGCACGTAACCCTGATCTTATGGACCATCGCTTACCAAGACCTCAGGACCAAAAGGTCTATGGGACCTATAAGCAAAATATGGAACTTAGATCGCTGACGGGTCAGGCTGCTTGGATGAACCAGGCATTGATGTTAACCTCGGCAACGTCATTTGCTGTGACTAACCGACCAAGACATCCAATGGATATCGTGTTTATTGGAAAGTAAAAAAAAAGGAGGGCATCGTGCCGACTCAGTATTATGCACATGTAGATGTGAAATCCCACCATGTGCGTTTCCACACCATGATGCCTGAATGTAAGCGGGTTCTTTACGAGTTTTGTAAGAATCTAATAGACTACGATCAAGGGTACGATCCACGTACCCATAGCTATTATAAGATCCCTAAACGGGTCTTTGCAGCGTCACCACATGACCGTAGGGAACTTCGCTTTCACATCAACCACTTTAAAGAGATCCTTCAACACCTTAACGTCTTAGGGATTAAAACTGAAAATCTTAACATCCAACACTTTACACCAGTGGAAGGTAAAGATGTTGATAGTTTTGATATTCATATAACCCCTAGAGACTATCAAGAACCTGTGGTTGATCATTTCTGTAAGCCAGGATCTAGTAAGATCACTAATGCTCAAACTGGTTCAGGTAAAACTGCATGTTCTTTGTTTGCTGCTGCGTTTATGAATAAACGTACGGTATTAGTAGTTCCTGCTAAATATATTACGGAAGGTAAGTGGATAGGAGACGTTACTAATGTATTAAATGTACCTAGGGATAGACTTTGTGTGGTGAAAGGATCTAAGGCCATGCGCAACATCATTGATCTAGGTCTGGCAGATGAGATCAATTATGATTTTATTATTATCTCTGCCACGACCATGTATAACTTTTATAAGGCCTATGAAGAAGGTCGTATGGAAGAAGAAGGGTATAACTGCAACCCTGACGAATTATACACGGTCATTAATGCCGGTTTACGGATTATTGATGAAGTACATGAGAACTTTCATCTTAACTACATGCAGGATCTTTACGGTCATGTAGCTAAAACCATATATATGTCTGCTACGTTAGTATCAGATGATCGCTTTATTAATAGTATGTTAGAGATAGCCTATCCAGTTGGGGAGCGTATATCGCCAGAGTATGATGGTAAGTATATTGCCTGTACGGCTCTTACATACCGTTGTGACCGTATAGACCTACTTCCACATAAGCGACGTAAGATGTACTCTCAGATGCTCTTTGAAGCTTCTATACTAAAGAAAAAGTTTAGAGCCGAAGCGTATGGGGCAATGATCTACGATATTGTTATTAATGAGTATGTAACAATACGTGAACCTGGTCAGAAAATGATGGTATTTGCTGATACCATTGAGATGTGTACTTTTCTTTCTGATTATATTAAAACCAGATTGACAGACTTAGTGGTAAACCGATTCGTCGGTGAAGATCCGGATGAGTATTTGTATGAATCCGATGTCGTGATCACTACTCCTAAATCAGCAGGAACGGCGGTAGACATTAAAGGACTGAAAGTTACGTTGTTGACCTCAGCGATTGGTTCTCGACAACTTAACGCTCAGATACTTGGTAGACTTCGTAAGCTTAGAGGCTTTAAAGACAATACGCCTCGTTTCTATTATTTAGTATGTGAAGACATCGACTCCCACGTTAAATACCACGAGCGTAAGTTAGCAACATTTGCTGATAAAGTTAAAACGCATAAGACCCTACAAACACAATATACTATTTAAGGACAACCATCATGCCAACAGTTGCATCTGATAGAGCCCAGCGTAAAGGTAAACGTTTAGACCCTAAAGTTATTGCCTTAATCAACCGTCGATTGAAAAAGCGTAATTAAAAAACTAGCAACATCAGGTCTGCCCTATAAGGGCAGACCTATGCCCTTAAGGAATATTTATGCTATATCAGCTAATTAATGGTGAGATGATAGGGGTGGTGGATAAAGACTTCCCTGGAGAAGATGTCTGTATAAACTCTATGACCATTAAGCATTATTTTGTTGAGACAGGTCAGATCGGTGAATTATTCACTATGCCGTACAGGGCTGGACTTTATATGCATGTGTTTGAAGGAAGTAAGGTTATACTTAGTGAAGTCAAACACGATAACCTTCCGCCCAATATCTATAGTGCTATTACGATAGGTGAGTATACTACTGTATTGTATATAAAAAATAATACTATACGTTATAGAAAACTAGTACTGTCTATATTTGAAAATGTCTGTGAGGTAATAGAGGATAACTATGTCTCTAAAGATTGTGCACCCTATAGACCTATTATGGAGGACTTAAATGTTATCAGGACAGCAAGATTTAACGAAGATAAAAACACTGTCACGACGTTATTCAATTATTTAGATTCTAATCGACCCGTTAAAGATTTAACGTCCATTAAACCTTATGGTTATATGTCTGTATGTAAGGTTACAGACCACGGCATTTATTACTTAGATGCTTTTAAAAAGCTAACGCTATATAAACACACTGTTGTTGTCAGCACAGATAAAGATAAAGGCGTGAGTGTTGATTTGGTTCGTGAACGTGTATGGCATAGTAACTATTCGATAGAAGATAACATGTTATCGATTGCTATACATGATGGTGGAGCGCTAATAACCTATAGGGTATTAGATAGTCAAGGTAATTTAATTAAAAATAAAACACGTGTAGTCTATGTGAAAGGAAAAGACGTGATTGCACGAGAAACCGTTTAATGTGAGGTAGTTGTGATCGTTTATACCAAGGAACAAGCTCAGGCAGAGCTTCCACCTATTAGTGATAAATCACTTTTAGATTCTGTTAATGTAGCATTATCGCTATATCTAAACAGCCATTGGTCTTTAAAAAATAGTATTGATGCGGCGTATATTCAACACAAGCCACAATCTAAACGCTCTATTGAAAGATTAATGCGGGATGTGATTCCTGAGGAAGTATTTGTCTCTAGGTCTAATATAGGCTGGACGGCCCATAGGTCAAAATCTATATTAGAAGGCATGGCTGCTAAACGAGCTGCTAAACAAAAATGTACTATTTAACGCATAAAAGGAGAGGGCTAGACCCTCTCCTTATGTCTTTTCTTTTTTATCTCGAATCAACCAAACAGCTTACCTAATAGCATCTTTAATGCAACCATTAGGATGTTATTTCTGTAGTAACCCTTTAAGATGTGCTCTACATCATCTTTTTCGATCCATTGACGACTCCAGTTATCAATGAACATATCCTGATATTCTAAGATGAGATGACCTTGAAGATCCTTCCCCGCAAGACAATACCAAAATCGTGCCTTAAATACCAAAATCCCTGTCCAGAACTTCCAAAGACTTTCATCACACACATACCACCATACAGTAGTAGCGTAATCATCGCAGTCACCATGGAACTTTCCATTCTTGTCTTCTTTCATAATGCGCCAGCTATCGACTTTCTTATCTGACTTATAGACAAAACGATGTTGTAAATTCTCTATCTTGCGGCGTGCCTCAGCGCTTATTGTAGGCATGTTTGTTTCCTCACATTTAGGTTATTTATTTAACCTTAGTAGATTTCTCAACGATATCTAACATATTGCTAGCTATTCGATTATAGAGATTCATCATATTAAGTGATGGCTGCTGGGCGTTGGTCAATATAAATTGCAGATAGTTACCAACTTTCTTCTTATCTTTAAAATTATCAAACACGCTGCTCAATACAAGATCTAACAAGGTCTTATCGCTAAATGCCATCAAGGGAGCCATGCCCTTGCTGCTTAATTTATTGATTTGTTCTTGAAACTCTTTAAGTTTAATCTGACTGTCAACAATGCTATCAATGATTTCCATGCATGTCTTTTTATCTAAAGATTGCATTTCTACCACCTTTGAGGCGGGCTGATCATTGGCAATGCCCATTTTAAAGACACCGACATCAACACCCATAACACTATAATTGTTATCATTGTAGTAGATAGAGCGGCTATTACTTAACAGAGGAGTGGCGTCACGATAACCGTTCATGGTGAACTCATACTTGTCCGTCATTAGCTTATGCAGAGGGCTGTTCATCAGCAATGATGCCGACTTACCAAACTCATCAAAGAAAGGTTTAAGTTCTTTTGTTCTCAAGCCACCAATAGCCGTTTGTACAGCCGCACCACCAAGTAATACCAACTTGTCTAGAAGTTCACCAAAATCGATCTTATCGACTATGTAAAATCCTGCATCGACAGCAACCGAGGTATGTTTCATACAGGTATCCAAAACTTCGTTGACGTGTTTCCATTGCACAAGAAGGTCGCTAGAAGACATCTCTCCTGGAAGGAGGAACTTCATTTGAGTTTTAACAGCTATGGTACCGGAGGTATCCAGATTCTTTACTTTGTCTTTTAATTTATTGGCCCTCGCTATCTGACCGTTAAGGTTCTTAGACGTGGATTTAAAAGCGGTACTTGTCTGATCTTTTATATTCTTAAGGCCCTCGATGAATCCTTCTTGCGACACGCTATCGTAGTCAATGGATTCTAACGCCAACTATGCTTCTAACATTCCATCAATGACTTCATTGATATCATCAGTATTTACCGCTTCGTTTTCATTTTCTAACGAAGCACCTAAGTTGCTGTTAGCATTGTGTTGTTTTATTGCTATGGCTATGTGTTTCATTACTTAGTTCCTATTTAATTTAAAGTTAATTTTAATTCAACATAAATACCAGGTTTATGGCTTGGTATTTGTCGTATCCAACACAAATCTTTAGCACCCAATACAGTGGCGATTGTGAGTGAGTTTTCATTAAGCAATTCAGATATTAAACTACTTATATAGAATTGATCCCTCACAACGATCCAACGATTGACTTGAAGAGTAACAATCTCAGTAAGCGTACCAATAGCATTTGTTCTAAAATCTAGGCGTTCTAAAACTTGCTTGTGTTTGCGCTCCGTAGCCTTAGCACCACAGAGCTCGTAGTGTAACTCAATCTTCATTTCTCTATAATTCCGTTATTGGATAAAATCAAGTCCTTGAAGCGCTTCTGTGTTAATATTAGACGCGTGAAATTTTGAAAGGAACAAGGAAAGAAAGGCACTTCCTGTTGCAGATGCTAGAAGTGAAAGTGCTTTATCGTTATCAGCAATAGCATCCCCCATACATACTTTACAGTAATCAGTAAAGGGTACCTTACACGCCATCGGGCTTCTCATTAAAAGTGTCTTCCCAACACTATTTTTCAACACGGCTTTCGTCAACGGTTTGCTAGGATCAGACACTAAACGTCGACCAATAAACTCACGGTAGTTCATCTCATTGATAGCCATAGGCATACCAACCTTATCTTTGCAGTCATCTTCGGAGATAAAGCTGTTCTGGAAGACCCGGGTAATAGTCTTCACCGCCTCACCACCCAGCGCAGTCTGTGTAGACCGTGCATAGGAGCCATCACGTAGAGAGTTGATCAGTGCTGGAAGATCGTCTACATTCCAACCGTCCTGTAGAGAACGGGGAATAACTTCAATTTTAGAGGGGTCTTCAAATGACGCCTCACCACCATGCATGATGTATGCCTGCTTACGAGTTACGTTAAAAGCCTTTGCTGACTTATAGAACCCTGACGATGGGTCGTCTTTAATGTACTCTCTGTCCATATCGATGAGTTCTTTCTCTATCTTAGCAATAACTGCAGGATTATTTAACTCATCTTTGTGTTCTTTTAATAACTGATCACGTCGTTTAATAATAGCAGGGTTAGTGGTGACGGATTTCTCAGAAGCCGATGGTACCCACAAGCTTGTCAGACTTGACATGAAGTACAGCTGCTTGAAATAAACAGATACTTCTTCAGCGGTAATATCGTCCGCCTTTAAGGCAACAGCAATCTGATCCCCGATTTTACTTGCTTTTATTTCATCGTTAATAAAAGGAAAGATGTCACCAAATGGATAAGAAAGCATCATCGCATTGGCTAAAGCTCTACCTACCGTTGTTTCAACCCCACCCTTAATGTTAGCCAAATCACCTTTAACTAATTTGCAGGGATCCTTAGGATTTAATAACGACGCGCCTTGCTTATAGCCCACGATAGGACCTTGATAGTTACCATCTTCTCCAACGTAATGAAGTTTGTCATCCACTAACGCCAGTTCCCCAACATACATCTCACCGCGAGGTTTAGGTGTAAAGATACCAAAGACGCTTAGATGCCAGTGTTTCTGTATGAACGCATTGTTTTTTAAGGCAAATGCGAAATAACCATTAATGTCAATACTCATTATAAGTGTCCGGCGTATACAGTTTGTTTAAGTTCTACAATAATCGCTTGTGCAAGTATTTCATCGCCAAGTTGACTATTAATGAATTGAGCGAGAGTTTCAGCCAGAATATGATCAGCCGTATTACTAATAATGACACAACCATACATCAACAATGCAAGGTTTTTAATATCATTACTTGCTATCAGGTCTTCTACATCACTATCAACATGCAGCCACAGTGTCTCTAAAGGAAGACCAAAATCAATACCACGGGCTAGCATTGCTTTAATAGGATTGTTGTCAATCTTGGATAATGGACTTTCCTGATAACGCACTCTAGCCATCTCACGTGCTGAATCAGTAACGATAGAGATACCTTCTACTTTCCCCTCTACAATTTCCCAAAGACGATCAATTAATGCATCATCTACAGAGTCAACAACTTCTAATACATTAGAAAAGGTTACTGCTGCGCCTTGAGTGTGGAATGCCTCTAAAAGCATGGCTACCGCGATGACATTATCGTCGCTCGATTCTAACGTTTCAATAATGATCTGGGGTTCATCACTTTGACCTACTAAATAAAGTGTTTCAAGTAATGCAAGATAGGTTAGGGGTTGAGGTGACTGCTCGTCATCAATAACCACCCCATGGGTTGCCAGGAGATTGATAAGGTATTCATGATAAATGACTGTGACTTCGTCGATAAGAAATCCAGTATTATGTTGGTTGTTAGATAAGACAAATGAATCAACCGTTTCAACAAACCCCTGAACCTGCATGTCAAAGAAAAGTTGATTACAGCCAGTGTAAAATACCTGGCGTGTTTCAGGTAGCGTAGCGATGAGTGCGTCGGCGTCAGTTATATACATGGAACTACCCTTATTAATTTTTTGATACGTTAAGTTATACGGCATCCCGTAATCCTACAAGACGTGTAATTCATATTTTATTGGACAGGAATATAAATAAAATGGCCAAATCACCTAGAAAGTCAAAGAAATCCCCTGCTACTAAGAAGACGTCACCTATCGCTGACGCATGGGGTGAGCTTCGTAATCTGAGTAACGCTGCCGCTGGAATGTTGTCTTCGGCTTCTCAGGTATCTGCTCTGTTTAAAAATCCTGAAGCCCTTAAAAAGGTGCAGGATAAGCAGAAGCTAAATGCATTAGGTCGTGTCTTACTTAATGACTTGACTAATTTCAATACTCGTTTAACAGCAATCAAAGATCGCCATATTAATCAACCACCACCAAAAGATGATGGCGATGCTGCAATTATTGCGATTGAAATCGGTCAAGATTATCAGCAGTGGATGGAGGACTATAATACAGTTATTCCAATTACGACAGCACAGATACTTGAACTTACCGAGGGACGTTCTGCTGAAGAAGTAGAAGCTAACGCAGCAGTAGCAAAGGCTGAAATAGAAAAACAGCAGGCATCGGCCCCAGGCCCTACTAAAATGAAACAAACACGCGTTAAACCAGCAACTACGCCTAAGAAAACTTTAGATCTAATGGCGTTGGCAAGAGGGAAGAAGAAATGAGCGGTAATGAGAACGACTCTAGTAACCATGAACCCCGTACGCGGGTCTCAGACCATTACGACCAACATGAGTTGGAGAATGCCGGCTATAGACCTGACGAGGGTAGCGGTGAGGAAGTATCAGAGAAGCATCCGCCTAATTTCGCTCAATCCGGGGACTATAGCAATCCTTTAGATGAAAGTAAGAACACGGATATTCCTTTAGCATTACCTAGTGCTAATATGTCTAACCTGTTAGATACATTGTCTAATATGGCAAAGGTTCAACTTTCATCAGACTCAGCTAAACTTTGGAGCGAGACATTAGAATATAGTGCTAGCATGGATATCATGCCCTATTCTAAAATGTTCAGCAAACCATTATTTGAAGAACGTTTAGCGTCCGAAGCTTCTGATTTTAGACAATACGTTGAGAGTGATTCTGGTCGACTTAGTGCAGTTAAGCCTAAGATTGCCAAAACAGCCCCCGGTGGTACGGTGTCAGGTGAAGCAGCCTTATTAAAGGTTAACTCTATGTTGACCATGGGTACCAGCGTTCAAATACCACTCTGGCATTCCGGTTTCTGGGTAAGTATCAAAGCACCTTCAGAAGGGGCGTTAATTGAACTTGATGAACGTATTGCTTTGGAGAAGGGTAAACTGGGACGCAATACGCGCGGCACTGCCTTTAGTCACTCGGGTGTTTATATCCGTGGTCATCTGTTTAATTTCATCATCGACCATATCTACGACTGTAATGTTAAAGATTGGAACGAGCAGATGTTACGTGAAAACATCCTGGCAACTGATATGGCTATTTTAACCTGGGGGCTAAGTTGTGCTATTTACCCTAAAGGTTATCCGTTTACCCGAGCTTGTGTTTCTAACGTAAGTGAATGTCAGCACGTAATAAAGGAAACGTTAAACATTCCTAAGTTACTGTGGACTGACAATAACGCTATGTCAGATAAACAAAAGACACATATGGCACAGCGCTCATCTAAGGTTACTTTGGACCGGGTAACGTGGTATCAGGAAGAATTCACACATCCTAAGTCTACTAACTTGCGTGTTAACGATGCCGTCGCTATGGATCTTCGTGTTCCTTCTATGCTTGAAACTATCAGCGCTGGTGTCCAGTGGGCGGAAGACATCGAACAGATGACTGAGGCTGGGTTAGGTAAAGACATCAAATATGAAAAACGTGCTCGATATATGGATGAGCAAAGTAAACTTATCATGTTACGCCGATACTCGCACTGGGTGAAGCGTTTTATCATTGGTGATGATGATGATGTAGCAGTAGTAGCTGAAAATGATCGTGAAACAATTGATAAGGTCTGTGAACAGCTTTCTGCTGATACGGATACTATTCGTACATTTCGTGATCATGTCCAGACGTTTATTGACAACGCCGCATTTAGCATTGTAGGTATTCCAACTTACACCTGCCCGTCTTGTGGTGGTGAGCAACAAGACGTCTATGGTCGTAGTCCTTACATCATCCCACTTGAGATTGAGCAACTTTTTATTATCCTCGTAGCGTTCAAACGGAGCAAGAGGATAAACGAGCGCAGCGAGGTCGATTAATATCGCCCCGATTTGGGCTCGAAAAGGAACAATCAAAAGATTCTGCCTTGAACCAAGCAATGGTAACCCTTCCACCTTTAGATAGCATTGGCGCGCAAATAGCGTTATCAGAGGCGTATGACCACACTTATGGGATCTTTAATTACGATAGTGCACAGTACAATCCATTAAGTATTGTTGCCATGCATCCTATTGAAGACACATTAAAGGTAGGTCTGCGTCCTTTTATTATCAAACGCTTTCGCATCTATGATATTCAGAAGCGGTATGGGTTATCATTAACTGAGTTACTTGCTTTACCTCGTGACATGGTTACTGATATTTTTGATGACGCAGCAAAAGCTATTACTGAAGAAGAAGAGCAGATGCAGCAGATTCAAGAAGAAATGAAAGAAGCGGTAGCTGAACAAAAGGCGGCAAAACGAAAGTCCATGCGGGCTCAGAAAATCAGAGGAAAGTTAAAGAAGAAGTAGAAGGGGGGTAGACCCCCTTCTATGCCGTATAAGTTACCTTTTACAGAATCAAGAAACCCTATAGATTCTTAATCCGAATTAAAATAAAAAAGGATTACAATGAGACTTAATATTATTCATGCTGATTTATTTAATCTGGATGTCGATACTATCACGTGTCCTGTTAATTGTGATGGAACGATGGGTAATGGTCTCGCACTTGCCTTTAAAATGAAATACCCATCAGATTTGTTTACTAATTACAGAGAGCTATGTCTATCAGATAAACTCACCCCAGGACATTGTTGGTTTTATAGACACCCTTACCGTAATGTGCTTTGTTTTGCTACAAAAGATAGTTGGCGTCAAGATTCTAAGTTAGAGTGGGTTAGTAACGGGCTATACAACTGTTTGGAAAATCTCCCTAAACTAGGTGTTAAACGAATAGGATTTCCTTTATTGGGTTGTGGTAAAGGAAAATTGAGCAAACATGTTGTTATTGATGTGTTTAAAGAAGTATTTGACGAGAGTATCCACACCAACCTTGATCTTGAGGTTACTGTATGTTTATGAGGCGGTAACCGTTAATTAAAATAGGAGAAGGTCATGACGTGTAAAGTCGACCGTTTTGCGGGACTTATTAAAGAACGTATAGAAATGGATAGTGCGGTCACTAGCTTAGAATCATTAACGTTAGAGATTGAGCAGGATCAACATCGTATCTATAACCAGCATGACGCGCTAGTATCCTTAGAATCGCTTCTAGATAACGCAGAGGGTGAGTTGGGTGTAACCGAATACCTGTGCCTTAAATTAAACATGGAGACGTTAGGGATCGCTACAGAGGCAATTAGCGTTGAAGGTTTACGTGAACAAGTTAAGATACTTTGGCGAGGACTTATCCAACAAATCGTCGATGGGATAAAGAAGATAAAAGCTTGGGCCAGTAAGATGGCAGCAGCTTTGCCTAGACTACGTAAATACGTAGAAGAAGTTCTTAATGCTAAATCTACAACTTATTACGATACGACTATTTCACTACGTACAGAAATGAGTAGTCTGGCAGGCGATAAGTTAACAAAAGAAAATATCCTTAACGGTATGAAGGTATTAGAGGACATCACCACTGATTGTTTTAGAGTTGATTTTCCTGAGACGTTAGCGTCTGTAGATAGAGTATTGGCTTTGTTTAAAGAAGTACCAAAGACGTTTGCGATTGACAGATCACTATCGTCGTATGACAGTCGCGATGAAAGAGAGGCACGTGAGCTTACCGTTAACTTAATCATTAACTCCCGTGTACAGTTAGATGTAGGTGAGCGTAATCCACCTGCTGGTATCTGGAGCGAATCACTCAAATTGAGAGGGATTACCACAGATAGATACCTGACTTTTAGTCCTCGTAAAGACCCGTTTGTAGGTGACAGATTTGCACTTTACCGCTATCCTCGTTTTAAAGATGAAAACTATAGTGGTTTGGTTAAACAATCACCTACTATTGCTAATTATGCTACTGCTGGTATTAATTATCTAAATGCAATTCGTGTTGATCTGTATAGTCGAACAAATAACACTGGTGTCGATGAGGTGAAGTTAGAGCAATTGTCCTACGATGAAGTACAGAAAGTATGTCAGCGCTGTTTGAATATATTGGACAGTTTCGATTATTACTATTCTTATTTTGATGAGATTCAAGAGTATAAAGAGGATCTTATTAAAGAAGGTAATAGCGCGGCAGGGATAATCACGGATGACGGCGAGACTAACAGACGGCTGGTGTCTGAGTTAATCCGTGGCATTGTTCGTTTCCAGACCACGCGACTCGATAAACCTTTTGTCTCTATCATTGGTCACGGTGTTAAGTCTATTTATGCATTGATGTCTTATGCGCAAAAGAGCCTAGCTTAACTGACACCTATATTACCTAACAGGTTCCCACCCATAACTAACCTAAGGTGATATAATGAATTTACCCGATGATATTAAAAAGAGATTAGAAATTAGAGCTGCTGACCTAGAGTTATCAGATAGAGAAGAGATGGTACTTATAGAGGCTGTCTCATCACTACCTAATCCAGGCAGTGTCGTTAACGATATCTTATTCTTAAATAAAGAAAATCTGATTGACACTGTCATTGTTCCCTATGCTAAGCTAAAAGCTATTCGTTTAAAGTAGTCGTTATAAAGAAGGGTATACCACAACCCTTCTTTTTTTATTTCAATTAAGGAGCGGTACCATGGAAGCATTTGTATTTCCTATTTTGTTTGCTATTTCTAAGAAACTGATTGCAGCTGCAATTGTGTTAGTTTTCTGGTTTATTTCTCTGCGCATTGCAGATAAAATTCTGGATATCAATTTCAAGGAAGAATGGGATAACATTAAGGATGATAAAGCCAAGGTAAGTTACTGGAATACACGCATGATTGCGTTTGCCATTATGCTACTAGGTTGTTTTGCTCTAGTGTAGGAGAGATGATGCGTTATCTATTACTTATACTGTTTCTATTATTGCCTGCGTGTGGTAACGATAACGACAAACCCTCATCGGCCGATACCTCTACAGGGCAAGTAGAAGAGGAGGTTAACACCTCACCTGTTGAAGTTATCCCACCCCCCGAACCGATTAGAGACTCACCTATCGTTGTTAAGAAAGATGAGATAGAAGAGAATACCTATCAGATTACAGATGCACGTAAACTATCAGGTCTCCAGTCTATTAAATATGACATCTATTTTAAAGCAGCGATGAGTTGGCAGATGCCGTATATTGATTGGAAGTGGCTAAAGGCGCAGTGCTGGCAGGAAAGTCGGTTCAACCCTAAAGCGGTTAGTCCGGTAGGTGCAGCTGGGGTGTGTCAGTTTATGCCAGGGACCTGGGAGGGTGTTCCTATCTTTGTCCGTGAGGATAGAGATGTGTGGGATGCAAGAACCAATATTGATGCAGCAGCGTGGTATATGAATACCCGTTATAATTTCTGGACTTCACCAAGACCCCAACTCGATCGTATCCAGTTAGCGCAAGCCTGTTACAATGCAGGCTGTGGTCATGTGTTGAATGCCCAGAAGAAATGTAATAACCCTAGTGGTTATGATGAGATCATCGAATGCTTACCTCTAATAACGGGTGATCATTCAAAAGAAACCATCGACTATGTTCAAAAGATCGGTGGGTTTGCAAGAGAGTTAAATGTCATAATGCCTAAAGATTAACGCCTGTGCATTTATTCTATGTATACCCCATTGATTCATTTATTAACAAAAGGTAGCAGATATGTCTGAAGAAAATCAAAACCCAGAATCCACGGATAGCCAAGGTGAATCGGTGGAAAAAGCTCAACCCACCAAACGTACATCATCTCGTAGTAAACGTGGTAACCGAAAATCAAACCCAGCGCCAGCTCCTAAAGCCGAGGATAAGCCGGTAGAAAAGCCAGAAGCCAGCGCCGAAAAGCAAGTTGAAACTGAAGCTGAAGTGCCTGAAGTTAACGCTGTAGCGCCTGAAGTACCAGAGACACCGGTTACTGAGCCTGAAGCCCCTAAAGAAGAAGTGGCTAAGGACCTTGATGTTAGCGTTATTGGCGGGACCATTATCTCTCAGGTACGCGATTATGCTGAGGCGATGAATAAAGGTCGTCCAATGGATGCTGCGCGCGGTGCCTCACAGCAACTATTGCTACATCGTGCCATTCAACGCATCTTTAATCTCGAAGGTAAAGAGTTCTATACCGTCTTTAAAGAAGTGTTGGCTATTATCAATGAAAACCGGGACGGCGCATTCCACGAAAAACGCCTCTATCGCTTCATTGATCAGGTTAAGATGTCTACTGCTGACCGTAAGTCTTTTGAACGTTTGTTGAATCTCTTCATTACCGTTTGTGATCCAGCACAACGCCAACAGGCACTTAAGCAAGTTGACATTGAGTCAGTAGCCGGTACTCTGCGTAACGGTGAAAAAGAACAGAAGTTGATTTCCTTCTTTGGGGGTTAATTAACACTGTAAGTGGTGCAACAGCCACGACTCCACCACCCGTTCTCCAGGGCGGGTAGTGGTTTTATGCCGCCATGCTAAAGTAAATAATTATACCCCTATATTACTATTATGATTCAATGCCCTTATTGAATTGCGCTAATATAACATAAAGAGTATAAATAATGAACGATAAACTAAGCCTTTTAAAAACTTTTCACAATAACTATTGGGTAAAATATAAGATAGGAGCTGCGCTAATCGCTCAAGGCGAGGTACACTCCATGGTGTCTACGCGACTGGATGGACTACGTTACCTATTTGAAGTCAGCGGTTTCCCCTATAGCGCTTTAGCAAAAAGCTTTTTTGATAACCACAGTCATACTCTTAAACGTGGGTTAATCGAAATCGGGTTGATGTCAGGTAGTGTTGAAGAACGGGTGTTACTGATGGCAAATATCGAGCAGCAACTTATCGACCGTATAGCCCAATATGCTGATGACGGCATTAGTGAATCAATGGCCTGTGAAGCAATTATAAAAACCATTAGCCTATGTCCAAATAGTGAAGTAAAGTTAAGTTAAACAGCATAAATACCATCCTACCTTTTATCAGGTAGGATGGCTTATGACGTCTTTTTTTTTTAATTAAGAATGTATTGGATGATCTATTCCTTTCTCTTTTGTAAACTCAAAAAGAAGTTCATTCATACTTGGCATCGATAGCATCTCTCGACACACCTCTACTGCATTAGTTTGTGCGGCGGTCATGTTAATAGCTACCCGCCGATAAACATCATCACTTTTACCTAATATCTTACAAAACTCCAATATAGTCGTTTCACGAGAAGCATTAGTGATAATCCCTATGTTTGGATAACCTGCCGCTACATCCAAATCAGATACTGCAACAGATAGTCCAGTTTCTATAGTGGGATCTTCCTCGATTAGGTTTAATCCACGCTTGTGGATCAGATGACTGGGTAGAGTCGTTATCCACCCTTGTAGTGAGGGTAGCAGCGCATCGATCTCAGCTACCATCTCATCACTGGTTGATCCCATTACCAACCCTTCTTCCTCCTCACAAACAAAATGTAAGTCATCAGCCAGACGTCGAGGAGTAGAAGGGAACTTTGCTAGATCAGAATGGCCTAACAATATCCTCATCTTTTTAATATCCGTTTGATCCTCATCTAGTAATTCAACTGCAATACAGTCAAAGGAGTTATAGATTAAATATTCAGCAGGATAGTGCGTTTGCATGAACTGATGCCACTCTAACCCCTTAAAACCATCAGCCTCTTCAAACTTTAACTTAGATAAGTTAAGGTGTCTATTTAGTATAGCATCTAAACTATAAGAGGGCTGTTGAGCTTCAGTGACACGAAGCTTTTTATACAAACACATTGAATCGATGAAGTAGAAGCCAGCCGGGGCGATGACCGTATGCCAAAGGTCAGCAACGTGTTGAGAGTAGGTTTTACCATCAGCCTTGGTTTTCTGTAGCTGTCCTTCCTTATACCTAAAGTATTTATACTCTGGAGGAATACGAGGGTCGCTAAAAACCTCAGCAGGGTCTTCGCCATGACGTTTACACGACTCTATCATTTTAGGCACATCAAAGTTCATGTTCCAGATAAGGATAAAGTCAGGTTGCCATTGGTGTGCACGCTTTAATAGAGCACGGGTTACCTCAAAGTCATTTTCTACAATTTCAACTTCAAGGTTGATGTTTCTCTCTTTCTTGTATTTTTCAAGATAAAGTTCAAATAACCCTTCAACGATAGGCACTGCCTTACCCTGTATGCGCGCAGCAAAACGCTTAGTGACAGCAATAAACACCTTATCTTTCATGGTTAATGAACCAGAGATAATTGGCTGTTCGTATGGCTTGCGTTCTTTCTGTAAGCTAACGATCTCTTCACGTTCTAACTTTAACTGTTCGTTAATGCGCTTAACATCTTTAGCACCCTTTGGATCTTTGGCTGCCTCTTCTGCCTGTTGACGAAGATGATCCATACGAGCTTGGGATTGTCCAATACGTTCATCGTAACGTTTACATACTGCTTTATCGTCAGGGTGTAAGTGCTCGAAAACGGTATTTGTCTCTAAATCGAGTACCGCATTATTGGCATCATAACGCGCATCGTTATATTCTGGATAGTCTCTCATGTATTTATGTTTGACCAATACCGTTGGCATTATATCTGTACCATAAACATAAGGACTACGATTCAACATACCTAGACGCATAAATCCAGGTGTCATACCTAATGCACGTGCAAGGTTATCCGCCAATAATACCTGCGTCGACTCGTAACGCTGGACTTTCTTACGGTCTTCCCATTCTTTTTTCTCATGGTGTGTCTGATGACCTTCACGTGTGATATAGAATGATTTCTTAACATTTATTTTAGGGACTAGGCGCGAACGGGTCGTTCCGTCTTTAAAGTGAACTCTTTCTTTAACTAAAACTAGATCATCTTTCTTAGTATATTGGTTAACAAAATAGTTAGCATGGATACATTCAAGACCGGCAATATCCTCTGGATTAACTGTCACGGTGGGCTCCTTAATTAACACGGCTATACTATTTCTATGACGTGTTATTAATAAAATATAGGATTCACATGAGACAGTCGATTAAAAACAGACTAGGTGAGCAAACGCCGCAAACCTCCAGTTTTAATAAACAGACGTTGGACACTACCCATTCTACCGGTGTCGAAACAATGTTCAATAAAGCCGAGTGTGAATTCATCGCCATTGAACAGTGTAATGATGATGTTGAAGATCTTATACGCATAGCCGATGGCCTTGAAGCTATTGAAAAACAGCAACCACTTGACATAAACGACAGTTTAACAAAAGCATGTGTAGATTCCATAGCCGGTGAAGTTGGCTTAGAGGCCAAGGATGTGGTTGAAGATATTGTAGAGACCATTCGTCGTATATGGAGAACAATTTACAACGCTATTCGTAAAGGTATTCGCCAGGTTAAAATTTGGTTAAAGACACTGCTTGATGGTACTGAGAAATTCAAAACCCGCGTTGATGCGTTAAGTGAAAGGTTAACTACGGTATCTACAGAATCTAAAGACAAAACACCCATAACAGCCCCGTTGATATCGGCGGCGTTAGATGTGGAAGGTGAGGTAAGTCCACTATTGATTAAAGACAGACTATCCCTCGTGACGCCTTTATTTAGTAAACAAATGGTCGGTAACGTTGAAGCCGTTACTTCCATGTTGACGGGAATGGCTAAAGTTGACCCTACTGATATTAAGACTATTTCAGTTTTTAAAGACGCAGTTACAGTTAAAGAAAAGGTAGATAGCGTTTTAGGTGGTATTGTTCTATCTAAAAAGAAACTGCCTTTAAAAGAGGGGATTATCCAAGTTATATTTCCAAGGGTGGTAGTTTCGGATATTTTTGAATTTACACTTAAAGCTAGCCAGGTTCATTCAACAGAAACATTGCCGGGCAATAAGGCAATTTATGTGTTGTCCAGTAAGTTAATTGGAAAACATGAACACATTAAAGTTAAATCAGCCCATCTCAACCTCACAGCGCGCTTGGGTAGTTTATCTTTAATCAATCCCAGTATTAAATTGACAGAAAACAAACTACCGGTACTTAGCTATGGCGATATGGTAGATTTATGTACCTTTGTATCTTCAAAGTTAGATGATGTTATTTATTTTAACGATTATTATACCAAGCGTTCATTAAAATCATCAGAAGCGATGTTTGATCAGGTAGATAAGTTGTCTGATACTATCTATAGCAAGGTCGAAGATAGGGATCAGGCCGCTGAGGCGCGTAGTGTTTTTAAAGTTATATCTAACATGAGTCAAGAAGTTTACCAACTAAGCGAGGGATTGACATTAAATACTGTTCGCTACACTATTAAAACTTGTCGCGCCATTATAAAGTACGTTGAAGAATCGGCCTCGCGGTACGAATCTAATCTTGATGAAAGTACATTACTAGAGAGTAAATAACAATGAACCGCTTACCCCATTATTTTACTGCCTCTAACGAGGCAATTGATCATCAGTTTAACGGTGTGTTAAAGGCAGCGTTGGTTCAGCGAATCGGTGTTCTCATCGGTAAGAAAGAATCAAACGTTATTCAGGAAGCATTACCTACGTTATCTGATGTTATTAAAACACACACTGGCGTCTCACTTAAGCTTGAGCTTGTGGAGGGTATGGGTATGTTTGTAGAACTACCCTCACTGTCAGCAAACAACCCTATCGTTAATGCCTGGCGTCGTGGTCCCTGGATGACAAAACAAGGCGAAGCGTTAGTCAAAGAGGCTAATAAGCCGATTGAAGGGAGTATCGATCTTAATAAAGGTAAGGTTGATGGTGTCTTTAGTGAAACCACCCAAACGCTTTATATTGGTAAAGAATATTTCTACCATCCCTTGGTTACCTTTACACCAGAAGAGATAGCGGCGGTTATCTTGCATGAAGTAGGGCATGTCTTTACGTATTTTGAGATGCTGTCACGTACTGCTACTACAAACTACATTCTACGTGGCACCCTTGAACAGTTAATGGAAGCTAAGGATAGAAAATCAAAGATCACTATCCTTAAAGATACCGAAAAGACATCTGGTATACCATTGGGTGATTTAGATGATATCGCCGACATTGCTGATATAAAAGCAGTTAGTGTGATGTTATTTAAACAGATTGATGACGCTCAACGTAGTGAGTTAGGGTTTAGTGCCTATGATACGACGGGTGCTGAATCACTCGCCGACCAGTTTGCTGCTAGACACGGTCTAGCGTTACCTCTGGCAACTGGTTTGGATAAAGTCACCCGCATGTATGGTGATGCGGCTCACCGGTCAACGCTCACCTTTGCTGCTATTAAAGTAGCCATTTGGTCATCTTTGTTTACTGCTGCCGTCTTTACTCCTATTGCTGCTGGAATTGTAGTAGGTGTCATCACTATTAAACTACTATCGGGTATCTTAGGGGTCGCTGAATACGATGAGCTTCCTGATCGGTATAAGCGTTTACGCCATCAATTAGTCGATGGTTTAAAACGAAAAGAGATTACTGGCGAACAGGAAAAACAACTCATTTCAGAAATTAACCAGCTAGATAAGATGGTCGAGTCTGTTAACGAGCATGTTTCTTTATCGTTACTTGTACTTAACCACCTCATCCCAAGTAAACGCAAAGCAGCTAAATCTAAAGTGTTCCAGCAAGACTTAGAGTCTATGCTCGCTAACGATCTCTTTGTTAAATCAGCAGAATTAAAACACGCGACTGCGTAAGGAATAATGAATCATGAAGAAGTTAAAGAAAACGGCCCAATTAGTTGGTGAGTTCAATCAACTGTTTAACCGCTGTAGCATCAAACCTCAGGACCGTCAGGCAGTAATGTGCTTGGGTATTGCGCGTTATGTAGGCTATGAGTTAGATCTCCCAACCAGTGAAGTGCATAATCCTCGCTCTTATTTTATTGAAATGCATAAGGGTACAATGGATGAGTTTCTTTCATCTATTAATGAGCAGTTTGTTATCGATGTTGAAACAACGGCTGACCTGGCCTTTAAAATTTGGACAATGCGTTATAACCTACTCTTTAATCCATCGTCATTGTCGTTAGAGGGATTGATGGGTCTTTGTCAGGCGAAGAAGTTTAGTGACGCCGAATACTCTGAAAAATGGAGTGGGTTCTGTAACCAGCTTTGCGGTACGTTAGTACAATTTACCCAACCGGAGTAATCTCATGTTGATCCCATTTGATGATCCTGCTATTTTAGAGCAGGAAAGAAGTGCTAATGCGTTAATTCAGCACGCCGTCGAGGGTATCTGCTTACTTAAAGAGATTACTCAACGTCTTAATAGCGAGGGTGCGTCCCAAGAAATAGCTATTATGATTGAGTCAATTGACACAGAAGCCCTACCAGAGCGTTACCCGAAAGAAAGCTTTACTATCGACCCAACGCCTACTAACTTGTCGATCGCCGCTGAGAGCGCCGTACAGGCCGTTATAAAGGCATTAGGTAAAGCCTCTAAGGCCGTCATTGAGTTTATCGTTAAACTTTACAAATCCATCATTGATGTCATTAGCGGTTTATTTAATAAACTAGCTTCTGTGGTCCGTGGTCAGAAGAAGGCTAAAGAGACTGAAGCCAAGAGTAATGATCTTGGTAGTAAGTTAGATGGAGAGGCTATTAAGGACTATAACCCAGAAGACGGCAGCTATGTGCTGAATGATAAAGTTGAGTTTGAGGATGGGGATTATAAACTCACCTTACACTACGACATTATCCAAGAAGCACTATCGCCGCTGGTTGTTAAAGTCTTTGAAAATAACCTAACGCCCGGCGAACTACAACACAACATCATGGCGGCCGTACAAGATGCTAAATCTACTAATGCGCGTTATGAAGAATTTGTGGGGGCGGTTAATGCGTTTAATGAATCCCCAGAAGATAAAACTCTACAGGCATTGGTATCATGGCTACGCAATGAAGAAGAGCGTGAACACTTCCATGACATCTATCGTATTGCAAAAGTAGTTGGGGTTAATGACTTGTCAGAGGATTTACATAACCTCATGGGTCATGGTCTAGGGACACTACTTCAAACACTTAAAGACGAGGATGAGGTCCGTTACGAAGGTGATGCGAGCCAGCTTGCTATTCTTAAACGAATGGTAAGAAGTCGTTATGACCTTGAACAACTTGAGGTGTTTGGTGATTTTGAAAAGCAGGTGAAGAAACTGGACCGTGGGATTAATGGTATTAAAAAGAATACGTTTGAATTAGTAGAACGGGGCTGGGATCCTGAGCTGCGTTCACGTGTTCAACAGTCTGTTAATGTCTATTTAGAATACTTCAGGAATCGAAGTCGTTTTAATACGCAGATCATTTCAGCCTGTGCTATCATAATTCAGTCATTAGGTCGTTTTGCTGCGGCTCAGACTACGTTTGAAGGTAAACTTTACGGTGAACTCCTACGTGTTAAAGAGCAGTATGAATACAATGTAACCTAGGCGCATAAAAGCCTAACCACCTAGCCGTGAGGCCGGGTGGTTAGCTTATGCCGTTTATTGATGTAAAACAAAGTTAATGGTGATGTCATCCACAACAGTTAATGTACCATCAGTAGACAGTGAGAGACGGTTAGCAATAGTACTAACTGCATTTACGTCAAGTACTGTATAGGCCTCTATGTTATTAGAAGGTCCCAAACCATCAATGACAACTGAAATGACTTCACTCCCTCCAGCTTCTAACAGCGCTTGTTCAATACCTAATACGGTAACCGTATCGTTATCTAAGGCCTCTGCTATCAGCGTACGAGTTTGTCTTTCAATAGCGCTACGTAAATCATTATCACGACTACCATCAGTGGTCATGTAGTAAGTTACAACAAAGCTTTGTGCAGCGGGTATCGTCTGACTAATATTGTCAGCAACCGTAATAGTGATGTCACCTAATGTCTGGCGAGGAGCAAAGCTAATATCCGTACGTTCTAATAGAAGTCCGTCTAGGCTGGCAATATCCTCTTCCAGGTACTCAATGATAGTGTCTGGAACACCATTACGATAGTTAACGACATCCGTTGCTGTAGCAAAACGGTATTTTGCATCAAAGCACACCAGAGTAATGATGTTATTTACTGACCGCGCATTGGCTACAATAGGGTTACCATCACTGTCTAATATGGTCTCCCCCGCTCTATGTCGAACGATAGGTTCTCCGTCTTTCAAGACTAAATCGCCCTGATTATGTAGTTTGTTAAAGACAACGTCCCCATCACCAGTAACCGTATAGACGCGTGTTCCAAACTCATCAGTTTCGTAAACGTCTTTGTCGTACGTTACATAGACGGGTTCGTCGTAGGTAGCGTATCGTAAAGAGGAAACAATTGAACGTGAATCGGACCGCAGTAAAGTCATAGCGGTACCAAACTTCAAAGTAATCCCTTCTTTTAATAATCCCACATAACTACTGGTGATCATGTTTGTATTGATCTGTCCGGTAAACCCATTAACTTCCTGATTGGTAGGTTGGGTATCCGTTAAGATATACGTAAGCGACAGCTCGGTTTCAAGGTCAATATAGTAGACTTGTAGATCTGACATATACTGTTTGAACCCGGTCATCGCAATGCGGTCTTCCGACGTTACATCAAAATTAGTTGTTAAGACAAACTCATATAACGGGTACCCGTCCGCATATCCCAAGAACGTTCCAAACAACACACTTAAGTTAGTATCCCCGGGTGGGTTAAAACCAAGTTGTAAGGTTAACTGGGTGATATCGATGTCATCACCCATCTCACTAGTTTCAACAGTCACTAGCAACCGATAACCATTCCTTACTCGTTCAAATGACAAAGAACGGGTAGAGGCCTGGGCAGTGAGCTGATTGTTATCTTCATAAAACCGACGAGAAACAATCTCGGGGTTATCAAGATAATACGGACGACAATCAAACGCATTCTCGGTGGTATCCAATACATAATGGAACGGTGTATAGAGGAACGTGTTATTGTTCATTGCCGAGATTAATGAATCCGACGCCATGTTAGTGTAGATTGTCTGCTCTTCTGAACTCAGATATTCTAACAACCCGTCCTTTAAACGGTAAAGAGTGTCTGGTCCAATGGTCAATCGATTACCGTTATCATAGCACGTATTTAACTCAGCCAACGCTGCCCGATTAACCTGGATGGTGCGAGTAATAGTGCCAATTGGTGATGTCAGCGTGTTTAAATCCGGAGAAGGTAATAAACGCGTGGCTTGGTATATACGGTCAGTAACATTATCCAGTCGTTTAACTACCTTGTAGCCAAGATCACTTAATGTCGTATCTAACGCACTGTCGGTGATAGGTACGTTCTGACGATTGTCGTTATAAATCACTCGCTGTTTTAGCTCATCGATACTTAAAGCCGATGCGCCATTTCGTGTTGTATCCTGAGAGAATATAGACACATTCGCAAGAGAACTCAACGGTGCCACGTACTTTGCGTTGGGTACGTTATCAATGTCGCGCCACTCAACTGCATATTCACTGGTTGGAAAGTTATCCAGTATTAACGATATATCGCCCTCGGTAGTATAAATATCTACCCGGATATTAGACTGTAACAATCCATTGGTGTAGTATATTTCTGGTATCGTTACGGTTAATGTCTGATCGGCAACGCGCAGTAAGGCTGTTACTGTGTCACTAGGAAATACCTGATCCGAATGCGTAGTCGATACCTCGGTATAATTACCAGCCCCGTCACCCATCCATACACGGGCATAATAAAAATTATCATTGAACGTGAAACGCTGCGTGAGACTGGTAGATACCGTAGTAGCAAAGTACTTCGGTGTTAATCGAAACTGGAACACGTCGACGTCAATGCGTAGATAGTCAATACCATCAATAGTTACAATGGCGTTTTCTACTACGTTGCTCGATAGTGTCTGTAGAGGACTTTCGATATCGGTATCGTATAACACCTGGATAGCGTTGTTTTCCAATACGCGTAGTTCGATTGGGTAGTGTATACCAAAGAACGTTTCTGATATAACAAACACTGTATTGCGAGGAATAGTTATCTTTCTCGTATTAGCGGTTCCAGTTGCGGTAGATTGTGCAACAATTTCCTCTTTAGAGAACAGTAACGTAAATGTAGCAGAAGACGGCATGGCAAACCGACCGATGTAATCTTCATCTGCCATATGGCGATAAAGGTCTTCCTCACTCTCTGCTAGTGCGGGATATAACTTGCGCATACTGATATCGTTTTGAACACCGGCCGCTGCTGCTTGAACCGCAGAGGCTTCTAATAAGAAGATAAAGGGGTTTGTTGGATCACTTAAATCATACTCCCCGTTGTATGCCTCTTCCAATGCATCTAAAGTAACCCGTTGAATATTACCTGGGTCAAAACGGTAACGTGAGAGTTGAGTCATGACTTTGTTAAGCGTTGTCATCTATTATACTCCAGATAAATTAACTTGTTCGTTAAGGGTTAGGTTATAGGTATCGTTAGGTACCCACCATTCTAATTCATTGTCTTCTGCAATGCGAGGATAACCATTGTAGTTAAAGATAGTTAGTTCTGATTTACTTAACTTCTTAAACAATTGATGGCGGGTTTTATCGCCCATCTGGGGATTGAATAACGTCACCGTTGCATTAAATTCTTGAATACTAATTGGGTCGTTATATTCAACACCCATACACTGAAAAGGTATAGACAGCTGTTCATTATCGTTCGCCAAAGGGCTATCAGTGCTATAGTTAAAGGCAGCACCCATAGGGACTGCCGTTGGAAATGCTGCGCCGCAGTTAGCTATTTTTTGAACATAGGTTCGCGTTGGATCCAATACGAGTCGGTAGATGCGGGTCATGTAGTCAATCTCGTTCTCGACAATCATATCCGGATAAGGTACCAACTCACCACGACTTACGGCCATGGCATAATGTGTCCATGCGAAAAATAATGCTGAGATGGGATCACCTATTATATTGCGGAAGTTTGCAGTTAACGAAAACGTACCGTAATTGCGCGGTATGTCATCAACCATTGTCCAACTTTCTTTTGCTAACCCTTCTTGTGAGGTATAAGTATCAACGTCCACATCAGGCCAACCACTGATAGACAGTAAGTTATTCGTTAGCATTGGAATAAAAGCAAAACTATCATCTACCAAGCCAGGTGCCCTAACTGAACGGGGTGTTTTTGAACCGTCTGGATCTAGCAAAACACGTATCAAACGCTGTTGCGTTAACTCTGATTGAGTAAGGAGCGGGGCAAGTATACGACTAGCGCTTAAGTTATCGTATGACAAATTTAATCTAGGCCGTGTGAAAAACGTCAGGCCGTGATTATCCGTATTCTGGGTAACCGGGTTCCCAACGCCTCGGTGATTGATGCCTTTATGGACATTCGTTGCTGTTGCGGATAAATTCCCAAGCCCACTCCCTTTCGAGATAAGGTTAATCGTTTCACGATTTGACATTCTAATTACTCTCCCATTATAGGACTTGTTATCATGATTAAAGAC